CAGCAAGAACTGTCCAAGTACCGTTTACGCCATCTCCACCAGAAACGTCAGAAATCGTTACCTTGTTACCTGCAACAAAGCCGTGGCTTGCTGCTGTAATTGAGATAACTGCTGAACCTGCTGTACGAGCTGCTGCTGTAACAGACTTACCTACGTTCGATGCTGCTGAAGCTGTAGTAATGTTAGCTGCTTCGTAACCAGCATCCTTAAGTGTGTCAAGGGCTACTGCTGTTGTGTTACCAATTACGTTAGGTACTACGATGTAACCAATTCCAGCACCATCTGCTGCAGAAAGGGCAGTTGTTGATTCTACCTTACCGTACCACTGGCCTGTAATTTCACCTGCGTTAGCTGCGTTAGTTACTGTGAACTGTAGCTTGTTAGCTGTAGCAACAGTTGCTGCTGAAAGGTTGTAAGCTGAAGCTGTAAGACCTGTAATGTTTACAACGTCTCCTGGTTGAAGTTGGTTTAGTGAGGTATATGTAACTGTTGTGCCGTTACCTGAAGCTGCTGTAACCTTGTAGTTACCTGCGCTAGGAATAAATCCTGGGAAACCTGACCACTCAGCTTCAATAGCGTCGTGATTAGCTAAAGCTGGGTTTAGACGTGCAGAAGCAATTGTGCTCTTGTTTGTCCATTGAACGTTCTGGTCTCCACCGACTGTAAGTGTTGCAGTAGGAGTTCCATCGGCACGCTCATCATTTGGTAGAGGTGGGCGAGATCCCCATACAAAGTCAATCTGTAGGTTTCCTGCTGAGTCGGTAAGATTACCATTGTTGTTAAGTGTAGCTGCAGTTGCTGCAATAGCTACGGATTCTGCTCCGGTAGCGTTATCAGACCCAACTGCTGCGGGTGAATTATAACTTGACATTATGTCCTTTTTCTCTAGAGGGATTTACAGTGCCTGATCGGGGCACCTAGATTAAGTATCTCTTAGCAATCCCAGGCTCGTCTGGCTTTATTCAGACGACTATTTGGATCTTTAGCTGCCTTAGGAAACATCTTTGCTTGACCTGCTGATCTGGCACAGTATGACTTACGACGTGCAGCAGACTTCTTTGATTTAGCAGCTTCCGCTTTCTTTACAGGGGGCTTTAATGTTCCGCCTGTTTCACGCTTGTATGAAGCCCTACCGGCAGCATTTAAACCACCTTTTTCATTTTGCCCCTCTTTGCGAGTCCAGGCTGCTGATTTAGGCATATGGGTCTATGTCCTCTTGTTTTTCTATCTTTCGTTTACTCTTTTTTATTTCTTTTCTTGAGTACGCCTCAAAAGAAGACCAGTCTATTTTACCGTCTTTTTTAGGTAGGTTATCTAGGTCGTCAAACATTCCTGGTTCTGGTTTCATCCTAAACCTACTTTCAATTCTTTAGCTCTACTTGCTAATCCTGCAACAGCTGCTCTGCCTCTACTAGCAGCTTTAGAACCAGCGCGTTTAACTCGTGCCTGTACTTCTGGGTCTTTAGCTGTTGCTATACCTTTGTTTACAACTTTTTCTACGCCTTTTTTAATTAAAGGGGAAGCGGCGGTACCTATGATCGGATGGGCAGCAATTGCGGCTCCAGCAGCAATCGCACCAGCTTTTGCTCCAGGGTTATCAGCGCTAGCAACATCGCTTACTGTTTTTATTAATCTAGCTGCCTTCATTTTTTTGTCGCCTTTTTTCCAGCTCTACGCTTGTTCTCTTTGCCTACGTTCTTGCTGTGAGACATCGCACGCAGGTTACCTTTTGAGTCATTCTTCTTATTGTTATCTTTGTGGTCAACGTCAGTATCTCTAGGTAGCTTTCCGTTTTTTGATTCATAATCAGCACGGGCTTTATTCTTAGAGGTAGTAACCCACTTACCGCCTACCTTTTTCTTATAGACGTAGATAGGGCGACCGCCATTAGCGTCAGAGCCCTTGTAAGGACCAAACTTTTTTGTCTCAGCCATTAAAAGAGTAGCCCCTGTTCACCGTGGTTATGCGTACCATCTTTACGAGCTACGTTACAGCCAGGCCCATCGCACGATAGGCGATCGTCTGGATGCAGTATCTTTTTGGAAATAAGTGCATTTTCGTACTTTTGTACATCAGCCATGCTTTTAAACCCACGAATTCCATAAGTCTGCCCAGCAACAAGCACGGTGTGCTCATTCCATGGGCGAGCCTCTTTAGAGCCCCTAGGTATATTAGCTGGATCTGGAAGCATCTTATGAAGGCCTACGTGGGGACCTAACAGAAGTAAAGCCTGCTTTTTTGTATACAACAGGTGTTGCATCTGCATTTTCAGCTACTGCAACAGATCCGCCACTTCCCTTAGGAGGAACAAAGCCTTTAGTCTTTGGTGCTTTTGAAACTTTTTTAACTCCCCTACCAACTTTTTTGTAATCAAAAGTTTCTCCTTGAGCGGTATTAACTGTAAGAGCCCCATACTTCATTACATCGCTAATGTGTGAGTCTGTAAGTGGGTGACTACCGCGTTTACGGGAAGTACTCTTTTGAGTTGGGCTTTCCTCAGAGTAGTTAGCAATTTGTATCTTTTCGTACTCGTGATGGGCAAGACTTCCCTCAGGGCCTCCTGTAGGAGTTGTTACATCAACTGTTCTATTTTCAAGACGCTTACGACGACGTGCACGAACAGATCCACTTTTACGTGAGGTTGAGGGTGCATACGGACGCTTAGGATCTCCAGTAGGTGTCCAGTGAGTAAGTTTACCCTCACCACGAATATTAGAGATAATTTTATCTCTGTACTCTTTCATGCCACCAGGTACTTTATCTTTTACATATCTTTGAATTAATGATGCTGGATGACCTAAGTGATTAGATAATTCATGCGCCATAGCTGCATCGCTGCCTACGTACTTATCAGTAGTAGGCACTAAACGATCTGCAGCGTAATCAGCACTAATGTGCATAGCATCAGTCTCTGTAATATGGCCAGCTTTTAATGCCGCTTCTGTATCTGCCTTAGAACCTTGTATACCAAGATTTATAGGATTTTGAACTTTAATTGTAGGCTCTGTTCGCAAATCTTCAGCTTGCGCTTTTGTTATTTTTCTAGACTTTAGTGCTGCTGCAATATCGTCTGGCTTAGCAGCTTTACTAGTACTAGTTCCCGCTCTCTTCATTGCTTCAGCAATTTGTCGTGTTTGTATGTTAGAAGACACATTTTGCACGTCAGACTCACGAGCTTTCATTGCATAATAGATATGACGTTCAGATGCAGTTGTTGGAATTGTTGAGTCAGGATTAGCAGTCTTACCATCGCCCTGGTATGCGCCGTCAGCTCTTTCTTGAGAAGTAGGTATTTGAGCAGAAGTTAATTTATCAAACTTAGCTGCTCCCCGTTTACGAGCACTTCTTGTGGTAGGTGTTGTGGTTGTAAGTGCTGAAGAAGGCAAAGCACGACGATTAGATCTTGATCTTCCTGCGGTTACTGCACCACGTCGGCCTTTAGCAGCTCTACGATCTGCTGAAATTTCATTACGGTCACGGAGCTCAATTAAATCTCCAGATCCTGCTGAATCTGGTGCGCCTACTGAACCCCGGCCCTTACGTGTCTTACGTACCGTTACTAGTCGTCCAGGTGCGGTAGAAACTACAGGCGCTGGTGCGGAACCTGCCCCTGTTCCCGAAACAGGAACACTTGCTTCAGCAACTCCGGCAGCTAATGCTCCAGGATTGGAAGGTTGGCGCATAACAACAGTCTGTGCTCCAGGTAGTTCTTTAATTTGAGAAGCTCTGCGTTTACGTCCTGCTTGACGTGCCCTAGTTTGATCCGCAGTTTCTTCAGTAACAACTGTCTTTTTTCCACGAGTAGTTTTAGTTACGCGGGGAACTGGACCAATCTCATCTATTTGCTGTGCGGCAAAAGTATCTTGTGCGTTAGCACGTGCCTCATCCACAGCTTTAGTCGAAGAAGGTTTAGATACTCCACCTTCATTAACCATACGCACTCCGCCCTTGTGAGCTTTGCGGTCAGCTTTTACAGCTACGCGATTAGGTCTAGGAGCAACTTTACGACTTTTATTCTTTGCCATTATTTCGTATTTCCGTTCCCTTTGGGGGCAGTAAAAAATGTTTGCCGAGCTTCGTTTGCTAGATCTGGATCTTCTTTATACGGATCTGCTTTTTTGCGTCTCTTTGCAGTTGGTGTTGCAGTTGGTGTTGCGGTTTGTGTTGCGCCACCACCGCCACCTGGAGGTGGAGGAGTAGGAGGCTTAGGTGGTTTTGGAGTTCGCTTGCGTCTACCGCTTGGAGTAAATTGAGCTAAATAACTTTCTTGATTTCCACCCGCAGTTACGTGTGCACCAAAGTCTGCACTTAGTTTAGGACTAACACCTGCTTCGTCACCAAACTCGCCACCGGTTGCTTGTTCAAAATCAATGTTTCCAGATTTAACTGCGCCAACAGTTGCAGCAATTGTGCCACCTTTACCTTTAGAGCGCGTGCTTGTTCCTCTTGGTTTTGGAGGCGTACCTGGAGTATCTTTGTTAGGGTCTGGTTTTTTTGGGTCATAGCCAGATTTGTAACGAAGACCGAATCCTTGTTCAAAACCACTTCCAGCTTCACGACGGCGATCTATATCATTTAACAAATCTGTTTGGTACTCACGTGTATTATCTTTACGAGTCTTGTCCCCAGCAGTACGAATAATCTCTCGATGATATTCCATTGCAAGTTGATTTTGATTTCTTAAAGTTTGAGTGAAAGCACCAGTAACCATAGCACCAAGTTTTGACATAAATCCGCCACCACCGCTTGTAGATTGCGGTACAATGCGACCTTGTCCTTGTGGTTGATCAAGATTCATAATATTATATTCCTGTCTCGACTAGGGGAGTTGATACTGCGCCCTTATCGTCTAGTGCCTTAGAAAGTTTATTGTAGTGATGTAAGCAGAAATATAAAGTGCCAAAGCCAAAAGAAGATTGGACTAGGGCCCTTACTCCGCAAGAATCACACTGTTGCCCCTGCTGAGGCGTCTCCTCCAGCTGCTGCTTCTCCGGTGCCTGTACCTGCGTCATCCGTATCCTTTCCAAAATCATTCTGGGCAGTTTGGTTTTGTCCGCCCGGGGTTCCGTAAGGGGCCATCATGCTACCTCCGCCGTACCATAAATAATAATAGGGTAAAACATATGAGGGTAGGTTAACTCCGCTTGCCGTATAGTTGCGCGGTCCTGGAGCAGCCAACTGATGTTTCTTTTTATGCATGACTAATACTCTCAGAATATGAAATATTAATACTAGTCAAAACCGGCGGGAATTGTGTATCTACGCCTCTTGTATATATGTGTGGATCTCTCCGCCTGAATAGATGTCGTGCTTTATAGAGATTTCAATTGCACGTTGCAAAGCCTTTTCGGCGGCCTGGGGTGTACTGATCTTTGAGTAGTTAAGGGCCTCGAGGGCTCCGAGTGCAATGTCTCCACCACTACCAGCGTAGTAGACTCGACGGGCTTCTCTATCCCAAGAGTAATCATTAAAGATCGGGTAGATAGTTCCTCTTACAGATACAATGAGGTTAGAGTCTTGGAATGCTGCATCGCCATCTTCTTTACCTTCATAACCTGCTTCTTGAAAAGCTTTACGCATGCTAGGTATAAACTTCTTAGTCATGAATGTATCTAGATCTTCTCCTAAACGTGGCTTAGGAGGTTTCCAACCAAACTGTGTAATGTTTCCACCGCGGGATGCTCCGGAGACTGCAATGAGTACTCCGTTGTTGTTGACAACCTTAGATGTAGCAAGTTCCATGTAACGTCCGTCTTCATCGGATGCACGAGAGTCGCAACCAATTACTGACCAACCGTCTCCTTGTATTGCTACAAGTGTTGTCATTGAGATCCTTTCTTAGATCTATATTTTAGCAGAATAGCTCTAAGCGCTTTACGAAATGGTCCTATCTCAAACATGTACGGATGAGTGTGAGAGTCATCATGTTTATGATGTTCTTTATGTGCACTAATACCGTTATTAATAAAGTAAGGGCCACCATGTCTTGAGAAGTGATTTCTTCCCATTTAAGAAACTCCCTTAAAGTTGTAGATGCCCGTCGCGTACTGCTGCCCAAGAGACTAACAGAAGGACTTATTAGCAAGTACCACGGGCTTTCAGCATATCCCATGCTGAAGGTAAGCTTAGTCTACCGTAGATCGTCCTTTAATTTAGTACGTGTGATGCTTGATCCCTCGTCCCACTGGTGAGGGCGTTTCCAGTCTTTATCCTCAGGAAACTTCTTTATAGGCTTCTTGACCGTTATTGTAGGTGTATCGCCCTTAATGGTGATCTTCTTGACTCTTTGCTCCTCAGGAAGCTCCCTGGAGAGTGATACCATCAAGATACCATTCTTGAACTCTGCCCCATCTACAACCACATACTCTGCCAATGCGAAGGTCTGCTTGAATGCCCGTCCACCGATTCCTCGATGTAGGAACTCACGATCAGTCTCTTCCCCACGATTACCCTCGATTACTAGAGTTGATGGTGGTTGGACCTCGACTGTTATGTCTTTTAGTGTAAATCCAGCTAGAGCGACCTCAATTTTAAAATTATCTTCATTTACCTTGATAATGTTATATGGAGGATAGCTAGTAGTTCTTCCGCTCATATTTTCTAACATATCCATTTGTCGATCAAAACCGACCATCCATGCCCTAAATGGGAATAGATCCTTGTTACTACCTGTATTTCCGGCAGCCATCATTGTATTTCTCCTTAGTTTCAGCGAGTTAAAAGCACTCCCAATCGGCAAGTGCCCTCAAAGTGTAGCAGCCACTGCCAAAGATTTTGTAATCTAAGTATTCCCCGATTTTTCCTCCCCAAATAACGAATTGTGACATGCGTGACACTTACCAGGCCACTGCCTAGCTCAATGTGGTCTTGGTAGTCAATCTCATCTGGCGGCCAACTGAGGCGAAAAGGCTTAAAGGTGCGGGGGGGTCAAAAGAAGCACTGAACTGAAATTAGTTAAAATTATGGTGAGAGCGAGTGCTCGTGGCACTCGTAAGAAATGAGTAGGGCGGTAGCCTGTCTGTTAGACAGTCTATCGCCTTTTTTCGTGCCTTCTTCGTGATGTGGATAGGGCAGGGTCAAACCTGCCCTATTCGCCATTGCCTATAACAATGGGCAAGTCGGGAGATAACTGTCTCCCGTGTAACGAAAGGAAACCAAATGACTACTCAGTCATTGTTCGACCAGTCCGTAGTGGCTGCTGCTAATGTCCGTGGTGCTCGTGGCGAGGAGCGTGAAATTGAGCGCCTTGCTAATGAGGCTATTGCCAATGGGTGGGGTGCTCCTATCCCTGCCAGTATCTACAGCGACCTCGCTGTAGTTGCCAAGAAGGATGGAACCGAAGTGGTGGAAGTATCACCCCTTCAGTTTGCCCACGCCTTCTACTTGGTTCGTACCTACGGGTACAAGCCTCGTGACGCCCGCCGTATCGCCAAGCGATTCGGTATGGAGTTGGATGGTGTGTATACATCCGACACAGCACAGGTGGTTCGTGCCATCACCGCTATGGAAGAGCAATTCGTTGACGATAAGGAATCAGTCCTTATCCCAACCAGCATTGCTGCTATCAAGTCCCGTGTCGCTACGCTTAAGAAGCGTATGAAAGACGGGGCTGTATCGGATGCCGACCTTCAACAGTTGGCATCTATAAGCGAAGAGATCCGTGATCTCTCCGTTGCCACCACCCCATCACTGGTGGTAAGCGCGTAATACTCTAGGCTACTGCCCCCCTAGCCGTACAGCCTGCGTCAGTCCGACCAGGTTATCGGCTAGGGGGTGTGGCTGTTATCAGGGTATTAGGGGAAGTCAAGGGCTTAGCCAATAGTCCTTGGCCTCTCAACTCTACACGGTACAACCTTCCCCGTACCGTGTGGGGCTGAGGGGTTCATACCCCTACATCTGAAGATACGGCGATACCTGTGGGAATCAGGAGACTGTTAGGCAATCCCGAAGTACACCCTAACCGCTAATGGCACGAAGATAACTACTCTGTTCTGCCTTCCACAATGGGGGGTGGGTATGCCTATGTGTACCAACACAAACCGTATGCCTGCCCCCCATTTCTCCACCCAGTTAGTCCGTGAAAGGCGCATCTGTTCGTCTATAGGGAGGGTCCTTATAGGTATTGAGTGCTTTCAGCAGGTGCGCCTCTCACTCTCTACCTGAGAGTATTAACTAGGAGGTTGCTATGTCAGCAAAAACAAACGCCATCACAACAGACCTCACAATAGAGGTTATCAAGAAGTTACTGTCGTTAGAGGCTGCTGGACTCGCATCCAGTATCCTCTGGCAAGGCGAGAAGCCTTGCTCTCAATGCGGTAGCAAGTTGCACAGCAAGTATGAGCGTAATGCTGCTGCTTGGGTATGCGCGGGCTGTTACAACGAGTTCGCCTTAGAGATGGGATGGGAAAAGTAATGGGAGCACCAGCTTGGTTCAAATTCAGGTGCGGTAACTGTAGCGCACCGAATGTAATGACCTACGCAACTACACCTCGTATCAACGAGGATCGCGTAGAGAAGGTATCTGATAACGGAGGCATCCGTGTATGGCGTTGCCGTTGTACAGAGTGCGGACATTCCACTATGTTCAATGAGCACATAGATGGGAGAAAGGAAGCAGTATGAACTGTGTCCTCTGTGGTGCGCCAGTAGCACCAGACAGATGGGAGATAGGTAGAGATAAATGCCCACCGTGTGGCAGTAACCTAGCCAACGAAGAAGTTGCCCAAGACTTTAGGCTTGTTCTTAATCCCAAGCAAGGCTTTGGCATTGTATACAAAGATTCCCCCGATCTTCTTAACGGGAAGTCATCAGGCAGACAGTGAAAGATACATAGGTTGCGGAGTGCCCGCGTAAAGATAGTCCTGTGTATCTCTCACCCTCTATCTGAGGGTAATAACTAGGAGGAATAAAATGGAAAAAGAATGCGCAGTAATTCACTGCACCAATACCAATCTCGTGTACTCAGGTACTGATGCTCTTCAATTAGGCGGTATCCCCACCGAAAAGTATTGCCGTCCCTGTGCAATCGCTTACACAGTGATCAAAGAAGCAATGAAACCCCAATTGCCCCCTACCGCAGTGTCCCCTAATAGCACAGCGTCTACCTTTGCCTAATGGGCACCAACACAAACACGCCCACCTACGCCAACATCTGCGCCCGATTGCGCTATGTGCGACAACTCAAAGGGTGGACGCTTGATGAAGCAGCAGCTAAGTCTAATGGCAAGCACAAAGCCAATGTAATCGGTTCCTATGAACGCGGACAGCGGTCAATCTCAGTCAGGAAACTGATTGAGTTGGCACGCCTGTACGATGTGCCTATTACCGAATTCTTTGGCATCCCCGACCAAAATGATAAGTCACAGGCTCTCATTGACCTGTTGATTGACCGACTACACGCACAGAAGGGATAACAATGGACAGACCAATACAGATTGGCAGAGATCAAGTCAATCATTACAACATCTCCACCATCTTTCTAGGTGAAGACTATCAACCACGCCCATACGAGACTATGGTCTTTGAGAACGAGGTGTCTATTTACGAAGCACGCTATGAATCAGAGTGGGAAGCAAAGATTGGACATCTACACGCCATTTATCTAGCGCGTAATGACAAGTTCCTTCCCCGCGAGTCGCGCTGCTAATAGCGCGACAGTTTTAAATGGATAGAGGAAGGCAGAGATAGGGTCTGAGCATCTCTACCTGATTCTGCAAGCTGCGTTTCAGGTTCTCCGCCACGTATGTATACAAATGGAAAGTGAGTCCTGTGGGTAAATGTTAAGAGAGAATGTGCCTGCTTGTGCGTGTTAGTCCATGAGAAGGTTACGCAATGCATTGCGTCTACTTCTTTGATACGTGAAACCGATTCGTTACAGCCTATCTCTGTCTTCCCCTGCCCATTTGGACAGGACAACAAGGGAGGGTAAAATGACAAAAGAAACCTTAACGATTACTATCGCTAAGACTGTTCTCTATAAGCATGAGGATACTCATGTTAAAACAGATGGTGAGTATAGTTGGATTCGATTCAGCAATACATCTAGCTGTCCATTCTGTATCGCAAAGGCAATCCCAATGATTGAGGATAAGAACGACACTCTTTCATTGGCCCACTACATCAGTGCTAATGCAAAAGCATTAGTCGCTGCTAACTAAGGAGGCAAATCATGGAAGGTGAGATCATCTTTTACAATGGGTTCAACCTATTGGTTGACCTAATCATTGCGGGTGCTGTGTTCTACTTCACCCGTCGCTTTATGTACCGAGCAGGGTGGCACGATGGGTACACAGATGGTCTGTCTGATGTTCAAGACGGACTTGTATACCTTGAGGAACGAGATGGTGTGCTTGAATGGATACCAAACATCGCCCCAACACAAACAACCCCCGACCGCCCCGCTTTATTCATCGTACCTGAGGCTAACTAATGATTAGCAAGAATGGCATACCAGATGACGAACTCTATGTCATCAAAGTATATGAAGACGGTACACACGGCAAGGCAAACTATTTCGAATACAACAATGCCCTAGACGCAGTTAATGCGTTTAATAAATTCGTTGATCTTGGCGATGCCAAAGATACACGAGCTGTCTATCTAATTGAACCCAACGAGAAAATACACACGCGTATGTTCATGCGTGGTGAGAAAGGAGTTCTTAAATGTTAAAGCGTAAAACTATACTCGTATCAATCTATTACTACAATGACGAACCAAAGTTAGAACTAGAAGACGATTGGCATCCCGATTGGTTATTCCTCAATGATGGCATTGAAAGCCTACTCAAAGAGCACAACCCAGATACAGAAATCTTTGATGTCTGTATTGATCAAACAAAGCCTTGGCTATTCCGTCATAGCAGATGGTGGACCAAGTACCTATTCAAAGCATTAAGGAAGTAAGATGACTAAATTACTATGCAAGATGTATAACCATTACAAATGGTGGTCAATTTGGTGGATAATTCCTGGTATTAACAAGATGTTTTATAAGTTACACGACAAGAGGTGTCCAGATGGAAAATGAAGAAACCCAAACCATAGGTAAATATATTCCTGATGATAAAGGTGGCTTTGTATGGACCGAGTTTGATATAGAGCCGTGCAAAGTGTGTCATCGCAATGCATTCTCTTGTGAGTGTCCGTGCACTTGCACTGACAAAACGTGTGACGAATACCATAAGCACGAATACGAAATACAAGGCAGTTATGGCTATGGTTGGGAGCGCCTCACAACAGAGGAGACCTTAGCCGATGCAAATGCTCAATTGGCTACCTATCGAGCCAATGAAAGCATCCCTCTACGAATTAAGCGAGTAAGAATCACAATCTAATTGGATTCTCGCGCTGTTAGCTCAGTTGGTTAGAGCCCCGAACTCATAATTCGGTCGTCGTAGGTTCAAGTCCTACACAGCGCACGACACACTTCAAGAGGAGGGAGTGTCTTTGGTCTGACAAGACCTAAGGTAAAACATGGCCCGCGAGCATCGGGGTATACCTGCTACCTGTCCTGAGCATGACAAGGATAAACGGCTCAACACAAACAAACCCGACACACAGAAAGGCAAACTATGTCAAAAACAAATACGCTAAAAGTTCGGCGTGTTGATCTTCTTGAACAACTTGAAGAACGATTTGCCTCTATGACTATGGAGAAAGAAAAATATGACAAGCTCAAAGTTCTATACAAAGATGCCTGTGATAAATACTTCAAAGAAGTAGAGAAATGGGAGGCGCGTATACCCGACTTCTTAGAAGGTGCGGTGCGTGGCTCAGCAATAGAGTTTAATAGGCGTTCAAACAGGTATTCGCGCTACTCGTATTCTTTAGGCGAGACGTGGGAAGCAAGTGTTAACGTGTGCTTCACTCGTGAAGATTTAGAGAAGCATCTTGGTCCTATGCCTGAGAAGCCTGAACAACCCGACACGCCTTCGTTCTTGTGTGAACGAGGCGGCTACAAATACAATCAACCATCGCTATATCAATCAGTTTATCAAGCAATTCAGTTGTTAAATATATCAGATGATGAGACTGTCTCAGCATCTACTTATCAATCAGCATTGGAGGTGTTGTAATGGAAATAGAACTAGATGGTGTTCGTTGCTACTCTAGCCTCAGCCTAACCTTAACGTTTAAGAAGTGGGTAATAGTAGGCAAGCATAAGAATGAAGACAGACCATTCCGTGTAGATAGACTGGATGTTCATTGGGAACCCAGTGTAGATCTAGCATACATCCCACCACACATTAGCATTAACGGGGTGTGGGCCCAAAAAGGTGGTTACAAATGGGGAACACGAGGTAGTAGTTTCCCAGGTTGGTACGGTGGCGGTGGCCAAGAGTCAATGTCATTTGAGACATTGCCCTCAAGCATTAAAGTATTCATTTATAACACCGTTATAAAAGAGACACTAGCATTTGCTGGTGCCTTAGCCCAACAGCTATCATTACTAACTAAAAACAAAGAGTTTATAGTTAATCCAGACCACGTAACAGCTGCATTAAATGGTAGCGGAGCATTCCTCCCATCTATAAAACCATCATCATTGTATGCGCCATCTAAATGGGAGAACATGGATGTATCTAAATGGTCAGTAGCACGAAAAGAAATAAAATAATTCCCCCTCCGTTAAATACGACGGGGATACCCAAAGTTCATATGTGATTGGCCGGTGGGGCCTCCATGGTCGAGGTCCGGTAACGGAGCATGCTGTACGAGTGTGCCTTGAGAAACGTAGCACATATGAACCTGCCTGTGGAAGGACCAAGAGTTACACGATAGGTATACCGTTCGACGAACTATGCAACTTATCCTCGTAATTCCGGAGGGTGCAAATCCCTTCACAGGCGCGTTGGGGCAGAGGCATAATGATTAGCCAATCTGCGTAGGTATCCCATGGGGAGACTATTCCTACTGAGTAACTAATCAAAACTATTGAGCCAGATCCAACTTCATGAATCGGTACTGCTGGTGTTGCAGCGCTCTGCAAGGAGCTAAGTCTGAGACGGATTCGTACAGCGTGACTGTGCATCCAATGTCAAAGCGAGATTCTATCTCAGGTGCGGTGATGTAGGCGCCTCTGTCCCAACACAAACAAACTCAACATAGGAGGTTATATGCCAGTACCAGCAGCTTTACCTAAACCAATCATGGATAACTGGAAATGGCAAGAGGAAGGCCTGTGTCGCTTCGAAAGCCCCGACCTTTTCTTTTACGATGACAATGAACGCGGTGAAACAAGAGCCGCGAGAGACGAATTAGCCATATCTATATGTAATAGATGTCCAGTATTAAATACCTGTCTTGAACACGCCCTCACAGTGCCAGAAAGACACGGCATATGGGGCGGCAAGACACAGAACGAACTAGAGATATTGATTCGTAAGCGGAAACGTTCAGCGAATCGATAGTAAACACGGGAGTGGGAGTTACTAGGTAACGAAAAGTCCCCTCGTTTGCTTGAGGCACGGCAGAACGCAGTAGGTTTATTATTTAACCGCTATATTGCTGTAACCCAATAGAATTAGTATTATCACTGTGCGTTATGTGATCTTCTTGTTCAGCGACATACGAATAAAACGAAAGTGCACGCTAGCTATAGCCAAAAAACGTTTTAATTTGTATAGGTACTGTCCGAAGATGGACGACAATACCACATAAGAAAATGTGAGGGTCCTAGATGTATATCGATGTGCATCGACGCGTATATGTTCTATTCGATAAATAACTGTGTTCTGTTCTCAAACCCTCAAGCCATAGCATGTCAGACTAACGGTGCTATGGCTTGAGGGCTCATAACTATAGGAGGAAGCATGGATCCATTTGAAGAAGCAGAAAAGATAAGGTACATTGAAGAACAATGTGACTCAGCAAAACAGATCATAGAAGCAGCATCAGAAGACACAGTGCTATTAGAACTAATATCCGAATGGACTAAAGCAAAGATAACTTCATACGAGATGACAGTCATAGCACGTAACAACTACTTAAAAGACGAAGACTAACTTCCCGGCGTGAGTGGCACACTTTGAGGTTCGAGTCCTCTGCACGCACGGCGGGTGACTACATTGGGTAGTTGCCTTAGCTATAAAGAAAGTGGAAGGACAGATTATGAAAATAGCTGTTTTCGTAGAAACGTATACGCCGACTATGGGAGCTGATCATCGTCAAGTGATGATGATTCCTCATAACGATACAGTACGAGTCTTTTCTCGTTTAAGCGATGGCAATAAAGGTTATGGCAATCGCTGGGACGAATCAGACATCGAAACTGTTGTGAACGCTATGGACCCAAGTGAAACCATCACTTGTATTCCATCAGGTGTTCGACTCACTGCTAAAGATATTGAGGCGCTTGACCTTAAAGGTTACGCACCAGTCCTCATGACTAAAGCGGTCAACGCACACCTTAAAGCGCAACCGTTTGATGAAGAGACAGACGCTGCAGAGCGTATCTGTGCCCTTTATCAAGACGTATCTGTTCAGAGTTCTAGCCTTGAAGATCTAATTATTGATCTTCGTAGCCAGACTCCGGCATCACCGTTCCTTCCGCAGTCTGCTCCAACACAAACATCCACGGCCAATAACCTTGATGAACTACCTCGCGTAGCTCTCGCAAGTATCCCCCCAATGGATCGCGCTAAAGCCTATATCAGTCGTGACATCGTAGGTATTCAAGACCTCGAAGTTTACGACAAGGCTCGCGCTAACAAGTTTGATGTGCTTATCTACGGGCCAACCGGTCCAGGTAAGACATCATCCGTAGTTGCATGGGCTGCATCACGGAAGCTACGTATGGCAACTGTATCTGGTAACGCTGCACTCGAACCAAGCCAACTCATCGGTAAGTATATTCCTGATGGCAAAGGTGGCTTTGTATGGATTGACGGCCCAGTAACAGACGTTGTACGTAATGGCGGTGTTCTATGTCTTGATGAGGTTAACTTCATCAGTCCTAAGATCTATACCGTTCTGTATTCGTTGCTTGATGACCGCCGTTGTTTAATTCTTCTCGACCATATGGGCGAGACTGTAGAGGCTCATCCAGACCTCACAATCTTTGCGACTATGAATCCAAACTACATTGGTACTACACCTCTGAACTTTGCATTCCGTAATCGCTATGTCGTACAAATCCCTTGGGACTATGACGACAAGGTCGAAGACAAGCTTGTGAAGTCACAAGCACTCAAGATTCTAAAGAATCAGTTGCGTGCTGAGGCTAACAAGGGTGAGTTCGAGACACCAATCTCAACTAACATGCTGATGGAGTTTGAAAAGCTCGTTAAGGTGTTCAGCTTTGAGTTTGCAGTTGAGAACTTCATTGCTCACTTCGAACTAGAAGAACAAGACAAGGTACGACTTGTATTTACTACACATGAATACAATCTGAAGTCTGACTTTGATTTAGTGGAAACATCAGATCAAGACAAGGGTGATGACAGTACTGGCCTCGGAGAGAATATTGTCACCGAGGTTGAGAACTGGTTGACATCAAACAACACTCCAACTAATCCATAAGGAGTAATCATGGGATACCACGATGAGATAGACACTGGGTATCACAGTGAGGCTCGAACAGAAGAGAAACAAAAGCGGGCTCTACGTCTAGGCACACTTGCAAGAGTGTATCAAGGCGCAGACCGAATTCTTACTGGCGACCCACTAGTGGTAAACATAGTTGACAGCGGACCAGCACCTGCTTGGTCTGATGGCGCATCCATAACTCTCAATGCTGAATACATCAATGAGATGGACTTGGAAACGCTAGTACAAATTAACGGCCTCAATTACCATGAGCTAGCCCATCATTTGTACACACCACGTAAAGGTACTCCGCTAGTACAGTGGGTTATCGAGAATGATCTATTCCAATCGTTCAATATATTGGAAGATCAACGTATCGATACCTTGCTGTGTGCACGTTACCCATCAATCATGCCATTCTTGGAAGCTACAGTCTTACGGTATCTAGCCGATAAGCCTGAAGAAGCCATTGGTAATTACTTGGTGGTACGTGGTCGTAAGTATCTACCAGTTGAGGTACGGCAAGGCTTTAGAGATATCTTTATAAGGCCTGATCTAATACCAGCCATCTGCAGAATAGTTGATGAGTATCGAGTGCTCGCATTCCCTAGGGATTATGCGAGAGCGCAAGAACTTATCAAAGAACTCTATGATGAAGTATTAATTCACTTGCCTATACCTTGTTCAGGCGGCATATCACAATGCGGCCATAGGTCTCCTATACAAAAAGGCAGACCAGAACCTGGCAAGATGCAGGAGTATGACTCAAAAAGAGCTAAAGGAATGGGCGTCAGTGAAGACGAGTACATTCCTAGAACCTCTGAAGAGAAGCAACAGCTTGATGAATTGTTAGATGAAGTTGACAGAATGTCAACTGCCCCTGGCAATGTTAATGGAGAGGAAGATCCTTTAGGTGAAGACCCTCTTGCTGATCTAAACAATCAGATTAAAACATCTCAAGATGCGTTAGCCAAGCGTGAAGCTTCAGTATACTCAACACCATCTGTTGGTCAAGGACATGTAGATAGTGTGGGAGGAATCCCAGATGACCTACAAATTACGCTGAACAATGCCCTGAACAAGGTGCATGAGCGTAAGGATGTTCTAGCCGATGTTAAGCGCAAGCAAAGCATAGTAATCGGTGGTGATGATAAAGGCGGAGAAACTGGTAGGCCTGGCAAGTTTGATAAGGCAGACGTACCAAGTGCCGCAATGGTTGCCTATCGAAAGTTCGCACACGAACTACAAAAGCTCCGTGATGATGCGGAGCCATTCTGGGTCAAGGAGATGTCCTCTGGCAAACTCAATGTACCTAGACTAATGCGTGGCGAGGTAGAGATAGACAAAGCCTTTGACCGTTGGACTGAACAAGACGACAGCACAGATATCGAAGCGATTATCTGCGTGGATCGTTCAGGTTCAATGGGCAGTGGCAATAACGATCAGATGGCATCTATTGCATGCTGGACTATTAAGCGTGCTCTCGAGCACATTAACTGTCCGGTTACAGTGTATGCCTTTGACGACAAGACTGAGGTTGCCTACTCTCGAACAGAGAAAGCAGACAAGACTCAGTTCAAATTCATCTATGGTAACGGTGGTACTGAGCCGTACGAGTCATTGATCCTAGCGGAGAAGACTCTTATGGCGTCCACACGTAACAACAAGATGCTATTCATCATTACTGACGGTGTGTTCAACACAAACAAAAATGATGAAGTCATAGCACGTATGGCAAAACGAGGAATCCTAACCTCTCTTGTACTAATCATGAGAACCAAGGATTATCTAGACGCTAAACAATCTAACGAGCAGGCAATTGCCGAAGGCAGGCCTGGACGTTGGGAGCTAAGACATGGGGCAGAAATATTCGGCAATGTTAATAGTGCTGCCGACTTAGTTCCATTTGCCCGAGCAATAGTCACCGGAGCAATCCGCAAGAAATCAAGGAGGTAGAATCATGGCATACTCTAAACTCATACTGGATGCGCTAGTACAGAATCCAGATGATAAAGATATATCCCGCATGGTAGTGATTATAAATGAAAGCGCTGTTTATCAAGACTTCGCTGACTTTCATAAGCATGACCCAGAATGGTGGGAAGCCCTAGCTAACAAAGTGTATGAGACTTCTGCATACCCAAAGATGGCGTTAGCCCCACTAACAATAGCCGCAAGTCAATACCTCTGTGATCCAGAGCAAAGTCTTGAGGATAAAGTAGTTCCACTAATCGGAAAAGCAATGGCAATAAACGATGACCACCAACCAACTCAACGTCTTGCCAAAATAACTCTGGCACTTAAAATGGGTGGGCTGGAAAGACCGGATGTAAATGATATCCGAGACAGCGTTCTGCCTAAAGTACTCATCTTAGTTAAGCAACTAGACGAAAAGTTAGCGTTAGCTCAGGAGGAATAATGCAAGAGTACAAAGAAACACCTGTGTTTTATCGTAGGTGGGCTCGTGTACGTAACTGGCAAGAAGCAGCGAAGTGGATAGAGGGCGGAAGAAGTTCCGAACACCGCCCTTTATATCACCACAGTCTGGGAGTAGCCTATGAAAACCCATACGATAAAACTTCAGACATAGTAATAAACTATCGCTGGAGACATATAAACCCCGCATACATAAAACCTGGCGAGTATATAGTCAAGTTTACAAAAAGCGGCAAAACATTCATAAGCGCGTCTGTTGGCTGGAATAGAGCACAAAGACGCGTTATGGAAGAGTACGCCAATTTAGTTGGCCTTAGATGGGATTACTACAGTAAGTCCCTGATCATACGCCAACCAGATGACCCAATAAATACTGGCAAGGGATTACGAAAATGCCGTAGATGTGATGGGGCCAAGAAAGAGATCTACACCTGTTCAATGGGTTTTTGGAGTAGGCCTGCGTATATACGGGCTAGCTACAATCAATCGTTTGAATGCACCCATTACGAAGTAGACGACCTACGACGTGATGCTCCACACCTTACTACAGCAGATTGTCAACGCTGTGAAGGTAAGGGAAAAACAATACCTCTCTCAAGAATACAAAGCTTCAAGTGGCGTCCAGATGAGAACGGTGAATTCATACCGTTAGAGGTAAATCCATTAACAAGCAAACTAATACTACCGGAGGAACTATGTACGTCGTACTAGATGTAATAACGTCTACATTAATTGGTCCATTTAATGAAGAGCAAGAAGCTGTTGACTTTCAACTGCATGCCTCTGACTTATTGGCTGATGTAGATGCAGGCTCAGAGTTAGAAATCCACGAGCTATTTACTCCACAAGACTGGGCATTCCAGAACCTTGATGAAGAAATAGCATCAACCGCAGCAATCTAGGAGAGATCATGGGCTTAGATAACATACCCAAAGTATTACCGTGCCTAAAAGCAGGTACGGCCGTACTAACAATATCAGCAAATCAAGCAAAATCAGAAAGAGTCGACTGCGATGCTACGCAAGCAGTAGACCGATGCCCCTATGTAACAGAGCGTAGAAAAGCTATTGTTAACGAAGGGGTTACAGGCATAATGGGTACAGACTGTTGGTACAGAGGTAAGTACGGAAACTATCTTCTAGAACAACTCGGTCTCGACACAAACACCTGGAGCTTCTACGGTGACCTAGCTGATGATGGCGGATTAAGCGAAGAGTACTGTACGACGCTAGCAATAAAAATCCGTCAAGAGCTAAACAAAATGGATAAAATCAAAACATACAAAGAAAATGCCCCAAAGACTCTTGCGGAACCTTTCTCTGGTGCTGTAGGGTGGCCAGGGGCATACGAGCCAGATGAGGAGCAGAAGAAAGAGTTCAAGGATGACCTTGAATATGCTGCTTGGTGGCTTGACTTTGTAGCAGAACACGCAGATGGATCGTCCATCTGGTATTAAGGAGGCAATCATGGAAAAAGTATGTAGAAATATAGTGACTATGTACTCTTCTGTTGAACGAATCAACGAAATTGTAGACTCACTTAAAACTGAGGATAGAGTTGTTTCTTTTAACAAGCTTTTACCTACTCCACCAGAGTTAGTAGAGGCAGCTAAAACTCAAACCCTTACGCCGTCGTTAGTTGAACGCTTTGGTGCAATGGACGTAGGTACATGGCGCCTAAAGAATTGGGGATGTCCCAAGGACACACTTACTTCAGCAATCGTCGATGAGGCAGAGCTTGACTTTGCCTCTAAAATGGGTCAAGAAGTAGTCGATAAGTTAACCCCAGAACAATTAGCAGAAGCACTGACGTTTGAGAAAGCAGTAGCTATTGCTTTTGATACGACAGAAACCCCAAATGCCTTTGTTATGAAGTTGTCAGAAAAGTTTCCGGACATGCGTATGCACTACTCGTACGATAGTGATTCGGAAGATGTCTCGGGATGGCTCGTCGCCTCAAACGGCGAAGTGCATAGTCACGAGCATTACAACAATTGCCTAACGGCAATTAAGCTACACATCGAACCGTTCAAGAATGATCACAGCAGCCTGCTGTCAGCATTGTTGAGCGAGGGAGATGAAGACTCAAACTAGTAGAAGGGGAAATACAGCCAATGTCACAGCAAGACCCTTTCATCTCAATCCAGGTAACGTTCGAATGTCGCCTGTATCACGGCAGATTAAAAACTCCACTAAGCCTGGAGAATAACTTCCTGCTATACATACGCGATCAATTCACTACAGGCTGGCTTGATAGAAACCAATTGCGACCCGGGGAAGATATTTGTATCATTGATGCAAAGATTATTTCCGAATAGTTTGACAAATTGACGGGCCCCTAGGCAATGCAGCCGTGCCGTATTGCCTAGGGGACTTAAGAACCCTAGTAGAGGAAGGAGTTCGAGAAAAGTATATCATGGTGAATACATTCCTGCCCTACGCCGATGAAGTAAAGACGGCTAGAGCATTAGACGATAAACGCTTAGGTAAGCAACGTGTAGAAAGTCTACAAATCTTAAAAGCTAATCTAGGTATGACGCTAGGATGGAGAAACCATCCAGCTGCAATCATGTGGAGAGGTCATGAAGGACTTCTCTGTGTGTACAATCTACGCATATGTGAAGAGTGGGTAGACCGTGGCTTCCAAGACACAGTCTCAACACAAACACAAGACATCATGAACACCCTAGATCCACGATCATTTAGGCGACCGTGGTGGTGGGGTAATGAAGACTTCCATCGAAGTCATCAATCTAATCTGGTAAGAAAAGCCCCGCACCTTTACGGGTTTGATGTGCCAGACGATCTGCCATATCTATGGCCAAAAGAAAAAGGAATACTACTAACAAAGGAAGAATCACATGCGATCAAAGCTCAATTACTCATTCAAGCTCGCAAAAAATCAAGAGAAGAGCGGAGCTTGGCTGGCAACAGTTGAGATAACTGGGGACTCAGATGCAGTACCTGAGGAATCAGTTATTCAATCTGCTTGGACGAGTGTTGCTCCAGCTAAACGCTGGTGTGCTCAAATGGTAAACCGTAAATCTATTCGTTGGACAGCTGACGAAGAGAGTAAAGTGTTTACAGCTACAGTAGAGGTGAAGCTATGAGCACAATCTGGCAGTCATCTATAACCTCAGAGATGGTCAAAGACCTTAGCGGTGACGAAATAGAAATCCTTATAGCTGATCTCGATGATGCTGTAATGCTTGTATGCCAGGATTTCAATATAGAGGGCTAAATGTCAACTAACAAAAACAACATACAAAAGCAAGCCGAAGAAGCTATGTCTCGAATACGAAACATAGTACAAATAGAGAAGGAGTACATGCATGAGTTCTATCGAGAGGGAGATCTTGATCCAGAGTCAAATCCTGGAACACATGAACTTGACTATCTCAAGGATTAATGAACGTTTTACTGATTACCTTGAGCGCCAAACAAAAATAACCGAATGCAGCTTATGTTACGGGCAAGGAGTTATTTACTACGGCAATGAAGAGGACTATACATTTGAGTCCTGCCCCGACTGCGGTAACTGCACTTGCGGTGATAAAGAATGAGTACAGTAACCGTTAATTACGAAATACCTGACAGTATAGATGCCAAAGAGTTTGTAAATGTAGTTACAGGCGCTGAGTCATTTAATACCAACTATGTTGCGTTTCTTCTTGAGCTTAAAGATGACGCACACCTGTCTATACCAGTGTCATACAGCTGGGGGGATGAAAATGCCACCCACGGTATTGGTCAAGCAAGTTTGGAGCTATGTGAAATAGGCCCAGACGAATGCGAGCACTGGGAAGAATAATAAAAAACTAATCCCAGGTTAGAGACCAATTGGCTGGTTTCTAACCTGGGATTGTTTGTGTTGGGACCGGGACCGGTGACGTGTGATTAGACGCAGGTGCAGTCGTTATCGCAGTCGCAGGGGGTATCCCCCATACCATCATCTATGTCTTCGTCTTCTAACACATAGTCTTCCAATTCCTCAAAATCTTCGTCGTCTAACTCTTCCAATATAGCGTCATCTATATCGTCTATATCTTCTTCTACGAACTTTTCTTCTGTCATGTGGGGTATTCCTCTCTTTAGGTTATTTTTTAAGCAAACTTAATTTCACATATATCGGTTGTACAGTATTCCTCTCCAACAGCATCCAACGCATTTCCATTGTAGATAGGCGATAGGTCTATTGGCTTAAGTTTACCGACGTAATTATTATACTCTTCTTCGCTAATTTCAGTATATGGCTGCTGAGGATATACGTCGTTACCCTTTGGTAAGAATGAGACGGTCTTCAGACGTCCTTCGTACATGTGTAAGATCGTACCTATATGCTGTGACTCCGTATCGGTATTAAACGAGAGAGTAACTGAGACTGAATTGTCCGCCCAGTATGCCTGGGCTAAAGCTGCCAGGTTAGCCTTCTCAAAGATAGATACGGATTGCTCTGGGCGTACCGGAACCGACTTGATTGGGAAGTATACGACTGCCGTATTGTTTGGATCCGTTACAGAGTCCTCCACTAGGTACTTAGCCTTTGTAAAGAGTTTTAACATTGGGTCAGACTTAGCGAATCTAATTGAGCGAAGGATGTATTGTCCTCCGATAGGCCAGTGAACTCCCGGAGTTTCTCCCGCCAGGATTGACACAGTGCCTGAAGGCTTGATACTTGTAGTCTTGATTGACTCTCTGATACATAGCCATTCTGAGTACATCTTGTCCCACTTCTGTACTTCAGCGTAGCCGGTATCTAGCCACTCACGTAACTTAGGGAGTCCCTGAGTATCGGCAAATGCCGCCAATCCAGAGGCAGAGCAACCGATGCGGCGGTTACGCTGCATGATGGCGTTAGTGCTTGGCCAGTGAGTTGGGATGAGAGTTACTGTCTTTGCGTAGAGATATGCAAACTTGAGTGTACGCATATAGTCTTTAATATCTGTATGGCGGTTGATGTAGGTCTCAACGAGAGTACAACATTCGTAAGACTCCAAAGTTTGCTCTGCACATGGGTTATACCCGGCAGCTCTGTAATCTTTATTATTCTCAGGATCGACCAGACGGCCGTACTTCCTTGAAACATCCAACCAGATAAATCCAGGCTCACCGTTTAGGGCAATAGCCTCAGTAAATGGAGAATAGTCCATACCCACAGTTGCCTCTAAAGAGTTATTAGACATCCAACCCCAGCCCGGCTTCTCTGGGTCATAGGAGTTTCTTTCAGGGAATACTGATGGATTCTTTAAGTCAACAAAGTCTTTATCATTAGGCTGACCCAAGGCAAGCTCTGCTGAACGACGGACGTTTCCAGATACTACACATACCCCGATAAGGTTTGCGATATCTACGATGTCCTTTGTAGTTATTTTCTCTCCGGCTCGTCCCTTAAAGAGATTTGTAAGGGACGTGTGGAGTCTTTCAAGTGGCTCTGATCCAGCTGCTGTACCGCCGAACGTTTTGATTGGTGTGCCTGCTGGACGGATCTCTTTGTAATCAAATACTGGAGTCTTCGAATCTGGTCGTAGGTAGGCATTGATGACGAGTGAGACCGACTCAACCCACCCTTCTCTGGTATCTGGGACGACATATGTTTGCTCACCTTCTGGCTTGTAAATTGTAAATTCTTTGTTTACCCCTTTGGTATCGAACCCGACACCCACGCCCAACATGGACGCTTCCATTAAGAATGTGAATGGGGTTGAGGGGTCGTTCTTGTTCATATCAGATGTGCTAACGAAAGCACAGTTCTGTAGAGCGGCTGAGTTCTTGCCCTCCATTACGAATGGGGTACCCATCATCCAAAGACCTCGACCAGGCGGAGTCCACTTTAGGTTGAACATCCGGTCAAATGCTTCCTGGGCAGAAGCCTGAGCCTGCTGGCCATTCCAGGGAAGTCGATTGTTCTTGCAGTGATCTTTTTGGATGGAGTACATCCCCTCAATAACTCGTTGGCAGACATCTACCCAAGTTTCTTTAGTTCCATCTTCCTTTAACCGAGAGTAAGTTCTCATAAAAGTGATCTCGCCTACAGAGTTTCCTCCGGCATCTGTGTAACCCCAAGGGACCTTCTTATCTCTATACGATGCGACAAAATCTTCACTTAAATGAAACGAGAACACACAGACTCCAATCAAAGGGTAATAGCACTGTTATCAGATAACAGCGCAGGTTAGTTTTCTAGATTATCAGAGAGTATTCTAGTGGTATCTTCCTCAGAAAGCCCATCATTTGGTAGCTGTTTTAAGGTACTAGCACGGTCTCCGAACAAAGCTGACATTACACCACCAGAGGTTTGACGCTCTACAGTCATTCGAACAAACTCTTTATTTTCTTCAAGTTCTTTTAATTGCTTGATGATTTTAAACAATCTGTCGATCTCCTGTCCGGTATTTGGGTCAGGGTAACCACCATTTAACTCTTCTGCAAATCGAGCAAAGGCGACTCTAGAGCCCTGCATTTCAATAATTGCGTTTAAAAGAGCCTTTAATTGTTCTTTAGTCTTAACCTCAAGTGGAAGGTTAAAAGCACATGCTGCATCAGGTTTCATTGCCGGACAATTTGCTGCAACGAAGCAAGTATTGCATTGACGTAAAGAAACCCCGCTTGTAGATAAAACTGGAGCCTCTTGTATAACGTCTCTTCCCGAAGAATCTCTTTCAATTATTGATTTTGTACTTACAGAAAATACTGGTAAAGTACGCATTTCTTCAGGTGTTCTTCCCCTAATTACAGCAGAATCTTTCCGCACTTCTAGGGGTCTATTATCAGGTTCCGTACCACCTGTTTCCGCAGAACCTGGGTCATCCTTGTACGCACTGTTATCAGATAATAGTGGGACCATATTCTTATTTAAAGATGCTTCGAGCTGTAGGTATGACCAAATGGCTAACTTAGTAACTTCCTTACTATCGTCCTCCATGATCAAATCAAAATCTAATCCGGCCTTTTCAATGATAGCTTTGTATCTTGGTCGGGCTTGGTCTTTCATCTTCTTTTGATACCTAACCAAACGAGAGCCGTCCCATACAATCGTCTCTCCACGCATCATAGGGGATAACCACGATAGGGTGCTAGCCGTGCTCAGAGGCACCTGTCGCAGGTTTGCGGGGTTAGCACAAGCTAATCCGTGGAACGAAGTGTCAAACTGTGACTTCAACGCTCGTGTGCGTGCTGAAAGGGTTAAATCGGTATCTAGTGTTTCTCCAAGGATAGCTACGTGTTCGTACCCTTGAGACAGGCTCATCAAAGCTGGATGTCCTAGGGCACTATTCCAAACTGCCATAAATCGGTCAGTTCCGAAGTCTTCCCAGAAAGATTTTCGTTGTTCATTGATCCAAGCTGGTCCTAGAGCTCTGGCATCAATTTCTGTGGCCATAAAGATTTTATCTTCATTCGTAACTACCCAATCTTGATACTCTCCCGCGTATTCTTCAAGTTCTCCCACAGATAGAGACTCTTTATTAACCTGATAGCCGCCCCCATCTACGTAGATGCGGACATCATCTGGGTACTTTTCGGACAAAAGGTATTCTTTGGTCTTGGGTAGGCCGCGCTTTACCAGGCGCCAGTAATTAATGCCAATATGCTTCACTCCGGCATCAATCAGAAGTTTACGGTGTGATGGGACCTCCCCACCTAGAAATACTAGATCCATTATTCCCACCTTCTTAAAGCGCTGTCGGTCATCATTTGAATATTCAATTCTCTTTGAGCTTTTACTTCTTCTTTAAGCTCTTCCCAAGGGCGAACAGGGCGCTTTCTACGAACAAACGTAGGGGATAAGAATAACATAGTAGGTACCCCAGCATTCATAGCCGCGGCAGACCTGTCTACATCACAGTCTACAAATAGCTCAACTTCACCTTGAGATCTAGCATAAGCTAAATGACGCATACGTAAATCTTGCCCCTCAAAAGCTATTCTATTATCATACAAATCTGCGTAACCTAAGATTAGGTTAGCTCTACACCAATGCTCAGCTTCTTCAATTGTTCCATCAGTAGCTAACACAACGCGATAGTGCTCGTTCATTACCCGAAATAGCTTTATACCCGCATGTATAGGATCGCCAGTTTCTGTTCTAAGTACGCCGTCTAGTGAGATAAGTGCTGTTGCCATTTATGGTCTCCGATGTGTAGCGGCTCTCCTAATCAAGGTTTCAGTGTCGGGCAAAACCATCCCGTATGTTTCTAATTCTTTTTCTTCTTTTGAGCCGTCTTTATAATCTTTTATGGCTTTCAACGCATGTATTGCTCCAGACTGTTTTCCAGCCTGCCAACGATAATTATTAAAGTCTTCATAGCCGGCACCGATACTGCTGAATGCAACTTTTCTGCCTTCGTGTATGCTGTCATAGAAAGCAACGGCTTGATCTACTACATCTTCTAGGCGTCGTTGGGCATTGAGCCTGTACGCTGGGTTAGTTGTTACCTGTACTTCGTTTAGTGCTTGAGAGTACCTATTGACTAACTCAAGAGCAGTTTCATAATCTTTTTCAGCCTTGTTTTCCCAAGCTCTTGGGTCTGGCTTAGATCTTGGATTACGGTTTGGCTCTACTGTCCAGGTGTCTGAGGTTAGGTTGTAGGCCGCATACGGATTGATGTCACGTATATCAGACTGAGGATTTACGTAATAAGTAAGCTCGTAGCCTTCCCAATTCTTAGTCTTTGGCATAAGATCTAGGTTAAAGTCTTTATTAAACATATGGGCAAGCTCATCGTTAGATAGTCCAAGGTAATCATTGTTGTACTTTCTAAAAGTTACGTAGTCAACACCCACCAAACAATCTAAGTCTGCAGGGTCTCGTGTTGCTGACCACTGATAAGACACCCCAGATCCAGCTAACCAAACCGTTGTCCAAGATTCTGGGTTAATATAACGAACCTTTAGGTGCTCATAAAGAAGTCTTTGGATTCCATTACGAACCCAAGGGCGAAGATGAGTACCTATAAATAATCTAGGGTCAAGCTCTGTTTCAGGCTTGCTGAAGTAGGAGGTATCGCTAGGGGATACGCTTACTTCTGAAAATCTCTCCATAGGTACTATTCTTCATCCTCGTTAGGTGTATGTCTCAGTTAACCCTTTAACAATGAACTTACAGAACCCAGAAATGTTAAAAATCGGGGTTCCCTGCTCATTAAGTACAAACCAAATTTGTTTGCTTTCTAGGAATTGTTTTAAGGCGCCCTTTATAAAGGCATCCATAAGTTACTCCGTTTCGGCAGATTTTTCAAAAGCTTCAGAAGCTTTTTGATTTGCGGAAGCTAGTTTTACAAGGGTGTACTCAGCTGCGGACTGTGCGTTAAGATCCATTAGCAATTCAGACGTGTAACGTCGTACTTCTCGCAAAGTTGCAGGTCGCTCTATTTCTACAGAAAATGCCTCTGGATTAGTTTCCAAATATACGTTTCCTTCTGAGTCTATAAGTACTGCAAACCCAATAACAAAAGTCTTTTTTTCTTCAACCATTTTTATTCCTATTCGTTGTACATTCCGGTTTTTTTACGCTGTTGCGTAACTACATGAGTTTTTACTGGACAAAAATCGCAAAGAAATACATCAGTACCTGCGGACTGTGCTGGCATAGGAAGTCCCGCTTCCTTACGTTCAGCGTGTGTTTTAGGTATAAGGCGCTTCTTTGAATCTCTCCAGTCAGGGCAGCCGCCTTTAGGGCGGAGATGATCAGAATAACACTTCATAGCATCTTCATAAAAAGTAGCTTTAGTAGTGTAGTAATCTGGATCAATATCAGCTAATCCTCCGCCTACGCGGTTTCGGATATTTTTTATAATTTCTTTTCTAAACTTTTCTTGTGCCCAGAGTTTTACGCCAATTCTAGAAAGAAACCCTGTGTGAGGTATTCCAGCGCTGTTGTGCTTTTCAACAGCTAACTCTAAGAAAATATCATCGTCTGAGTTACCCTCAAAATCAGGCAACTCCTCAATTGATTTACAGTTGTAGCAGTAAAGTAATCTAATTTTAGGGCCTTCATCACGAACCTCTACATACTCACCACTTTGATCAGCAGGCATACCGCCTTGACCTAAAATTGGTACTCCCATAATATTCCTCTCTATAGGAGGAACATCTTACCCTATCTTCCGACTTTTCCCTCTTTCCGATTACGGAAAGTGCCGCGTACATCGGCTTTTTTGCGGGCTGCCTCTAATTGAGCGGGAGTGTAATCAGGCAATCTAGTGACCTTATAGGTACGGCCATTTCTAACCTCTTCAGTAACCTCACCTGAAGGTTTGGGAGGAGATTTCTTTCTAACTCTTTTTACTGGAGGCTCAGAGTGCTTAGGGTTTAATTCATCTGCTTCTTGCTCAGTTATATGGCCACCCTTTAGTGCAACTCTAACGCTAGAAGCTGTAGGAGTTATTCCAGTAGATTTGTCTCTTGGTGCACGCTTAATTTTTTCTTTTTTAGGGCGGTCCGCTAACTTTGGATACCTTTTTACCCACCCGGGATCTCCTGGTTTAAGGTTGACATTATCCATGCGCTCTTGTCGTTTTGGACCAGCGCCGAAAAAATAATAGATTTTTTGACGCTCAGTCACTTGCCTATCCCAATGTCTAGCTCTCCTCTACGACCCTTTGCTTCAAATAGTGCGCGATTTTTATACGCAGGAGATTCGCTAATTGATAGTGGGTGTGGGGGAACTGCGTCTAGTTGTGCTGTAGTAACTTTGTCCTCGCCAGGTATGCTTCTAATTCTATGTGACATTACTGGAGTACTTGCTGCAACTCTTTCCGGATCCATAGCATCTACTATTGCGTTAACAATACTGACTCCAGGTTTTCCTGTGCCAGAGCTGCTCTTAAAACGAGACGGCGTCTTTTCAACTCTATCGCTTCTAGGGGCAAGGCGTACTGACCTATCTCCAGGCTTTAAAGATCCAGGAATGTTTTCTTCTATGTTAAATTCTGCAGAAGTTTCTTCATGAGCATCAAAAATATCCGCAACATCTTTTGTCATAGGGGAGCTAGTTGGGATTGGAAGTCCGCGCTTTTTAGCGTTCTTAATTGCAGTCTCTTTACAGTCGTAGCACATTGGGGCAAAGTGTGTGCCCTTGTCATGAGGAATAGAAACTAAATTTGTACCCTTTTGCTCGCAACTAGTTCCAAAGCAAGCGTAACGGTCTCTTTGAGCTCCGCCCGTAGCTAACCCAGTACCCTTTGCGGTTTTGTTTCCTTTGTTGCCACGTTTTCCACGTGGTTTACGGGCATAACTTCCGACCTCAAAGCCAATGCCACCTACAGTGGCTATAGTTTCTCTTACTGAATCTAGGACTGGTCGCCCACCACCAGGTGTTTCGGTCATTAACTCCGAAAACTTAGTATCGTCTGCCATTACAAATTTAACCCGTCAATACTAGGGTAATTTTTAAAATCTTTTGTTACACAAGTAGCGCAGTCTGTCCCAAAATGAGTAAGTCGAGACCCGCCAGCTGTCGTACCAGGCCCGTGTTGCTTAGAGCCTATGTCTCTTGTAGCGTCTTTTGCCATTAACGATTTTAAGTGCGTGTCAAACCGCGCTGAAACATCTGCGGGCATTTTCTTTTTACTTCCGCGGTTTACTACCGCATTTTTAACTTTATTTTTTGCAGCACGAAGATCTCTCGCAGCTGGAGAGTTCTTTATACGTTTAAGGTCACCCTTCAGCGTTCTTTTTGCCATTACTAGTCCGTAGGAAGAGTTTGGTTATAAGTCTTATCTATCATAGGACGACGACCTAAAGCAGCTTCTGCTTTAAGAGGGTTTACTTTTGTTGGTGACTCAGAGTCAATGAAGTCATAGTTCCAATAAGGATTTAAGCCGCGACGGTTTGCAAGCATGATCTCGTCCCCTGTGCCAGGAGCAACAGTTGTGTTAGGACGAACCTTGCGGTACTTGCCGTCTGTTGCGCCTTCGTCCATAGACTTATTAAGTGAGCGTGATTCATTAGTAGCCATTAACGTTTCTCCCAAGTAGTTGCTGAGCGTATACCACTATTATAGTTAGGGTCTGTCTTTTGTTTTTCAATGGTCTTATCTAATTTCTTTGCTGCGGTGCGTATAGCCGTCCCTCTATCCACAGGCTGTCCACTAGCAGAGCGCCCTGAATAGCCGTAGTCAGCCTCATATTTAACGTCTTCACGGTCATAGTGGTTTTGACGTCTTTCATCATCAGTAGGCGCTGGGCCCGCATCACGAAGTGCGCCTGATTTTGCCATGGCTTGTATTGCGGCAATAGTGCTTGCACTTCCTCCCTTATCTTTACCAAACTTAAATGGTTTTCTTTTACCTTCACGACGTGGTGGTCTCATTTTTATTCGTCCATCTTTCTCTTCTTAATAGGTGCGTTTTTACCCCAACCTTTGGACTTTTCAACACGAGGCTTTATTTTTTGGCCCGCTTTTCTTTTTGTATCAACATAGTGGTCACGAGTTTTAGGTCCGCCACCCATACCACGTTGGCGCTCAACGAACTCTTTGGCATCTTCAACAACTACTTTTCTAGGAAGAACTTTTCGTGCCTCATTAATGGTTCCTTTAACCTTGTCTTTAACTTTTTCTAACTTTGGGTGTGCTTCACGCTTTTTTGCGTCTTTTGCCGCAGCTGCCTTCTTACGAGCAGCTTGCTCGCGCTTTGGTACGCCAGAAAGATAATCAGTACCTTTATATTTGTCGTTTTTTGGCATTTTATTTTTTTCCTTTTCCTTTTGGCTTCGTATTTGCGGAGCTCTTTTTCTTAAGCGCTTCTTTTGCTTTAGCTTTTTGCATTTCTTGATCTTTTAAAGTTTTTTCCTTTAAAGGGACAACCTTCATCTTGTTATTGACTTTAGGGCCTTTGGGATCATCAGGATTAGCCCCCGCACCAGCGTAAGCTTTTTTACCTTTTTTCTTAGTTTCAACGTACATTGGTTTATGACGCTCAGGTAATCCTATTCCCCGGTCACTATCACTTAACCCAAAAGTCCCTTTGCTAGGTTTTTTAGACAGGCCAATATCAAACTTCTTCTTTGGACCCTCGTCATCTGCTGAGGCTACTGCTGTTCTCATAGTCTTATTTTTCCCTATTCTTACTGTTCTGGCGCCTTAAACTTTTTGCGAACTTTGGCAATTCTGGGTCTTATGACCTTTTTGCTCCTAGCTACAAATTTCTCACTATGTCGGTATTTAGATATAGCTGCAGGAGATCCAGGGTTAATACCCATAGATTGTTTGGCTACCCAAGGAGCCCGACGTGCTTGCTTTGACCAGCCGCTGCTCATAGACCCAGTGGTTGCACCGCCGGGAGCTAATATAGCCTTTGCTTTTGAAGTTTGAGAAGACCTACTACCGCCTATTGCTTTAGGTGGTGCTTTAGGTTTAGGGGGTTTAGGAGCACTACCTTTCGCCACGAGATCCGCCTCCCATCGCAGACTTAGCATGCTTTTTATACATAAGGTTTCGGCACTCTACACATAGCCCGGTATCCCCCGAGTAAAGAACCTCGAGGGGAGTCATTAACTCATCGCATTTTGGGCAAAACTTTGACCCAGAATATACAGATTTAGTAGCGTATTCCATTTATGCCTTCTGTCCAGCAAAGATCTCATCAATCTTTTCTAAGTCAAAGGCGCCGTCTATGCGGTTAACCATGTTCCCCTTGTTAAAAAATACAAAGGTAGGTACGGCATTAACTTGATTTATTTCTGCCGCGTCTTTGTCCTCATCAAAGTCAATCTTTACATACTCAACTGTCGGGTTAGCTGCTAGATATTCCTCTATAAGCGGCTTCATCTGCTTGCAATATGTGCACCACTCAGCTGTAAAATGCCATAACTCTCTCATCACCAGAATCCTTGATCTTGTGCGTTACGCATGGTTCCTTGATAACCTGCTTGGGATGCAGTAAAGTCTACCCTAGTTGGTTGGAATGTTTCATCCACGTTCATAACGTCGCGTATACCCAGAGCTCGGGTACGATACCCAAATCTAGGTGGAAGCATCTGTATAGTAGGTATAGTTGGCCGGACCAGCTGCTGTAGAGCATGGCCAGGCATAGTTACAGAGTTTAGTGCCTGCGAAATAAGCTGCTCTTGCTTATTAGCAAAAGGGCCCATATAGTCATAGCGAATACCAAGATCTTCTTCTTCATTACGAGTTCCTACAATTTGTCGGGGTTTAGTATGGTCATATATAGAGTCTTGTGAGTTCACTTAACTTGACCACCTTTAAAGTTATCGGTGTCATCTTTTCGTGAACGAGGCGCTCTTCTAGGTGCAAGAGGTATCCCCTGACTTAACTTGCCAAGCACGCTTTCAATTTCCGATTGAGAATATCTTTTGTGGCCTCCTGGGCTTACGCCTACACCCTTTAAATTTACAGCATGACGGCGTACAGTCTTTGGACTAACACGCCATTTTTTTGCAACTTCTCGTGTAGTGTAAAAAGGCTCGTCGTTTTCTAATGCCATATCAATTCCAATGTGGTCGTAGGTGAGAGAACTGCTGAGCAAGTCTAGGATTAAACTCTGCAGGCACGTTTGCTGAGATATTAGCTTTACCATCGTTTACCAATTTAGGTGCTGGAGCTAAATTTTGATTTGGGGTGTACCGAGGGATGGTCATAGTAATTGCACCCTCATTTTCGGCTATAGAGTAAAGATTTTGCTTTACTCTACGATCTGGGCGTAAGCTTTCTGGCCACATATACTGGCCAGGATCAATCCGCTCACCTTTGTGAACTCCACGTTGGTAAGCGCGTTGATTTGTTCTGTTCTTTAAAGAATCTAATACTGTATCTGATACAGCGTAAGGCTTCCCCTTATCATCACGGCGTGAACGTATAGTGCCTAGGTATCCGTCTGGATACTCAGCTTGTGGAACACGCCCAATACCTAAGCGCTGGTAGTCAAGGTCGCTTCGTGGTACCACTGGGGTACCATTTCCACCTGTGGTGGTGTAAGCGCCTTGGTAGCCGTTAGCGCCAAGGTATTGCCAGTTTTGATGTGATTGAGGCATTAGAACATATCTCCACAATGTGCACAAATAGGGGTGTCAGTTTTATTTGCGTAGATTACGGGAGATTTTCCAGTAACCTCTTCATATCTAGCTCTAGCCGCATGATGTGCCTGAGCATACTTATGAAAGTCTTCACTATTAGAATATTGGTCAGCCAGCCATGAGGTGTCGTGCATATCCTTATGGATTTTTTCTGGGTGATCCTCAAACATAAAGACAGTTTACTTCTTCTACTTAGCTTTGGCTTTCTTAGCTGCCTTCTTATTTGAGCTTTCCAAAACAGCGGCCAATTGCTTCTCAACTTCAGGCAAAGCGAGCTTTATGAGACCAAATGCTGGGTCCTTTGGGTTTACGGCGCGAATTGCGACTGGCAAGATTGCTGCTAGTCCAGCTGCGATGAGTCCCTTTGGGTCAGTGTTTCCAGTACTCCATAGAGCTACAGCTGCTGCAAGAAATGAGCGTCCGTATGATGCAAGCATTGCGGTGATCTTTGGGTCTATCTTCTTCATGATTATTCCTTATCTGTTTTCTTTACTAGTATAGTAAAGAGATCGTCTAATCTTTTTGATTGAGCTTCTTGACTTTTTTCTAAACGATTAACTGCATCCTTAACTGAGCTGCCCCCGTTTGGTTTTAATTCTGAAAAATAATCGACAACAAGTTTTTTTACCATTCTACTGACTCGTAGCTCGAGTATGCCCAGAATTGTAAATGTTCCGATGACAGCGGTAAAAGCGAACTCAATATTAGACATTAAGTTATCCTAAAAGTAAGGGACAGATGTACTGGCCTATCATGCAGTACACCGGTCAGTACGTCACACTAAACTATGTAAGAACTACTAATTCTCTTCTAGGATCTACGCCGTCTCCGACAACCATAGACACGATTCCTGGAGCACTTTCTAGGCCAGACTTGTCTCTAAACCAGGCGGATCCGTTATCCATTGCGGGGTTTTGTACAAATAATCTAGGTCCAACGCTTTGTGCGTGGTAGTGGTGGTAGTGCCCAACATTTAAGATGTCAGCTTGCGCTACAGCGCATCGACCCATAGCTTGGCCGCCCCACCATTTAATCATGTCACGAGCTTGATGGCCATGGGCCATGCCGTACATAATGCCACTTAGGTTTACAGCTATAGTCATGTCATCTGCTGCGGGGTAACGGAACTCTACTCGATCTCGTAAGAAATCATTTTCTTTACAGATATCCTCAACTTGAGAAACTACTTCAATCTGCCAAGAGTCTTCTGGCCTGCCTAATAAAAATCTTTGTACTTCATCGTGGTTTCCAGGAACCACTGGAATTATAAGTTTTGGTGCTAAAGGCGCGAGCGCTTTAACTTGAGCTAATAACATTCTACGACCAACACGTACCTGCTCTGATACGCCGATATCGTGTCGTCCCATTACTTTACCTTTTTGACTTGTCATACCTTCTATACAGTCACCTAATTGAGGTAAAGCTATCTGTCCTATTGAATACTTCTTTGCTAAGTATTTATGATGATCTACTGCAGAGTCAAACGACTTTAATACTCTATCTATAATTGCTGGGGTATCGTCTTTTCCATATTGCGTATCACCTATGCTGTATACAGCTGTTAAATCTCCTGAAGCAGATACAACTTTACTTGGAGACCACTTAGTTATTCCTGTCAACAGCTGCTCTAAATCATAATCAGGTTTGGTGTTTACTCCTGAAGGAACTACATTAACTCTAAATGATTCTAACCAATCACCGTTAAACGTTTGCCAACGTGATCTACGGTGAGAAACTACTACCCATTCTGCTGGATTTAATTTTGCCTCTATTAATATTTCTTCTGCGCCAGGAGTATTACCATCTGGTCTTGGTGTTGAGATAACAAAGCCGCCCTCTGTACCTATCTCAGAACGTGGTCTCCACGCCTCTGGAATATTTTTGTTGGCTTTATCTGAACCTTGATTACCTGCTTGAATTATTGAATCATAATCATCTGCTAAAGACATACACAATCTCCTTGTCGGTGGTCACGAACAGCAGTCTTACCGAATGTTCCACCGGCACGACGGAGTAACATAAATAAATCCTTAGTGCTTAGCTCATCATCTTCAATAGCTAAGTCTAGTGCCTTTTTATCTTCTTCAGAAAGGGATGAGGCCCATTGCCCAACGATGCATAGTTTTAATGCATTTAATGATTTAACTTCTGTATATAAATCTTGCAACGACATATCTTCCTCCAAATTTAGTCCAATTGCAGTACTAGGCCCTAGAGGAGTCCTCTAAGACCTAGTACTAGCATACAACGAATTAGTAAGAAGTGCTAGCTCCATCGCTGAAGTTAGGGTTAGTGCGCATTGTTGCAGACTTGAAGATCCGACCATTAGCTTGAGTAAAACCAGCTTCAGGAGAGGTTTGCTTCATATAGTTAGAGCTAATCCGGTACTGAGCTCCATTACGGTTTGAATGAGACGCTGGGACGTTACTACGAGTACCCATAGGTTGTGCGTATGGATCTCCCGCCTGTGCGCCCTTTTTCTTAATAAGTGTGCCAGCCTGTGGTGACGCAGAAGGAGAAGTAAACTTAACTCCATCTTTGTTCATAGGCTTACGTGGTGCGCCAGTCTTTGCCATTCCGGCTAAAGATTCCTCTGGGCTAGGATTTGATGATTTGGCCATATCTACTTCCTTTAAGGTTGAGTTGAGATCTCAGAAACTAGTTTACGCTAATTGTAAAAACTATGGCGCTAATCTGCCCGTCTCTTGAATCTACGGTAGTAAATCCTGGGCGGCAAGTTAGGTCAAGTCCTCTAGGAGCAACGTAACCCCTGGCAATAGCCATTGCTTTAACAGCTTGATTTACTGCAGAAGCCCCAACAGCGCGTAGTTTTACGGTTGGATTTTCATACAGGGCGTGGGCTATAGCTGACCCCACAGATTGAGCATTAGACCCTGCGCTTACACGCAGGAACTTTTCTTCTTCGTTTTGATCTGTCACAAGTAGTGTTCCTTTGGTATCGATTAATAATCGCCCTCAAGAACAAGTATTAAGGCTTTTCTCTATATTTGGGGTCTAAAACGTTATTTATTATCTGCTTTTCATAGGCTAAATCTGCCTCTCCGGCAGCTAACCTAGCTAGAGCATAAGAGTCTGCAGCGTTGTCATCCATGAACTCTACCCCCCATTTCTTGTATACATTTAAGAGAATCTGGTTTTTTTGAACCCCAGTACCTTTACCGGTAACATACTTTTTAAGAACTGATGGAGGGATAATTAATGGGTATTTAGCGTTATCTACATCATAAAACCAACACTTTAGCTCCAACTTAACCATACCGCCTAGTTCACCCGCCATATGAGCCATTTGAGCTCCGTAGGAGTACCCCTCCATAGCAGCGCCCTTTACATTTATAACTCGATCTCCCAAAAAATTACCAACAAAAGCCTGTATAGAAGATAAACGCTCTACTCCACGTCCCTGTCCTTGAAACACCTCGGTGTAATAAGCTCCGTCTTTTGAATAAGCGGTTATAGCAAATCCACTATAAGACTGATCTATCCCAATGTATTTATCGCACGGGTGGTCTAAAGGCAACCCACCGTCGATTACTTTAGGATTCTGTTTTGGCACGACGCTCGCGTTCATCTATAACCATCTGCACTGTACCAAAGTATCCGGCACCGTCTACCAAGTTATCTCGCTTAGGTAGATAAGACTCTCGTGCTAACTTTACTCCGACCATACAGAGTCCGACTTGTTCAGGGGTGACTTCTCGCCCCAGTACAACAGACCAGATAGCAGCAATGCGGCTGAAATTGTCCAAAGGGTGGTCGTAACTAGAGTTACGGTCACCAGTGATAAGGCGCTGGGCTTCTTCAAGCACAGTCTCATGTCGTAAATTTTCTAGCACGGGATCTGAAGCCTCCTCCATCTGAAGTGCGTCGTGTAAGTTCTCGTGATACAACTTGCGAATCTCTTTCAACATTTTCGGCCCTTGTCTCTAGTAGTTTACGAAATGCATACTTAATATCTAAATCATGCTTAAGCTTTTCAACTTCTGGGCTAATAGTAATGGTTGCTTTAGCAACAGCAACCCTGTCATTTTTTCCGCCCTGCCAATTATCAATCATGCACCTAGCTTCAATAGAGTCTACAGACCGTTCGGCCTCTCGCTCATTTATTATCGCTATTGCTCTAGCTCCAGATAGATGATCATTCCATTGAGTAAATTGAACAAAAAGATCCATAAGACCTTCGTCATCTAGCTCTGTTATATCTCTGGGCAAATTTGGTATTTCAAAATCTGGCTTTGCTGAAAGCGTTATCCCTAATTCAGACAACGATTCTAGGACTTTTCTACTAATGCTCATTTGTCCCCCTAAATGGCTCACAACGTTTGCAGCCTTTTGTTGCGTCAATACTACACACTGGTGGCCTATTATTCTCTACGGCCCAGACTACGTCAAGTGCGTTGTCAAATATCTCTTTTACGAACTCAGGGTTATAGGTGACTGAAAACTCTTTATAGTCTTGATTTGACTTTAGCTCGTAAAGAAAAACTATTTCATTTGGTGCGGACTCTAGTGTGCCCTCTTCAACCATAAGATGAGTTAAGTGTAGGTATACCTGTCCCTGTAGAATGTGGGATCTAAAAGGCTGCCTAATGTTTTTCCAAGCAGCGTCTAGATCAGCGCCGCCATTAAATAGCGCTGGCATCTCCATACGAATTGTTCCCGGGCCTACTGACTTAATCTCTATGAGAAAGTCTTCCCCGAGTCCCTTTACCCAACCATCAGAATGGCCTGAGATTCTGTGCTTTGGACTAGATAAAGGGACTTCTCGATACTCATAAATACCTGTGCCAAGGTTAACCTCGTTAGAGACACCCCACACATAATCATTATCAGTCTCGCAATACCATTTGCCATAAAGGACACCCATATCGTTTAGCCAACCCTGCCACTTAGCGTGAACAGAATGGCCAACACTGAATATAGAACTAAGTCTAAGAGTAGGCTTCTCTCTAACCTCAACATAATTCCCATTTAATGCGTGATAGGCCGCAAGAGCGCACCACTCAGGCTTAATTATGTCAGAAGGGTGGAGCACATCCTGCGAACGCTCATCAAAAGGTTGAGCGAGCATATGACGCTCCATATAACCCAATAAACGAGTCTCTCGCTTATTAGCATCTAAGAAAGCTTTGAGCTTCTTACTAGAGACTGTTTGAGATTTTGCCACTTATTTTTCCTTTTCTAACCATTCATCCAGGGTAAGGCCTTGTTTTTCATACTTACGTTTCATAGCATTACGTTCTCTGTGGGACATGCCCCCAAAGATTCCATGAAGTTCGTCGTTGTTTACAGCTTCACGTAAACATTGCTTGCGAACAGGGCAGGCAGACTTACCGTCTTTGCCCCAACATATCGCCTTAGCTTTGTCTGCAATTGGCTTGTATAGTGCTTTGTCTCTTGGTGGAAAAAAGATTTCAGTGTCTTCGCCACGACACTTTGCATCATATCTCCAAGCCCAGGGAGGGTTTTCCCTGTTGTCCAATTATTCTCCTTGTAGTGAGTTTCGAAGTTCAAAAAAATCCTCCTCTCCAAGTATTACGTAGTTCTCCCCGTCAAGGTGTATACCAAGAATAGGTATACGTCCATCAAGAATAGCCTCCATAGTAATCTTTTTAAGAACATCTGATTTAACTGTGACCTGTTTTTTACCAGTCCACTTGTGCTCAATCAATAGCTCTTTGTTTCTTACGTCACCTTTTCTAGACCAAAAAGCTCCAGAAGCAGCAGACACAGACCCACCAATTACTTTTGCAAGCCTATTCTCATGCTTGCGCGATTGTTTTTGACCCTCAGTCCTCATTGCCCACCATTAAAACCGGTTGAGACTTTAAAGTATCAAGAACAGCCTTGCTTAGTTCTTCACTAAGATCAATCTCTTCACGAAGAGAATCAATCAAAGCTTGGGCTCCTTGCCACTTTCGATCACCGTAGTACATCCACCCTCCACGGCGTTCGATAATCCCGTTAAGGATTCCTAAAGCAACAATTTCCTTGCCCCTATCATACTCCCCTCCGGAGATAGCTCCCCCACCTGAGAAGTAGAAGTCCATATATGCGGTCTGTTGAGGAGGAAATGTCTTGTTCTTAATAGTTCTTACTCGAATTGTCTGACCCACACGCTTCTTATCCTGGCCTGTGCCTACCTCTAGCCAGTCATCGCGCTTTACTTCGCAACGAATACTGTAGGCGTAGTCCTTGCCTAGACCACCAGGAGTCGTACGAGGATCGCCATGCATAACGCCAATCTTCATACGATACTGATTAATCATTAGTCCGAGTACTGGTCGTTCTTCTTCAACGAGGTCTCTCTTGGTAGCTGACGCCACTTTTCTAAAGAACTTATTGGTAATAAGTGCGCCACGACCCACAGTAAATTCTTCCATGTGTTTTTCATCTTCTGCGCTAGGGACAAGGGCAGGAAGAGAATCGACAACGACCATGTCCACAGCCTTGCTTTCCATAAACTGAATAACCGAATCAAATGCATCCTCCATACTATTAGTTTCTACTAAAAGAACTCTCTGTGTATCAACCCCACACATCTCTGCGTAGCCGGTATCAAACTGTTCTGCTGCAATCCATACAACGGTGAAGTCTGGGTTTAGCTTTTGGTTTGCCGCTATAGTCTTTAGAGCTATCGCGGTCTTACCGTGTGAAGCCTCACCAACAACCTCTACCCAGTGATTCATTGGCCAACCCCCACCAAGAACAACATCTAGGGTTAAAGACCCGGTAGTAATTCTTTTAGGCACATGAACCTTGTCAGCAGTTACAACTGTGTGGTCCCCAAGCTTCTTATTAATTAAAGCTGCAATCTTTAGTACGTCCGAATTTAGAGCCATTATTGAATCCTATCTACTATGACGTTTGGTTTAAAGCCTGATCCTTGATTAGGTTGTTTAGCTGGTATTGCTGCACCGCCGCTGGAACTAGTAGAGATTACTCCACTTCCGGCTTGTACCAAAGGATACCCACAATCATAGCAGCGCATCAAGTTGGTTCCTGGAGGCGACATATAGTTTCCTGAGTTACATCCTGGACAACGGGTACTTTGACGAGAACTTTGAGCTTTACTCATAGTTTGGTCGCTAGCTTGATCGTAAGTAACCTGTACGTTTGGACTTCCCGGCTGATGCGCGTACGGCAAGTTAACAGGAGGACTAGTTCGTGGAGTAGAACTAGTATTAGGTTGGGTGCTTAATTTCTTAGCCCACCAGTCATTATTCGTCATCGTTTGATACCACCTTTGTTTCTAGTAAACCGAGATTCATTAAAGTTGAGATACAGGATACTGAAGACGACATAGATACTAATTTAAATAACCTAGTTAATTCTTCTAAAGCTTCTTCACTACCCGGAACAGCGCTATTAACAAGATCTGCTTCTATAGAGTATGCTGCACAGGCAATTTGCGCTGCTATCTCAGCATGAGAATCTATAAAAGGAAGTAATGCGGAAAACTGTGAGATTCGCTCTTCACTCGCACGTATTTCCATTTCTGATACCTCATCAGATATTGGTTCTAACCCCATCATTGTTGAGATCTTATCTGCAGAGTCAAAAATTGAATCATAAATTACTTGGCGAATAAGTATAGGCATAGATACATTAACTACGTGATCTACAATGTCATACTTGTCTTTACGCTTTCTAAATGGCCACATTACTTTGCCTCTCCCCAACGAGACACTATCTTAACATCTGCCAGCATAGGTATGCTGAGGGCGCGTATCTCCTCCATAGCTAGGCGGATCTGCTCTGCAGTCTCCTCAGCTAGGTAGTCTGGAGTAACAGTAACAAGCTCATCGTGAACGGTCAAAATTAGGCTTGCCTCATCCGGAATCATGGCGCTAGCTCGTACCATAGCTACCTTAATTAGATCTGCTGCAGAACCCTGAATCACGGTATTAAAAGCCTGTCGTTCAGCCCTAGACCGCTTCCACTGTTCTTTTGCACGAAGATCTGGCAAATAACGTCTACGCTTAAGCAGAGTGTTTACAAATGGGATAGGTGCTCTACGTCTGCTATCTGCAATCACCTGTCTTTTGTATCGATTAACTGCAGGAAACTTTGCAGAGAATGAGTCTAACAACTCACGTGCTTCGGTAAGGCTACACCCAATTTCGGTAGCAATCTTATCTGGACCAACACCATACGCTAAAGAAAGAACTAATACCTTTCCTGCTTTACGATCTACGCCCATTGTATTTCCAATAGTAGTGTAAATATCTTCTTTGTTTTGATACGCCTGTATCATGGTACGGTCGTGACTAAAAGACGCTATGATTCTAGGTTCTATTTGACTGTAATCAGCTACAACTAATTTATGTCCCTCTGGAGCAACAAAAAGATTGCGAATTGCTTTACCATTAGCAGTATGCGGAGCCGGCACATTCTGCAAATTCGGATTGCGACTCGAGAATCGGCCGGTCTCCGCACCATATTGAACAAAGTCTGTGTGAATACGCCCACGGTATAGAAGGCTTTCTTTTGCTACAAGCTTCTCTTTTCCTAACAAAGTTCTTGCTACGTCACCGCCAAGGTACGGCACTACATACGTCGTAAGAAGCTTATTCAATTCTGAGTACTTAAGCAGGTTACCTACAAGAGCATCTTTTTCTCTAAACATATCTATGGCAGGCTCGGCTACTGAGTAGTCGTTTACTGTAGGGGTTAAGCCGCTGTCTATTCTCTTTTGTCCCGCTGGAGTTGTTACCTTAGGCTTTAGTCCTCTACCCCCATCTTTTTTAGATGTAAATAGTAGTTGCTGTCGTTCTGGTACAGAGTTAATATTAAAAGCTCTGCCAGCTAAACCAAAGATAGTTGCTTTTGTTTTTTCTAATTGCTCGTCTAAATCATCTTTTAAGAGCGCTAGTTGCTCTACATCTACATCTGCTCCGTGTAGTTCCATGTCGCAGATAACCTTTAGAACATCCATCTCTAGGCTAAATATTCCCCATAGACCGTCTTCTTTTAGGCGCTCCTCATACCGCTTGTAGAGTTTCCAAGTCCATTCAGCATCTAATCCAGCATAGGTAGCTACCTCATCAAAGGAGTGGTCTTCGATCTTTTTACCCACTCCCTTGACCATATCAAAATCAAATTCTCTTTTTAAACAGTCATCTAATCCAAGATCAGTTCTGTCTTGACTGTTGATTACAAAAGCCGCATTCAAGGTGCAGAAAAAAGTAGGCTCTGGTCTTCCGCCCATGTACTTAGCCACGCTCTGTAGATCAAACTTTAGGTTATGGCCAACCTTTACCTTATCTCCCTTAAGTAAAGGCTTAAGTGCTTTAAATACTTCTCCACGAGTTAGCTGCTCAGGAGGCTCAGAAAATATCTTTGTTGCTTTTCGACCATCTTTACTGTAGTCATAGTCTGGTCGTAATTCTAATCCCTGCTCCATACGAGCTAAGGCAGAAGGCAGTAATGGGTAGTCAGTTCGTATGTATTGGCCATTTGGGTGGCCCATAGGAATAACATCTACGCGATCGTGTGTTGCGAGAGCGATCCAAACTACGTCGTTCTGTCTTGGATCTCCTCTGTGAGGGCCCATTGTTTCTACGTCATATACGAACGCGTCAACTTTTTCATACGCGCTTACAACTTCATCTAACTGTTCTTTAGTTAATACGATCCTCATTATTGCTCCTTGTTAAAGCTAAGGGGCCTAGTAGAAGGGAGGGTTTGCTCGGAAAGGCATTAACGAGCAAATCTAGGCCCCTTAGCATGGTTGAGAGATTACTGACCTTGGATGATTTCTTTAGCGATTTCATCAAGTTCCGCTGTCGTAGACATGCGGAGTGCTTCAGGTCCAAGTGGCTTCATTTTTGAAGTCAACTCAGATGCAACTGCAGGATCAATCTCCCAATCTTCAACAAGATCACGCTCTTTTACTGGCATGATTGAATATGAAGTTTTGGTTCCTTGACCAGACTTACTTACCGCCCAGTAAATATCTGGGCGATCTAGTGGACCGGTTTTCTTGTCAGAGTTTAGTTTCTCTAACTGACCGCACAAACGAATTCCACAAGTCATCATTTGGATCTGTGGTTCTTCATCTGAAAGGTTTACGACTGTGAAAGCAAACTTGCGTTCGGGCTTGTTGCCAACACGGGATAGTGGATCATTTTCCCAGCCAATGAAAGACTTCTTGCCTGGACGTTGAACCCAATGCTGCAAAAAGCTCATGGGCTCAGCAGATAGGAACTTGATTAGTTGTACATCTTCATCAAACTTGAAATCAGCAGTATAGGATTTATTTGCTTCAGACGCTGCACGTTTTGCAGCAGCCCATCCAGTTTGAATTACAGAAGAGCGATCAGGTACTTCATTCTCTGAGTCTTCTTCGAAGAGTTCTACAGAAGTATCTACTTCTGCAGTTGGGATATCGCTGACATAAGAGTCAACATTTGGAGCATCTTTTTTGATGCGTAGTGCATTTGCTTGAACTGACATTTGAGTGTTAGTTCCTTTCTTAGCCATAGCCATAGGTAAAGTCAAGAAACGGTTGCTTCTTGAGTGTGAATCATAGTCCAATTCTCCAATAATTCAATTGAGAGATCTGGCCAACGATTCCAATCAATCCGTGGAGAATCTAAAAGATTCCTGGATTGAAAACTGTGAATTGCAGACTCTATCATAGCACGGCTGTACATACGAGAGCCGGGCAGTTTCTTTCCATCTACAATTATTGATTTAAGTCTATAGGGCGCTCTAGGTATATATCCTTTTCTTTCCCACAACCGAACAGTAACCACTGGTCGGCCTAAGGCAAGACATAAAGATCCTACACTAAATAGCTCAACGGTTTTTCCTCCTGGTAAAGCTTTTACTTTACCTTGAGATTCCCACCCTTCTTTTACTTCCTTCTTTTTTGGTTCAGGAAAGGCTACAGATTTACGTTTGCGTTTAGACCCCGGATAATACTGGTCCATATCTTTAAACATTGAATCAATAGCATCAGACATAATTAACCCTTAGAAGGAATAAAAGCCCAAGTGATCTTCTTTGGAAACATTGCATCTACTTCTTCTTCGGTTAACTTACCTTCGTAAAGACAAGACATAATCTCATCTTCATCAACCGTAGGAACAGAACGAATGCAACGCTCTGCAAGACCGCGCTTTGTTAAAGTTAAGATTGCTGTGTCCATATCTAAAGACTGAGACACTCTACGTTGACGCTGCATAGAAACATAGCCATCAACTTCTTCTGGAAGAGATACCCAAACGTGACCTTTATCGTCAACTTCGCCGTGCTCTTCTACATACTGGTTTAACTCAGCTTTTATTTCATTTTGCTTTTTAGTAAACTCGTCTACTCTTGTTTTGTAAGAGATAAACTCCCGAAACTTTGCGACTAAAGGATTTCCTTTAGCCTCAGGTTTGCGTGCTGGTTCAGCAATTTTTGCCATTTATTTACCCTCCTTGATAGGTGTTTGTACCCTACATTAGATTTTTTCTTCTTGCAACTCTTTGATGTACACCTCTAGTGCACGGATTATGACATCGGTCACAGTCCTGTTTTCGTAAGCTGCCTTAGCCTTTACCGCTGCCCATAGGTCATCTGGGACTCTTATGGTACGGGTAGGCGTCTTTGGTGCATTTGGCACGGTCTTCTCCTAAACTATAGCGGACTGTAAGAATGCCCTCAAACTGCCCGCGGTAAGGTTTACGCCCCCACGGTCGTTTATGCCCTCACCATCTACAACAGCATTAGCTACAGCGCTCTTTTGCTCTAGAAGGGCGTGTTGCCGTTCTTCGATAGAACCCTGCATCAGGATATCCTGAATAACTATGCTCTTCCAGGTGCTTGAGGCACGCATTATTCTACCGTTTCTTTGTACGGCTAACCCTGCATTCCAAGGTAAATCGTAATTTATTAAAAGATTAGCCTGAGGTAGGTCTACCCCATATCCTCCGGCATCAGAGCTGACCAGCACTCTAACATTTGGGTCTGTTTGAAAACTAATCTTTGACTCTTCTTTTTCTTTAGCGTTCATTTGCCCTGTGTATGGAGTACTTCCCCACTCAATCAAAGAATCCCTAATTATGTCTACCATTTTTACATAGCTAGTAAAGATAACAACTTTATTGCCAGGATAGGCAGACAAAAAGTTATCTACATACTCTTTTAAAACAGCAAGCTTTGGTGCTTTTTTAATTGAATCTAGTAACCCTGAATCTTTTAACTCTGCTGCGTATTTAGATCCTTCTCCACGCATAGGGTTGTATATATCAGCAGAGTGGCGAATTAAATCTGGGTGATCGCACAACATGCGTAGTGAAGTTAACTTTGACATTATTTTTCCCCGTAGTTCGTCCATAGGACCACCTTGATCGCTCTGATGACCGTAGTGGGCAAAGATGTCAAAGGATCCGCCAAAAGAGTTTAGGGCGTCATCTAGGTCAGTTAAAAGCTCAGTAACTATAGAGTTGTACAGGTTTCTAGTGGCTGCATCAAAGAGTACAAATATTGGCTCAGCCATAAGTGACTCAGGTAAATACGGAGCTACATCAGGATCTGACTGGCGCTTTCGTACGCATGCCTTGCTTAAAGTTTTGTGTAGTACCGGTAAATTACGGTATCTGTCTACCCCACCAAATTGATTACGAACAATAAAGGTTGAGTCAAATAAATCAAATCTTCCTAAAACTTTAGGGTCTACGAACTGCATTATTGAGTATAGCTCTTCAGGCTTACCGTTCTCAATTGGAGTACCGGTTAAAGCAAATTTATAGGGGCTCTCTAGTTTCTTTACATACTTAGATCTTTTGGATCTAAAACTTTTGATTGCGGTGGCTTCGTCAATGACGATAAATCCTGTTGGGAGCTTTTCGATGTACTCCCAGTCGTTAACAACTTGCTCATAGTTAACAATGACATAATTAATGAGCGAATGCCCCCAGTCGAAGGCTTGAGCATACTGCGCTGCTCGTTGTTTCGGCGTTCCATCCACGACCAGAGTTGTAGAAGATCCATCAGTAAATTTCTCAATCTGTGAGGCCCATTGATATTTAAGGGAAGAGAGACAAATTATAAGGCCTGGTTCAGTAATCTTACCCTCATCCATCAAGTTTTCTAACGCCGCTATAGTCAAAACGGTTTTACCTAATCCAAGGTCGTAGGCAACAAGCATCTTTTTTCTAACCATCATTCGCTCTACAGCTTCAGGTTGGTATGGCAAAAGAGTACCTGTAAAGGTCATATTGCTAACGCCCCCATCACACAGTGCTTGGCTTGCTCGAGGCCTAAGTCTATCTGATCAGCAGACATATCCCCTATATCCTTTACGTCACTGGAAGTGTAATTAAAGAACCAGCACTCTATCCCAACCTTTCTAAAGGTAGATAGTAGGGTTTGACTTGACTTCTTGCCCGCCACATCGTTGTCCATGGCAATAACTAAAGTCTTTGCTCTACGCATTATCTCTATCTGATCGCTGCTTACGGTAGCCCCAAAGGTTGCTACGCCTCCTGGTATGCCCACAGAGGCTAATTTGACGGCATCTAGAGGAGACTCAACAACAATCATCTGATCCCCATCCCAACAGTCCAGGCCAAATAAAGTCTTTGACTTTGGGACGCCTGGAGGACGGTTAAAGAATCTTCTTGAAAGCTGACCCTTTTCTTGCCAGCCAAGCAGTTTGTTGTGGTCAACTGTTCGTATCGGTAGGATCCAAGAAGAATCGTTTGCTTGCCAGCGGACCCCATACCTATTGCAAGCATCAATAGTTATACCCCGCTCATTAGCTGCCCATATCGGCACGTCTCCAAAGACAGCTAGTCGAGCTTCGCTCATTGGTACAAGCCTAGGCAAATGGATGTAGGTTTTTTTAGCTTCATCCAACTGCCGGGATATAAAATCAATGTCTAACTCAACATCTGTTCTAAGCCATGATTTAGCTTTTTCTAGATCTCCGTACTCAAGAAGATCTGAGATGAGGGTTAGTAGGTTACCTTTGTAACCACAGGAGAAACAATTATGTGCGCCAGTAATAGCATTTATAGACCAAGAAGGATTATTATCTTTCTTACCGGTTCTGTACTCGTGCATAGGGCACATAGCCCCAAGTTCACGGCTGCGAGGAATCGATACTATGCTTAGGCGCAGTAAAGTACGCTCTACTTCTCCTTCACGAAACATAGGGCTTATCCACTAAGGTTGGCGCTAGGGCATAAGTACCGCATAAAGCGCATTCCATTTGAAGAAGATAGGTAGAAATTTCGTAGTCATCAAACGAAACTTTTACATTCCATAAGTTTGATTCGCAATGTGGGCAATCATGGTGAATTTCTTCTGCATGATCCATAGTGCCCGTGTAATCAGGTTTCAGCTCACGAATTGACTTAGGAGACGCGTGCACGTCGTCTTCTATTAATGCGGACTCTACTTCTATCTCGTGGCGTTGTGGCGCCCCATATCCCATCAAGATCCGGTTGAGATATCGCGTAATCGGCGCAAGGAACGACAAGAGGGCACTTGTTACAGATATCTTTAGCCAGTCTAATCTGAGTGTGGCTATTGTAGTCCTGCGGAAAAAAAAGTTCCGGATCTTCCTTAGCGCATAGTTGACGGCCATCATACGGATACTCCTGAGCCATATTCTTCAAACCTTCCCTCTTCCCAGTCCCAAAGTAGCTCTACTTCTGCAGGGCCACAGTTACGGCTTGCAACAATCCGCAACAATCTTGAACTATCATCGTTTTCATCTTGTCTTTGTAAAGCAAAGATCACATCCGAATCTTGGTAAAAAGATGAGGAGTAACCAATAGCATCTGCGGTAACTTGACCTCTACGCATTTTATGGGTCAATACCTGGGTAGTCATAACAATAGGTTTTTTGTGCTTTTGAGCTAGTCTTTTCATAGACCTCGTTATATTAGTTAAAGCCATAGGTGTGTTTGCCTCTCCAGTAACCTCATCAATCATTAAGTAAACGCCATCAACAAAAATAATATCTGGCTGAAGCTTCTCTATCTTTAAAGATAACCCAGTTATAGTTGAGGCTGTCACGGAGTCGGTCAAATAAAAATTATGCATGCCGTCCATATGATCTAAAGTTTTTTGGTACCTAGCTTCTTCTAAAGGAGTTAAAGCACCTCGTATTAATCTGCCGTGAGATATGTGGGCACGCATAGAGTCGTGCCTACGTTGTTGTTCCATGTTGCTCATTTCAAAAGATTGATAGAGGGGTACAAAACCATCCTCGTGAGTATTGACTGCCATCTGTAAAGAAAGAACTGACTTACCAGTCTTAGGTGGAGCAATTACAGTAACTAGCTGTCCAGGCTGTAACCCAGCAGTTGCTACGTCCATTACCTGGAACCCTGTAGCAATTCCCAATAGGCCATTTGGTCGAGTCTTAATATTTAAGTACTCGTCGTATCGTGTGTGAGTGTTCTTAGTTAAATCTATATCGCTAGTTTGAGAAGCACCCTCATCAGAAAGCTTGGCTACTCCTGAGCCCATTAAAGTTATTGCTGCATCATGGTCTCCAGCAGATACCGCGTCAGCGGCAAGTTGAACAACCTCAATAGTCTTTTGACGTTTACGGTACTCAACTAGTTGATCTAACAAGTATGAAATTGAATCGTCAACCGCCAAAAGGCGATAGGTAGGAAAATTATCTTTTACAGTTGTAGCTGTAGGAACTTCGCTGTACTTAGTCCAGTGCTGCCGTATAAATTTCCATACGGCACGGTTCTCATCAACGTAAAACCACTCGTCTTGTAGTCCGCGCTCTAGTAGTTCAGAGATGTCTCTATCGCGTACAGCTTTAGAGATTAATCTAATCTCGTTGTCAGCTGCCACTATTAATCCTCCCAATGTCAATGAACTTTCCGCCGTATCTTAGGCCACGTTCAGGTATATCTACAACTCCTACCAACTCTGGTCGGTAGGGCAACTCACTTACTAGATCTGAGATTGTTTGATAGGCAGTGTAGTAGTTAAACGGATTTGTGCCCAAATTATCTAGATCTTCTAATATGTCCTTCATTTCTTTTTTTGTGTATCCAAATCCAGCTATTTCCATAGAGTACCCAAATTTCTGTGCAAAGTTCCAAAACAAAGATAGGGCACGTCGGTTGTAAGTAACCTCTTCTTTAAAAACAGGAATACCCAAAACTTTTTTCATCGCTGGTTTGCGATCTAGTATGCAATCAAGAGTCACTACAACTCTCATTGGAACTTCGTTTGAGATATCCCCCCCTTTCATCCTTAGCCTACTTTTACTTGGCCATAGCGAAGTACCAAATCACGGAACTTATCCGGAGATTTAGAAGAGTCGGCTACCTCAGATTTAGAAGCAGATCTTTTTATTTCTTTTTCTACAAGTGGTTCAACTTGCGTGGTGTGCTTGCATTTAGATCGTAAACTAAATCCGTTACAACTACATCGCATTTTTCCTTCTTCGTTTAGTTGAACTTCACTAACACCTGTTGATAGTGATATAAAAAATTGAACTGTTCTCCAAGTCATATTGCTCTCCTATCTCCTTCTGTTGACTCTACAACAATTGGCATAAATGCTTCTTTGACAAAACTACCCATAGGTTGACCGTAGGTATCTCCCCAGTCTTTTATAGGAACGTTAGTTGTTACTATAGTTGGGAGGCCAGCGTTAAAGCGAGCCCGCAGTAAAGCATCAAAAGTATTCTCTGCCCAACCAGACGCGGTTCGATATTCTTTACCAATATCATCTAAAACTAAAACCTTAATGTTTAAATGCTCGGGAGCATCTGCATAGATACCGTCCATAAGATTTTGAATTTCACTTTCCCCGTCATCTTCCCAGTTTCGCTTTTGAAGCCGTAGAAGCTTGGGATAATCCGTAAAATACGCCGGACGGAGGGGAAGCCTTTCCGGTGTACCTATAACGTCTCGTGGAATAGTCCTTAAAAGCTCCTGGAGGACCGTAGAGGCGAGAGTAGTCTTTCCGTGACCAGGTTTACCCACCAGCAATAATCCGAGGCCGCAGGTAGACGTTCCAGGAGCTTTTATAACATTTCCTAACCTGACTGAATTAAGCCAAGCCTCTACAGAGTCTAATACTGGTCCCTGACCTTGGATATGGGCGTATGGGCGAAGATCAGATAGTTCTAGCCCAATACTTTTAATTGGAAGGCCAGCAGCGTTTATCTGAGCCCGCACACTTGGCGCAAGATCTTTTAGGTTATAGCTCATTTGCCCTCCAGCAGTTTTAACATACGTTCTTGATTAGCAAGAGCATCTTCGTCCACAAAGTCAGTTTCTGCAACTCGAGAAGTAATGCCGTGGATAGTTGGGTAAAACGCAATAAACCTGCGCCATATCGGCTGACCTATGCCGGCATCATTCAAAAGTCTAGGGTCAGCAAAGAACACGCGGATTGCTTTTAGGATTGAAAGGTTTGTGGCGTCAGACTCCGAGATAGTTTTATTGATCCACTTGGCTAACTGCTCGCCGTTAATCTGACCTGGGATACCAGAAGCCTTTTCACGGACTAGGTCGTAAAACTCTGAGACAAGATCTTTTGAGTTCCAGGTTTCCTCTGGTCGCTCGTACCTACGCATACTTGCTGGTACCGCCTCAAACTTAGTTTTCTTGTACTTGGCATTACGCATTGCCTTTTTGTCTTCAATTTTGCCGACAGCCCCAGGAGCCTCGTCAATATCAGATCTCTTCTTTGGTAAATTCTCATCTAGGTTTGGCCAACCCATTTCGATTCCTTCCTTCGGTTTCAGCGCAGCTGAAGTATTAGAAGTACGTAGTACTTCTAATACATTTAGACTAGTAGTTATATCATTAGTATTAAGTAAGCTATATAGAGCGCCTGGATTACCGACGCCTGATAATCCGTCGTCGGTGAACTTCAAAGTAGTGCGCCATTGACCTCCAACTTGTGCTTTTACGGCCTTTATGTAGCCAGCATCTTTGAGTTCTTTCATGGCAGAACGAATCGCGTCCCGACCTTCCGGGACTGCTGTGGATATTTCATCGGCAGATAGAACTCTGCCTGTTTCTATATAAAACGCATATAGCCCGCGGGCGCGTAGCGATAAGTATGGATTAGAATACGGTGATTGCATGTAGACCCCCCTCTACAAAAATCTTACAACCTATCTACCCTCTTTGGCAAACCACGCATTTCACGGACTGATGGTCCCGTAAAAACTTGTTCTACCAACAAGGACATAGTCAGTCCTAAGAACGTTGAGGCAAGACAATAAATCAAAAGGGGTAGCCCCGAAATCCCTAAGATTATGGAAGAAGGAATTGCTATGGCTGCGGCAAGTAAACCGCGCCACTTTCCAATAGATACTATAAGTCCTTCAACTGCTGTTAAAACACAGGCAGTTGCGAGTGCGGCTATAACAACATTTGTCATAGGCCAGAGGCTACTCTCTAAAAACAACCCTGTCAATATGGAAGGTTTGACCTATAGCAGCTGTGGCGGTAGTGGCGCAAGTTACCCTTAGTACGGCATAAGAAGCTCCAGCAGTGTCTTCTGCGGCAACATTGGTTGCTATATAGGCCCAACGAGTTGTATCAGTTACTGTGGCTACGGCAGTTTTAGTAATTATTAGGACGTCAAATTCATCATAAAATTTTACGCTTAGGGTGTAGACGCCGGCGGAGTTAGAGTTTTCTGGTTTTACGGCAATTGATGCGTAGTAGCCACGTAAACCTAATAAAGGAACCTGTGCCGTAGTAATACCAAACGTACTTGCGGCAGTTGATGTTACTTTACAGAACGCTGTTCCGTGTGTGCAGTTTCCCTCAAATAAAATGCCGCGAGTTACTGTTCTTGATAGGTTAGCTGAGACTCCAGACCAAGACCCTAAATTTTTTTCAAATGATGCTGAAGGAATCAAGGAAGTTTCAAGATCTGGGTATGGAATAGTTGTTTTTCCTGCTTCTATACACCAGCTACTTCCTTGTGGAAGAACTTTTGGCAATGTATAATACAGCCTAGTATATTTTTCGTAGTAGTTAGACCAATAGTTACTCTTGCCCCCATGTTGACTTTCTTCTCTAGAAAGATACATGTTTTTAGTTATGTCCCCAGTATTTGGACGAGTTACTACTCCAGAACCTGCAGGGTCTGCAAACTTTGAAGGTACCCTCCCTAGTTCTGCTTGAACTCCATCTATATAAAATACGGCAGCGGAGCCAGATCCTGTAGATAAAGACACAGTTAATGTGAAGGTAGTTTCCCCAACAGCAGCAATTCTGTTAACGTGTATTCTTGTCCAATAATCTTTATTAGTTTCTTCTACGTCAAATACATTTGCTGCCTGCCCATTTGTAGAAATAGAATATGCGCCCGCTTTATTCCTCACATAAGCTGAAATAACTATGTCTTCACCACCAACAGCTGCGTTTGGAAGAGTAACTACTGTAGATATAGATCCTCCGCCAGCTTTACTTACTTTTCCTTGTTTACTTCCGTATAAAGCTGGAGATATTTCACTTACAGACGTAAAGGTAGTCCCTGCCTCAGCAGTCCAACCTGTAGTATCTTCTAAAGAAGGATTAGATACAAAATTAACGACATTTTTAATTTCCCAGTGACAATCTGCTGGCACGTAAAAAGTAGAGGTATTTGGGTTTGTTGGGGTAGGTGCCCCATTTCCTTGAAAAAATGAATCAACTGAAGGTATTTGCTGCAGCAAAGCCGCATCAAAATAAAACACATCATTAGCTGTTGCGGCTTCTGTATACACAGATACTTTTGCTAAAGGTGTCCCGGAGTCCTTAGTTTGTACTGGTGCTACTGACGTAACTGACAGTCTTTGGGCGGTAGAAGTAAGCGTTACCGTTTCAGAATCAACATAATAGGGGGCTATAGGATAATACTGACCATTTACATCACTAAGAATAGTAACTTGATCATAATCTGATTGTTGTGAGGAGTACTCAATTCTTGCTTTTACTGCGCGGGTAGCGCCACTAGCATAAATACTAAAAGTATAATTTGCTCCAGGAACAACAGGTACCCAATCAGAAACAAAAGCTGCCGTGCCAGTAGAGGTAGCCTTTACTTTTGCAACCGCAGAACCAAAAATTTTTGATGTAGATGGGGGATTAAAGTCTTGGGATATTGTAGCGTTTAGCGCTAACCAGTTAGCAGTACTATTATCAAATCCAGGGTTAGGAAGAATATTTTCTTTTTCTCCAGAAATTGTTACTATGACTTTTCTAGCGTCTTGATATTCAAGACTATACTCAGTTTCAGCAACCTGAAACATATCAAATAAAAGATCGGTGCTGGCAGGAACGCCCTGTAAAAGTATTTCTACGCCCGCGTATACCGCATTTTCTGGCGGAAGTTCGTTTGAAGGGGTTTTACAAGAAAAATAAGCCCAAGAGTTAGTTATTTCTGTAACCTGTCCTGAAAGAGTAGTCGCACTAATTCTAACCCCATCTTTATCAAAATAAACAAACTGTCCTAATAAATTTGGGTACGTAGCAGTAGCAGACGTTCTTGCAGCTTTAGACCTAACCCAACCAGTAAAGGTATATGTTTTTCCTGCTTTAATAGGTATTCCATAAGATTTTGCAGATATGGCGGTGTTCCACCCTACTAAAGCAATTGCTTGTTTATCAGACGTTCCTGTAGAACCCCTGCTTAATTTCATAAATCCAACAGTTCTTGGCGGATAAATATTGTCATAAAAATTTCCGGTAGGCGGAGTTATCTCTACCCCTATATCAGCTAAAGATGTGGAGTATTTTTGCTGCGTTAATGTCCACCCAACGTGAAACGTAGAAGAGCTATACCCGGACCCAGTTGATGGCTGAATAACATTTGTCCAACGACCGATAGACTCTTCAAAGGAAGAGTCGTTGTAATCTAACATTAAATTGTGGCCAGTTCGGATACTAGTATCCCAATGAGTTAAGGCTGTTGTGTATGTAGATATTCCTTTAGAAGTTCCCTTAGAAGCATTAATTATATTTCCAGCTTTGTAGAGAGATCTATGGTAGGTATCTCCTAAAGTAGGCTCATATTCAAACCCTAAATCTTGAATTTTATTGCGCAATAGGGCTGTAGATATTTTTTTAAAGTTTGAGCTTTTTTCTAAAATCTGCGCTTCAGCACGAAGTCGATCGTAGGCAAAAGAATAAGCAGATAGAGTTTTGTATAGCTCATTAGTTGGCTCTGTTTCTCCAACTGAGTCTCCTTCACCATAAATATTGTTAAGCCATACTCTAGGTATCCACTTACTGACTTTATTTATAGTGTCTGTACTAATTACAGCTAAAGCTTTTGTGTTTCCACAGTTTATCCACTTAATTCCGTTAAATACCCAAAATGAATACGTAATTTCAGAGTTTTGCTCTAAAGTTTGCACGTCTATTTTAGATAGACGATAAGAGCTTATTACATCTTCATCCACAGAAATTCCGTCATACGGAGTTAGTGGTGCCCCAGAAAAAGATTTAATTAGTTTCCAGTGCGTTGGGGAAGGGTCCTGGGGATCGGTAATTACAGATCCCCAAGTTAAGGATATAGCCTGATACTCATACGACCAGGCAGTAAGGCCAACGTTATAAAAAACACGGTTGTTTTCTATTTCGCCGTATTTAGGGGACCCATATTGCGTAAACGAATATTTAGCCATCTATTAGGTTACATCCCAGCTAGTAGAAAAGGGTCAAATCTAACTGCCTGTGCTTGCTCAAGAGCCGATGTAGCTGTAGTATTTAGGTCTGTGTATTCTGAGCTTCCTACATATAGCACGTTTGCAGTACCAACTTTAGGAATTCCTAAGCTGTTTAAATTAAATCCTAGAGCGTCGTTAGATGCCCTGCTTTCAAATAAATTAGCAGTTCCCGCAGTAGTTTTTACAACTAAAGCTACAGTTCCAGAAGGAGGTTGAATAGAGTCTCCAACTTTTTTTACGTAGGGGCTTGATGCACCGGTGCCGCTAACTAACCCCGCCTCAATATTATTTAAACGCTCGTCTATAGAGACCCAAGATGTAGTAGCTGAAGTAAATGTGCCGCCAAAAGAAGAAGTAAGAATATTAGTGCTTGGATTTCCGGTAAGAGCTATTGACATAGCTCTAATTTCATTTTGAAGCGAATTTACGTGGTCCGCAAGGACAGTGTCAACTAAGTCAACCTTGTTTGTAAAAGGCCTAATATTTACTGGAAAAAATTGAGACACTATTTTACCTACCTATCCTTAGAGCAATCCGCCGTCTGGCGTAATTATTAATGCTACTGGCAACAAATAAGGGATCTGATTTGCTGCAAGGGTTATTGTAGCTACACCAGACCCATTATCTGTGTTTAACTTAGTTAAAGTTATTGATTCTACGCCCGCAATTCCAGCTGCTTTTGATATAACAGAGGATAGGGCGATAGTTCTTCCAAAGGTATTACTTTCGTAAGAAAATAGGCCGCCGGCGTTTAAAAAAGCCTTGGCAATATCTAGTTTTACAGTGTTTCGTTTAAAAGCAGCCCCAACAACTACGTTCATAGATACGTATATGGGCACATATGTAGGTTGAACAATAGTTAATGTTGTTCCTACAGGAATTTTATCGGCTAAGTACTTTTTAACATTGCTTTCAAGAGTAGTCCAAGTAGAGGTTGGTGATCCTCCCGCAATTCCGGGAGTATTAGTTCCATCATTTTGAGTCTGTATGTACAAAGTTACTGAACTGTAAATAGACGATATTGCTTTAGCTCTACCAATTTGTGGGGTTTGATTTGCTAAAAATTCGTAGTCTTCTAGGGTCACTGCACGTCTGCGGGCAGAAATTGCTGATTTAATCTTTGTGCGTAGTTGATCTGAAGTATCAGCATCTGCTCCGCCAATAGCTGAAGCATCATTTGTTACAGACAGATAAGAGACTGCTTCGGGGTCTATATTTCCGGGAATAAAAGTAACTTCAGTGATAGCACTAGATACCACATTTCCTGCGGCACCAAGGCTTGTTTTATACGAGGCACTTATAAGTTGTCCTGTAGGAGGAACTGCACCATTAACCCCATCTCCAAATATAACTGTTAAACTTCCATCTGCATTTTGAGAAGTTGTAAATACTAGGGCTGTTGGGCCATACTCAGAAAGAGTGTCAACATAAGACCACGCAGAAAATGCAGCTCCTTGCCCTACATACACAATAAGTGAGCTATCTACAAGGCCAAAGTCAGGAATTACTATTTCTTGGCTTGACTCGCCTGTAGATGACCCAAGACTTGCTGGTAATGGCTTGTTATTAACTGGGTTAATTAAGTCGGGACGATCAGTATTTACTGTCTTACCTTCTTTTGCGGTAAGAGTAATTGTTGCTGCGGCCGCTAGCTGTGTAGCAGACTGAGTAGTTTCAAAGTAAACTTCTGTATACGGCCCATATGTTAATGGGGCCATTATTTGAGTTCCAATAGGAATGTCTATTGGGGCAGCGCTAGTATTTGTAAAAAGCACGTTTACTGTAGCTGGAGTAGGTCCAGAAGGTTTGTATCCGTACAAAGCTGCAAAATTTAAAAGAGTTTCCCGTTTTACGGCAGTTTCTACTGATGACTCATTAGCTACTCGGTCTAGATAGTAAGACATTACGTCTCCCATATAGGCAAAGGCTTCTACAAGAACGGAGCCTAAATCGGAAGGGTCTGCGGTATCCCAAGCTTTACCTGTTCTTGAACTAATTAAGTTTATAAGATCAGTCTTAAGGGCCGCAAAATCTCTAGAAGTGTAGTCAATCTGGGCCATATTATTTAAATTTGAACTGTCGTATGCCATATTACCTAACCGCCGTTACTGTTCCATCAGAACTGAATAGTGCACTACTTACATCTAAGGTCTTTATTGTACTGTCTGGAAGCATTACAGTAATAGTTACCTGAGCTTGCCCGCCATATTCTGGAAGTAGAGTTGAGATGCTCTGTATCTTAATCTCTGGCAACCAGACTCTTACCGCGGTGCTTACCGCCTGCTTTATAGAGGTGTCTAAAACATTTTCGTTTTCAAATAATGCTTGCATAAGGTCTGTGCCATAGGATGTAAGCATTGGTCGTTGTCCTACATTTGTCGATAGTAGAGTTAATAGGCGATCTAACCAAATTTTACTAGCCCGTTCTGTAATTTCTACAGCCCCATCTGGGGATAAAGTATAGGGGTAGTTTATAGCGCGGCTCATTGCACTCCTATCCATACTGGGTACTCAGGGTCTCCCGCAACAAACATAACCCATACTAGTTGTCCAACTTTAGGGATAAGTCGATGCGGGGTGTGTTCCGCCACTCTAACTGGGGCTGAAGATCTATTAGTGCCAAAACCAGCCTCTATAGGGTCTATATCTAATCCCTTAGGCGTTAAGTCTTGTTCTTGAGCATCATTCCATCGTTGAGTAGTATTTTCTATTGTATCGTGCTTATGGGTCAATTGATGGGTTGTATCAGGAGTTTTTCCAGCATGATTGTTTGTATGGGAAAAAGTAACGGTCACGCTGTGAGCATGGGCCGGGTCTCCTTCAGTAGAGGTAGTAAATGTAGCGCTATGGTTTCCGTGGCCTAACAACAGAGCCGCCACTTCAGAAGCTAAATGAGGAAGGTGGTCGGGGTGATTTGCCATATTTGTTATAGGCTGGCAAGACCGAGCCCAGCCAGAAATTTCTTGACCAGTAGACTGCTGTACCTTTACTTTAATTCTATTCTTTCTTAAAGGATCTTCTATATCTACTACTTTAGCCTCATATATACCAAAAAACCTAAATCGACCTGTAGGATCCATTCCATAGTCTTGATCATTTATAATCATTAACTAACCCTCTCATTCGCAGCCCAAGTAACTGGGCGTTTAATAATAGAAAAATCTGGAACAACATCTTGACCCAGATCATTATAGGGCTTAACGACTACAGAGCTTGGAGGCGTGACTCCGTAGTTAGGCTCTAAAGTAGAGTTATTTATTGAAAAAGAATAGTCTTGGAGCGTAGATAAAGCCGGTGTTATAGCTTGTCCCGAAAGTTCTCCAGATATGTCTCTTTTTGAGAAGGCTTTATAAGCGTCTGGATTAGTTTGACCTAAAATATCTGTGCCAACCTCCAGTTTCATCATATATCTTGCTGGGATTCCACCAAATATGTGTTTAACTGAAAGAACTGTCCAATACCCATCCATCCCGTCTGGCAATCCGTCTAAGTAAATAGGCTCATACGGTTTAACTAGGCAGTCTCCAATTAAATTTACTTTTGCCCTATAAGCATATCTTTGAGCGTCAGCAAAGTCATTAGCAATATATTTACTTTCAGTAAGAGTAGTGGCTACCTCAAAAACATTATGCTTAGTAAAAGCTGCTTTAGAAGATCCGCTATTACTTTTGTTTACCTTAGAAAATCTAGAGTTTTTAGAAGTCATTGAAGGGCCTCCCAAGCTTTAAAGTCTGCAGAAGTTTCTTCTACTACAACAATTCCTTTATCTTCAAATTGAAAGTCTTTAAGCGCATGCTTTGTTTCAATAATTGTGCCTGTTTTTTCATTATACCCAGTTATAATTCTGTCTACTCTTGAACCCAGTTCTGGAGACTCATCTGAAACTATTGGATCAAAAGAAATAATGCTACCCATTGCTCTTTCAAGACGAGTAACAGACCCGCCAAGCTCTTTGTCTACATAGTTAAAGTAAGGTGCTTGATCTTTTTTATTAGCATAAATTTTATTTTTAGAAACAAATATAATTGTTGTGCCCTCAACTCTTAGCGCAAATCCAGTCTGCTTAGCTAAGCGGCGTAATAGTTGCCAGTCACTTTGTCCAGCTTGAACTATAGTTTTTCTTACTCGAGGGTGCCTTTGAGTAACAGCTTTCATACCATATTTAGAGGCAACTTTTTTAACAACCTGGTCTGCGGTAACATTTTTATAGATTTTTTGGTCTGTATTTTTTAATAGGTATGACGCAGATACGCATAAAATATTTGTATTTTGAGCGTCTGATTCATTTATAGGCTCAACAGAGTACACATACCCATAAAAGTTTTGTTTTATATTATTTGTACTATAAGTAAATTGAATTGGGTCACCTGAAGACACAACTGTGCCGTCAGAATAAGGCTTACCTTTAAAGTGCAGCATAAGACGATCATGTTGATCCCTGTCTTGATACAGCTCTGCGCCTATTAGTATAAGTTTAAACTCGGGAGCTTTAGGAAAAGAAACCTTATACGAATTGTACTCAGCGCTAGATTCCCAAGGGAAAAATTTTCCAGGACCATTACTTAGCATACGGCATCCTTATTGTTGTGCCGGGTTCTATAGAAAAAGGGTCAGAAATTAATTGGTTAATTTCTAAAATTTGCCACCAATATTTAGAGTGGCCTATAAAATTTTTAGCAAGCTCCCCTAAAGAGTCCCCATCTTTCCACACGTAATCAATATATTTATAGATAACGTCATCTGGAAAGTATCTAAACACAGCAATAGTGTACTCGTTTGTGTATTTGTGCTTAACTTGGGCAAGAGGCCCATCATAATACCTAGATACTCTATCAATCATGGTGTTGTCGTTCCTGTACTTGCAGTTTTACTTGCATTTGGGTCAACTTCAGGTATTGTAGAGTCTTCTTTGTTTTTCTTCTTTAAGTAATCGTCAACAGTTGATCCTGATGGATACCTTAAGAAGCTAATGCTGACTATTGAAAGCATTGGAACCATTTTGTCAGTAAAAACTACGTGGTCTACGCTTATGTTTTGTAGGGATCCATAATACCGCATATTGTCGTGAAGCACGAACCATAGGGGTACTCCAGTTATGTATCCCTTATCCGCAGACTCTCCATCATAGGTTAATAGCGAGTTGCCTTTCATATCTCTATTTCCGTTAACAGCTCTATATAGAAATTCAAGGTCGTACTCAGTACCTCGCAATAAAATTCCCTCAACTTCTTCTTTAGATAGCTGTCTAGGGTAGTTTTTTGAATGTAGTGTTGGCGCTGCTTTTAGTGGCATTAACTCAGTCATATCGGCAATTCTATTTAAGTAAAGAGTAAAATTAACGGCAATATTTCCAGCAATGAGGTTTGCGGGATCTTGAGTAGATAAGGTCCAGTCAATAGACGTATTCATAGGAATGCTATAATTCATACTTTGGGGGTTGTACATAAATTTAAATCCAAAAATAGGTACTTTACCCTTTGTTTGAGTAGCTACGTTTAAAGATTCTGCAGCTCCTTGGCTTTGAAAAATACGGCCAAGGTTATTTCTACTATCTACAAATTGACTAAATACCGAGTTTGCCTTAAAGGTATCAATAACAATGCTTTTATTTTCACGCATGGCGGTTTCGTAGTCAGCAACACGTACTCCGTGAGATATGCCCCTAGACACATAATGTGCAGGTGGGTTGTACGTAATACTGTCCGTGCTAGGTATAGTTAATCCACCCTCTGGTGGTTCAGGGGTCGGGGCTACTGGCTCCTCACAGTTTGCAGAATTAGCTTTAAGGAGCAATTGTTTAGCGTATTTCTCGCTAGGTTGTTTTACAGGTGAGCCAACTAATATTCCGGCCGTGTCAAATCTGTATAAAATCCAACTAGTAGCTATCGCCGCTGGGAAACGAATGTCTGGCTGCGTAAATAGTATTTTTAAAGCTAACCATTGTTTTTTACACGCATCGTAAACTATGTTATATTGATAATCTGGCACATTAGGTTTTTCAGAGTAGTCATACCACGAAGTTCTAGTTCCTGCTAGAGGTGGGCTTGGGACTGCCCATGTAGTTCCAGGAAACATAGCATCAATAATTAATTTAAAAGGTCTAGTTGGCGTTGTTGCTGCAGCAGTAAAGTTAACAGCTGGTACCTTTCCTTTACGGTCATAATTAACGGCATCAAAGGGCAGCGGCGTAGATGACCCAACTTTAACACTTATTATTGGCCTAGCAGTAGTCTGTACGTCAGAAGTAACATTAAACCAAAATACTGTGCCAGAACCTCCACCTACGTTTGATTCTGGCTCTTGTTTTATTCCAGTTATTGTTCCCTTAAAAGTTGTGTTAGCAGTTACAGTTACGTTAACGCCACCCTCTTCGTTATCGCCAAGGAAATTAATAGCCAATTGGTTGCTTTGTTGGGGGGTTCTTTTATAGACTCTAATTCTATATTGAACAGTATTTCGTGTGTTTACCTGTTTTCCATCAGAAGGTATTAAAACCCACTCATTACTATAATAAAAGTCAACTGTTTCTCGGCCACCACGCGCCGATGAACTTGAGCCTGCTGCAGAAACAGAGTAAGTTATAGGACTTATATCTGAGTACTCATACGCTTGAACTGTGTAATAAAAGTCAGCTGCTGAAGTCATTAGTATGTCCCTATTCCATTTAAGCGTAGTTCGTCTTCTAAGACTTTTTTAAATTTTCTAACCATAGCTTCAGCTTCAGCATTACTTGCTTGAGCTATTTGAACGTGCATGGTCACATTTATGTCTTGTTTTGAAGCTGTAGAAAAACTAGACGTACTACGTGAGCTATTAACAGCTTGTGCACCAGTAGTGGCCCCAAGAGACATAGACTGCGCAGATCCAATATTTTCTGACCCGCCAATACCGTCTGCCCCACCAATACCTGCGGCTTTTTGTGCTGTTGCTGCATCATCTAAAAATTTAGTAAATTTGCCGCTAGTAAAGGTTGTCCAACCTTTCCAATGCTTTCCTTGGTTACTTTTTTCGTAAGCAGCTGCAATATTATACTCTGCATTCTTTAATCTACTGCCGTCACGATAGGGGTCACTATACGCTTTCCAATCTTTTAAGGATCTAATTTGGAACGCGCCATAGCTAGGGCCCCATTTTTCAGACACTAAATGTTTATCACCAACTGCGTCTGCCCGACCGCCGGACTCAGCTAAAGCAACAGCAAAAGCAGTTTGAAGTGACTTTCCTCGAAAACCTTTTGCATATAGCATCTGCATTAACCCTTTGCGGCTTCCTCCGGTCATGCCAGAGCTGTCTCCTGAAACTGGGTTTTCTTCTGAGTTAATGATTGCTGTTCCTCGTTTTTTACCTAAACCTACTTTACCGCCGCCGTAATTACTAACGTCTTCCCAACCTACGGGGCTTCCAGAGCTTATTCTGCTGCTTATTAAAGATCCTAGGTCAGCGGAGCTTATGTCAGATAGTGAAGTAGACCCCGCTGAACCGCTTCCCGAAATTGAGTGAGTAGAGTCTTGTTTATTTCTATTAAATAATCTATTAATTACTTTTCTACCTACGCTAATTCCGGTAGTAACCATGTTTTTAATAAATTGAAACGCTTTGCCAAAGAATGATTTAGGATCTTTTCTTCCCTGAGCACCTACGCCACCATGGTCTCTAACCTCAAAGTGAAGGTGGGGACCAGTAGATGTTCCGGCGCCTGAAGAGCCCTTAGCTCCACCAGACTTTGCAACTTCTTGCCCGCTAACAACTTTGTCGCCCTTTTTAACAAGAAGTTTACTAAGGTGAGCATACATAGTTGATTTACCACCAGCATGCTTAATAATTAAATATCGTCCATATTGACGGTGCATTCCTGTTTCAGAAACTGTTCCATCTCCTGCAGCCGAAACAGAACTTCCTACAGCTACGCCGTAGTCAATACCTGAGTGGTTTGAACTAATGCCTGGGTTTCTTGCAGCAGCGCCTGGACGTGGACCATAAGGAGAGGTTACCTTTGTTCCAGGAGGAACTGGCATTTGTAAGATATTTCCGTTTGCTTTTGCAACAGTTGATGCAACGTTTCCACTTGTTGGCATTTCTGGGCCACCCATTCCATGGGAACAGCCCATTGATCCGTGGGAACATCCTCCGTCCCCACCTCCCATGCCGCCGTCTTTAACTCCACCAGTTGCTAAGTTTCCAACTCCACCTGCAGCAATACCTGCAAAAGCTCCAGGTACACCGCCAGCAGCTAATCCAGTAAGTCCGCCTTGACCTAAATCAAATGCAAAGTTTCCTAGCCATTTAGCCCAACCAGGTAACTTACTACCTTTTTTATTTAACCACTGCTGCGCTTTTTCCATTCCCGTGTAGATACCCGCAGCTAATCCAAGACGGCCAAATTTTGCTAACTTAGACCCCTTAGCAAGAATTCCAGTAGCTTTAAATTTACCTTTACCGGTAAGCATACTCATTAAACCTGCTCCAAGCCCTGTTGCCCCAGCAGCACCCGCAGCACCCGCACCACCACCACCAGCTGCAGCTGCAGCAGCGCCTGGCCCAATAATTCCAACACGTTTTGCTAAATTAGCAGCCAGTAACATTTGGCCTATGTTCATTGCGCCGCCAGCTGCCATACCACCAAGATTAGAGAGTGTAGCGCCAGTATTACCTGCTCCAGGAAATGTTTGAAGAGCACCTTTAAAAGTCATAAGTGCTTGAGTTACCGAAGGAAGGGCTTCAGCAAGAGAGCTAAACCCATCATTTACAGATGCAGTAGTTCTAAGAGCTACGTTATAGCCCCCTACTAATCCAGACTCTGTAGCCTGTAACTTTCTAGCTTCGCTAGTATTGTATCTAAATTGTGATCTAATAGGGCTGTCTTTAGCTACGCCCATTAAATCTAATGCTTTATTTGAATTGTTTAGGTCGCTTTTTTTTAATCCCCCGCCTTTTGACGCACGAGCAACAATTCCTGCTTGCAAAACTCCTAGAAGATTAGGGTCTCCGCCAGCAACAGCCATAAGAGATGCATAACCCTTACTGTTTGGGTTATATACCATCTGCGCTTGTTCTGCGGTTATTTTTTTGCCGCCATATAAAAAGTTATATGTATCATTAATAATCTGATTCATTGGTCTTTGGTTACCCTGAGCGTCGCGAGTTTTTACGCCCATACGTAAAAAGCTCATGCCGTTCATACCAGCAATTGCGCCAGCTACTTGCTCATTTGAACCTCCGCTTATTGCGCTAAGCCCACCAATTTGGCCCATAACGTTTTTAGAGCTTCTAGTATTAGCTAAGTATCCACCTTGATAGGCAAGAGCTGAAGCAGCCATAGTAGGGCCCATAGCGCTTGTAGCACCATTTCCTACTTGTTTATTTGCAAGCCCAAGAGCTTGACGCGTAGACATCCCACTTCTACCCGCGTAAGTGTCTAAAGCCATTCTCTGGGTAACAGCCGCCATAGTGTCTGGGGCCATTGAATACGCCAAGCCACCAACAGCAGCGGTTGCTAGTGCAGCTCCGCCAACAATTTTTTCAGTGCGAGTAAAGCTGCCTAGGCCAAGTTTCTGGTTTCCATCATACTTTCCACCAGTAGCGGCAGACATAGCCTTAGCGGCTTTTTCAAAATTTTTGGCAAATTTATCAGACATGTCAACTAACGTCTTCATGTCTTTTATAAAGCCTTTACCGGCTTTATCCATCTTACTTGTGGTGCCCGCAGCCTTTTTTTCGTCTTCAGGGGTCACTAAGTTTTGACCTTTTGCCGCCATATTTATCTCACCGCCTTAGGTTTCATTGCAGCTTTACTTAACCAAACCATTCTTTCTCTAAAAGAGAGGGAACGAATATCTGTTAACGTCCATCCTGGATAGTGCTGAGCTAGAAGATCGTAGCTATCCATTAGTACGTCATAACTTGACTCATTCTCGAAACAAATCCGCTAACGTTAGCGGTAGCGACACCTCCTGCTCGCAACTTGAGCATGTTTTTTTAATCTCGCTTAGTTGTGGGCCCGGGTTGCGATTGGTTATTTCTTCAAGTAGTGCTCGTCGGTCTTTAATGCTTAGATCACGGATCTGTTGAACGCTCATTACTGGCGCCCCATTAATAGAAGCTATGCAGCCTTTAAGCAAGATAGTATCTAGCTCAGCTGAGTTCTTATTAGTAGCATTGACTAGTGCTTTTTGAGTTGTTCCTGTAGGAAGGTTTAAAACTACTGTTCCAACCTTACAAGTAACTGTAAACTCTCGGTTTTCGTCATTTAGTTTTTTAATTTCAACGTCTTTTTCAAGGTCAATTTCAAAAGTCTTTGCTTCGCCACAGTTAGGGCACATTGGCCCAACTTTTACGTCTGGACCAAATGTAGCAATTCGAATAGCTAACAGAATCATTTCTCGATCTCCCGCAAGAAGAGAGTCTAAAGTCTCTTTGTCAGCAGGCTTATCGCCAATTTTTACTGTTGCTTTTTCTAGAATAGCTAGGAGCCCCTTACCAGCATCTGTAATTCTGGCAAGTTGTTCTTCGTCTGCTCCAGTTAATTCTCTAATCTCTACCGTGGTAGTTAGACCATCAAAAGGGTCAAATAGTCCACCTGGTAGTTCTACCTGAGTATCAGGAGGTGATGGGATTTCTGTTTTTGAGGCAGTTACCACCACCTCCTGCTCAGATAAAGCCTGGTTTACAAGCTTATTGGCAAGGGCTGGATCGGATGATGCACTGATAGTTTCTGTAGACATATAGTTTTCCTATTCTTTTAATTAAGAACCAAAGGTTCCGTTTGCGTTGAATTTTTTAGCCGAGCTTCCAGGTTGGTATGCTACTCCGTTAACTGGGGCAGCTGCAAAAGTAACGTCAAACCCTTCATGCACTAGAGTCATTTCTTCAACCATAAGAGTTGAAGATCCTGCGTCTAGGTTGCTGTACCCAAGAGAGGTAATCCATGCGTTGTGTACACGGAAGCGCATAGAGGCGTGTTGATCGTATACACTCGCTGCTGCACCTGTTGAATTTGACTCAGCGTATGCTGCTGGGTTTGGGTGGCTCAATACTGCGATATCAATATCGCAACGGAAGTTAGCGCCAATGCCGCTTGTAGCGTTTGGTGTTAGTACTGAGAATAGACGACGCATCCACTTAGCGTGAGCATCATTTCCCAACATTACGCCCTTTGAAAGGCTAATTGGGCCAAATGAACTTTGACCAGGGATCTGGTGCACGTTTGTGTTGTAGCCGCCTTCGCGGTATGCGATTGACTCTGTTGTAACGCTTAGGCCGGAGAGTGAAACAAACCCCATTTTTCCAAATGAAGTCCCCCACTTACCGTCAGCGCTTTCTGGCAGAAACTCAACCACAAACTTAAAATTACGTACTGGATCTGTTGCCAGAGTACTTAAGGGGTTAGTATAACTCATTTCTTTTTATCTCCTTACGCCGTAGCGTTTCCTGTTAGCTGACCAAGTTTGATGACAATAAACTCTGCTGGGTACTCTAGGGCTACGCCAATTTCAACATTAACGCGACCTGAAGTAAGGTCAGAGGCACTGTTTGTTGATGCATCGCATCGTACATAGAAAGCCTTATCTGGGCTTGATCCACGAAGTCCACCCTGTTGCCAGTATGAACGTAGGAAAGAGCCAAGAGTTACACGAAGCTGAGACCATAGACGTTCGTCATTGTTCTCAAAAATCGCAAATGAGCTTCTATCTGTCATTTCTTTCTTGATGTATATTAGAGAGCGACGTACGTTAATGTAGCGGTCTCCTGGGGTGTTATTCATTGTACGTCCGCCCATTACAACAATTCCGGCACCAGGTACTTGACGGATTACGTTAATTGGACGTGATGAGACGTTCAAAGAATCTAATTGAGCATTAGTCAATTGACGTTCTGCAGATACTGCAAGAGCCACGCGGTTTGTATAACCAGCTGGGGTCTTGAATACTCCACGAGAAGCGTCAGTTGCTAAATACTGGCCTACCATCGCTGCACCAGGTGCTTGATTGCGAGTTGCAGAAGATGAGGCACGAAGTGTGTCTGGAATTGCTATCCATGGGTAGTAGACCGCAGCACATCCACCATCAGATGCGGCAATAAATGCTGCAGTTACGTCGTTTGCATATGTTTGAGCCTCAGTTGGATTAAGACCTGCTGGAGTATCTACAACTGCAAACGCATCTCCACGACCTTCGCAGTAAGCTACAAGATCTGACTGAATGTTAACAGAGAGTGTTCGCTCGGTAGTAGTTCCTGCAGTATTGTACAGGTAGGCAGCTTCTGGTACGTTAAATATCAGAGGATTTTCAATTGGATCAAATGAGTCAAGAGATGCAGAGTACTCAGTTCTTGTTGGTGCAGATCCGTTAAGGCCTGATATAAGAGTTTTTACTCCGTCAACCTTAGGCATATCGTCTGGCGATACAGAAGCTGAGTTTAGATCAGAAACTATAATAACGCTAGACTGTGAGTTAATTACTGATACGACATAACGTGGGTCAGTAGTAACCATGCTTAAATCTGTATACTGCTCAAGAATATTAGAGGTTGCGTTTCCACCAATAGTTGGAGCTCCATATACTACAAGAGAGAACCGAGTTGGCGATCCCGCAGCTTTTGTTTCTACAGATATAGAATTTCCCCAAGTACCAGCGTTTGCAGCTTTTACTAGAAGGGTGTTTAGGGGGGTAGCCGCACGATCAGTCAAGGTTACTTGAGCTTGTGCAGCACCTGTTCCTACTACACGCTTTACGTATAGTTGACGGCCGCCATTAGCAAAAAAGTTATAGGCAGCCCAAGTTGTTGAATAAGCGTCTTCTAAAGCTCCAAAAGTCTTGGTAAAATCTGTCCAAGAATTTAGAAGAACAGGGTTAACTGAAGGTCCCTTTGATAGTGGACCTACAAATGCTCCAATAGCGTTTCCGCTATCTGCAAGAGTTATTGCCTGTGGAAGTTCAACTTCCTGAATGAAAACGCCAGGTCTACTGTATGTAGCCATTCGGTTTTACTCCTTAATATGTTAGGTTGTTTACTGTGGGTTCCGAATTTATTAACTGATTTGTGTGAAATCTGTAAATTGCTCTTGTAGTGTGATGTTTGGTGGTGTGAGCACTTCATATAGCTGTACAAGCTGAGCTGGGAGAAATTCCGAGCTAACTTGAACATTGTAGATATTCTTAAACAAGCGCTTGTCTTGTTCAGTAGTATCTCGTTTTACGAACCCCATCATATCTATCCTGCGTACAGTGCCATCTTCAGGAATTCTGAGGAGTCCAAATCTTAACGGTAGTCTTGTTGGAGAAAATAAAGCGTTTATAATTTGTCTATCGTGCCTAGGTTGACGAGCATATGTTGTTATTTGATAGTCTAAAGCTACTGGTATTGGGTACCAGGTTGCGTACTCTTCATTTGGGTTTCCACCCTCAGGAGTATACGGCAAATCTATATAGCCTCTGTGAGCCCTATCTAGGGATTCAGCAATTCCCACAAGATCAATTGTAATATATGGGTAGCTCTGCTGACGGATTTCATTATCTGGTTGTCCAAACCACACCCCTACAGGGCGAGTTGCGTTACCAGAGTCAGAAACAGTAATGCCGCTTATTAAAGTTTTTAACGCTTTATCTTCATTAATGATATAGGGCATTACATTATCCCCGCTTCCATAAGTTTATCGAACCATTCGTCGCCAAGATCTGGTTCCATTCCACGAATGAAGTCTCTAATAACTGGGTTTGGAGGTACGGAGTCAGTCCCGTACTCAAGGTCAATTACTTGATTATCTATAGCTTTAGGATATTTTACAGACCACTTGCCATCAGATCTATCGTTAGAGACGGATAGTTGCATAACAATAGAGACAGGCCATCCTGCCTGTCGTGCATAATTTCTGAGGTTAGCGGTTAGTGTTACCGCTTCTTTAACTGCTGCTTTTGCGTAAGAGTCTAAGAGGACTTTAGTTACTGAATTCACTTCTTCTTAACCGCCGCAGTCAATACATACCCCGCAACAAGTCCAGCTAAGAATCTCTTCTTACCCTTTTTGTCGTCAAAAGCTGTAAGGCCGCGAACGAACTCTACTCGGTCTGCATCAGACTGAGCTTGGTATAGCCGTTTGGCTAGAAGTATCATAGTAAATCCTCCAATAGAAGGCGCAGGTTAAGCAGCAGGGTTCCGGGTTTCCCCGGCGTCATTTCAAAGGATAAATGAAAAAGGCCCCTTTCGGGGCCTAAGTCAATAATTCTTTTACATACCCTTTTTTCTGACCATATTGGACTTCTTGGCCTTACCTTTAGAGTCCTTCTTTTTGGCATACTTCTTATTTGCGGCGTCTATAGTCTTTTGGCCATGCTTATTCTTAGGCATTCCGCAGCCACAGGTGGAGCACATTACTTCTTCTTCTTTCGTAGGGCGGCAAAGTCAGATCCCTCTAACTTGCCGTCTTTGTCTACATCAAGCTTTTTCTGCTTAGCTGACATGCTCTTTGAGCCTGTCTTCTTTCCTTTACAAGACTTGCAAGTACCGCAGGTACAGGACTTGCCTTTAGCTTTCTTCTTAAGCATTATTTCTTACCTTTCTTATGGGGGTTCTTCTTATGCCAATCTTTGGTGGCTTTAACGCCTTCCTTGACTGTCTTAGCCCCAGCTTTCTTAGTTAGGTTAATCTTATCGTACTTTCCAGCTTTAGCACTAGCGTCGTGATCAACAATAATGTCGCCCTTTTTATTCTTCTTTATTGCGTGGCCGGCGCCACCTACTTTAATCTTAGCTGTTGGCATCTCTAGCTCCAAACGGGTTGTAGTTTGCATAAGCCTGGAATTGTGGGTCATTGATCATTTCTTCAGAGTTTACCTGGTTACAGTCAATGCTGAAGAGGGTGTAGGCATCGGTAATAATTCCTTTAGCAAATACTTGCTTAGGGGTAAAGACCTGATCACGGAATACAATTCTATCTCTTAGATAAGAGTCTGGATTTGTAGGTAGGTATTTAAGCTCAGGTATAATTTGAGACTCTGCCCCAGATAGGCTAGACCCGTCAATTACATCCATATTTATAGTAAGACGGAGTACGTCAGTATTGTAAAAACCTCTATCACCCTGAACAGTTACGCCTTGGAATAAGGCCGCATTAACCACAGGTATTGAGTGTGGCCCGTCCCACCTACGTCCTCCACTATTGCTACCTACGTCATAAATTGGGTCTACAACGCTACTAGTGCTGTTGTAAAACCACCACTCAACGTTGTATCCAACCGTACGTACTACCTCTTTTGAGGTGGCAGAGATAATGGCGCCACGCTCATGGTCTACGCTAAAGCGGCCTACCACTCTCTCTCCGCGCACTAGTCCTCCTGAGGAGCGGTAAAGACACCGGTCTCTGGGTTGTAGGTGCTGCTGATAAATACGCCATCTTCTACGTCGGTTACATCAACCATCAAAGGTTCGCTTAAAAATATAGCGGCTAGACGATCATCGGTATGGATAATATCTACTACTTGATTGTCGATAATAAATGCGACTTTATTTGGGGGCAAATTAGGTGCAGTAGTCATTCGATCTCTTTCTTGTACGATATTTGTATAGCTTCCCACTTATGAAGGGGGCAAGAAGCATTAGGTAACTTTGATTTTAATTTCATTATGCATCCACATTCTTTACACTGAGAAGTAGACTTTATAAACCTATCACATCCGCGACATATGTCTAAACGTGTTTCAGCTATATCTGTTTCTACTCGGCCTATGTTCTTATTAAAAAGGTCCCATGGCCTAGCAGGTCTTGTGTTTTCAGTCATTGCTCTCCTTAAATTGTACCTAAGAAATTATCGAGTGTTGATCCTTGAGACCCCGATGAAGGGGCTTTAATTATACCTACTGAGGTTCCTTTTGTAGGACTCGTAGGCGTAATAACTATATTTGAGCCTAGCTGGCTTGTCAATCCCGCAGCAGCATAGGCTTTAGCGGTAATTTGGTTGCCAACAGTAGAGACAATTAATGACCCTACAGTAGTGTAGCCAGAGTTTGTGTTGGTAGCTAGGCGGGTAGCAGATTGAGAAACTACGTTTCCAGACACTGAGCTAACAATAACAAGGTCTGTGTAGTAGGTAGTATCTCCACCAGAGTAAGATACCCCTGAACAGCAGCCAGATGGTGTACATCCCGCCCCTGAACAGGTAGCTTGTCCTCCAGAGCAAGAGCTGCTAGTTCCTATTTGATTTTGGTTTAGGCCCCCACACGCACCGCCCGTATAGCAGTTAAATCCTGTGCAAGATGCAGACCCTGTGCAGCTACTAGTCTGCTGCAGTTCCCCGCAATAGTATTGCGTTGATGAGGTTGAAGATTGTGTATGGCAATTATAGTAATCAGTATGTGAAGGGTACGTACTTTGATTATAGTTTCCAATACATTTTCCAGAGGTAACTGTTGTAGTTTCGCAATTTTCCCAACAATAAATAGTTTGAGTGTTGCAGTTTCCAGTACAGGATGTGGTAGTGCTATCACTAGTTCTACAGCAAACAAATGCGGCGTTTTGAATACATTGGCTGCTGGTCGAGTTAGGTACTACTACGCTCCCTGGAGAACAGCCATCTCCACCATATTGTGGATTTTCTGCGGGGTAGTAAGAAAACCCACTACCCGGACTAGTTACAGATCCTGAACATTGTGTACCGCAGGCAGCTATACTATAGGTAGTGTACGGCACAGACCCTGAACATTGTGTGCCGCATTGGGGGATAACATACCTAGTTGAAGTGCTTGTAGTTTGCTCGCGTAATGTACCTGGGCAACAGTTAGCCGAAGGACTTCCCGTCCAGCCTAGATAAGTGTTTGTATAATCACAATAAGAGTTGTCTACTTGTGTAGTTTGTGTATATGCAAACGTAGCACCACAACCTGAAGCACAACTACCAAGTGTGACTCCGTTTTGATAATTGCTACAAGTGAGTTGCCCCGGAATAGAGGTAACGGGAGAACAGCATCCTGAAGGAACGCACCCAGTCCCTCCTCCAGAACAAGGGCTAGTAGTTCCCAAACTTCTAGTTCCTGTACAAGCAGAGCCGGCTTGAGATGTATTCCAGGTAGAGTAGTAATAGCTAAAAGATTGAGTGGTTGTGCAACTTCCTACAATAGCTGAAGTAGACTGAGTATATTGAGGGTACGTAGCCCACCAAGATCCGGAGTCGGTTATCCAAAAAACAGCGCCGGTGCCTCCTGAAACATCTGCTCTTACAGAAACATCTGTATTACCTAGATTAGCTGAAGCAATTGGGTAAGAGCTTGCCGCATCATCTGAAGTGGCTGAGTTAGACCCACTAATACGCCAATTTCCACGAAGTGCTGTCCATACTTGTCCGCTGTCTGCGGTGCCTAGGCCAGTAGTAGTTGATGCTCTATTAAAAGCGTCTTGAACTTTAGAAGCAAACCATTGTCTCCATACTCCATTAACTTTAATGAATGCCGAAGTAGCCGTTCTCCATTGACCACTTACTTTTACTGAAAGACCAGATGCGGTCCTCCAGGCACCATTAATTTTGGAGTTACCTGGCATTATACGTACTGCACCCAGATATCTCCATCAATGCCCTGACCTGAAGTAGGAGCATTTGCGGATACATGAATGTTTCTAACTACCGCCGAAGAAGTAGACGCAGTAGTAACTGTTCCGTTTACAACATTAACGGCCCCAATAGCTGCAGGAGTAATACCTAAGCTAGCTGGGTTTAATTGTGGACTACCAAATGCTTCCCACTGCCCTGTAGATACGTCATAGCGTTTAATAGCCATTAGTTAACTCCATACACTAGTGCTGTGCCACCAGAAAACGTTCCGGTGGATAAAGAGATTGTCATTTTTGTAAGTGCAGCTGCTTGGGTGTATGCCGCTGTATTGTCTAGCAACGTTACTACGCTAGAGTTATTAGTATACACTCCCTTTAAATAGCCCCAAGAAAAGCTTGCGGTATCTTGGGTATCAACAATATCTACCGTCCAATGATTTGTTGTTACTGCTGGTTTAACGTTTGGGACAGTAAATAAAGCGGACCCAGTACTGTAGTTAGTGACGTCATCATTAAGAGTTATACTTACTGTTGCGTTAACAGATGGCTGTACACCTCGGAATACTACATACACATCTTTGTAGACAGTTAGGATAGATAAGTCAACAAAAGCCCCAGTTAAACTTACGCTAGAAATTAAGTTTTTACCAGCATTATTAAACGGGTCAGAGTCAACCCAAACGTCTCCGTCTATAGGAGAGGCTGGAGTATTGGGGCCTACGAATACTCGCTTACCCTTACGATCATCAGTAAACTGCAGGGGACCAAGATGCTGGCCGTTATTTTGTACCGCCATTACGCACCAATTTCAGAGCCGAATGCTTGGAAGCTAAGGTTGGCTGTAGAGGCTACAACTGTTATTGAGTCGGTAGTTGAGAGGGTTACGCCAAGAGTAAAAGTAGTTGTAGTATTGCCAGGGATAACCGCATCGTAAGCAAGATACTGTTTATCTGCTAGGGTTGAGTTGTCTTCACGTATAGCAATACGGTAAGTTGCGGAAGAGGATCCGCGGTTGCATATGGCTATAGTTGAGACCACAGCGCTTCCTGTAGATCCTACAGCGTATAGCTGGGTTCCTCCGGAAACGTTAGCTGCTGGCGCAACTTGGCCAAGAATTTTATATAATGTTGCCAATGGATGGCTCCTTCAAGTAGGATGGGTCAGTTAAGCTAAATTCTACAGCTTTAGGGCCTATATTGTGTTCTTTATCCTAGGGGTGATTGGGCGGCAAATTTAGTAGATTCATCACCAAAAACAAAGGTAGTTATTGAGTACCTTTCCCCCTCTACAACCGGAAATACTTGATGTTTAAGGTGGGCACTATGAATGACCATGCTTCCTGCTCTCGGGGTAATGCTTAGGCCAAGAGTTGGGTATATTAGCTCTCCCCCAGTAAAGTCGTCATTTAGATATATAGCAATACCGAAGACTATTTTTCTTGGGTCATCAGGGTTTCCACCATCTGTATGGGGCCACATAAACTCTGAGTTTGTTAACTTTCGTAAATCGCGAGAATAGGCAATCGACCCCACATTAGTAAAAAATGTTTCAATACTTTTATACACAGTTTGCGCTTTAAAGTACATCTCATCACCCATATCTTTAACTATGTTTCCTATATGTAGGGTAGTCCAGTCTACGTTTTCTTTAGCCTTAGATAAAAAAGCCATTCTCTGCTCTTCATCTAAAAACTTTTCAATTTCGTATACACCTTCTGCATGTACTTTCACTTAGTTGCCCCACTTGCTACTGTTGATGTGGCAAATTTCAATTTCGTTTATATTAACATGGCTCGGCAACGACCCCACCCAGTAGATAGCTTCTGCCAGATCTTCTGCGGTCAATGCCTGATCTCGTTTTTGTTCTTGGGTATCAATGGTGGCCGGACAGATCTCCGTAATTTTAATGCCAAATTGGGGGAACTCAAGCCTCATCGTATCAATTAAGCCGCGCTCACCCCTCTTAGCATTTGTGTAGTTTCCTCCACCACGGTAGGGCACCTTACCACCAAAGGAAGTAATAAATATAATAGTTGGGGACTGCGACCTTTCCATGCAGGGTACAAATAGTTGGGACAGGTACATAGGGCCAGTAACGTTTATGTCGTAGGCTCTTCTAAAGTTTTCTGGGGTTTCATTAATAATATTGGTTGGGCCCGACCCGCCGCCAGCATTATTAACCAAAAGATCTAGTGTTATGTCTTTGTACTTCTCAAAGAAGCACTCTATTGCTTTAGAGTCTGTTACGTCTAGTTGATAAACCTCAACGTTGTTAGATACAAGCTTAGAGACTTTAGAAAGGTCTCTTGAAACAGCAATAACTTTATACCCATTTTCAGACAGGCGCCTAACTGTCGCTAATCCTACGCCTTTACTGGCCCCTGTAACTATTGCTGTTTTCAATTACATGCCTTGGTTCTTATTAAGCTCCATGTTGTTATGGATCCAATGTCCAGGGATCATATATTTAAAACCAGATTTTACAACGTGTGCTGTATGGAAATAGGGCGGAAATGCTGGAAATATTACAACGCTATTTTCCTTTGGCTTTAGGCCAAAGTCGATTGCTTTATCTGCAACAGCTATATCATAGTCTAGGTCTACTCCTGGAGCTGACCCTTTAGAAAAACCATCAGCGCTGGTCCACCCGCCGTCATAGTCCTTTAGTTGAAAAGATATTTCTCCGCCTTCACAGTCATCGTTTAGGTACATAACTAATGAGTACCTTAACGTTTTATCCCCGTCTAGTTGGTCAAAGTGTGCGCCCATGCCCACTCCAGTATTGTACTTTTTTATGTTAAAGGTTGGAAAAAGCCTTGGCTCATCAAAGTCTCCCAAAGAAGCGGCATAGTCTTTGCAAACATTATACATTGTAGTCATAATAGCGTTGTAGATATACTTACTTTTTTCTGCTACTTCAGCTGAATCCTGCGAAAAGATTGGGCTAAGCTTGTGTATTGCATTAATATCAAAAGTTTTTGTTTCTCCGTAGATAAAATCTTTATCATTAGAGGCAGTCCAAGGGTTCCAAACATTTACCCCTGAATCTGGGTATTGTTCAAGAGCATCTAACTCTTTTAAGATTTTTTTAAAAGTACCAAAATCTTCAATAGCATCAGTATAGTAATATGCTTTTGGGTCTAGTATTTCTCTATTCATGCTCTTCTTCCTTAGTATTTATTTCTTGTATAGTGGTCTTTTTCTTTAATGAACCCGACAAGAACGTACCTTATTGGACCATCCCCTACGTGCTTGACGCCGTGCTCATACTCTTCGTTTCCTGGAAAAAATAACATAGTTCCTGGTTTAGGTTTTAACTGAATATTAAGATTTGGAAAAAATAACTCGCCATCCGCATAGTTATCGTTAATGTATACAATTGTAGCGTACTTTATAGAGGGGTCTGTTTTTTGATCAGTATGCGCTTTTAACTCTACCCCTGGTTGCATCCTTTGAATTGTTGCAAAACCACTTAAAATTAATTCTGGGTCAGCTTTTATTACCATTGAGTTTACAACGTCATATAAAGGTCTTTGAATTTCATGATGTAGTATGTTAAAGTTTTTATCTTTCCAATTTTGAGTAATTTCAAACTTGCCCTCAGCAACCAGATTTTCTACATCATCTCTGCCAAATTTTTCCATGCAAAAATACTTTAAGTTTGCGTGGTACTCTACTTCCCAATCTTCTTGAGATGTACTATGAATAATGTCCCAAAAAGTGTCTATTTGGTCTTGTGATAGAAAATTTTCAACAGAGAATAGTTCTGGGGTAATGTCTGTAACTACATAACCACTCTCTTTTAGCTGTTGTTTAAAAACCTCAATCATTTGAAATATCTTCTATTTTGTACTTATTTCCAGCAGCATCTAATTTCCAACCCTGCTTAAGAAGCTCTTGCCACTCTGCTCGTTCAATTTCTTGTTGAGCTCTAGTAGCTTTCATTTCTTCAGCCCAAGCATCTCTTACTTCTTGTGGATAATCTGACTCTTCTCGGTCATCCCAGAAAGATCCAATGGTGTATCTTACGCCGCTTTCTATTAAAGAAACTTCGTGCATGTTATTAAATCCGCCGTCAAATACGGCAAGCATTCCAACCTCTGGTTTAATCTCTATATTTTGACTTGGGAACTTAAGTAATCCGCCCTTAAAGTCATCATTAAGATATAGAAACCCAGCATAGCGGCTTCTTGTAAATGCGCCCGAGTTTCCTTCAGCGTCTGTGTTGTCGGAATGAATTCTTGCGTATGCTCCTGGCTCCCACTTTTGTGTGTGGTACCCAATTTTACAAATTGTTTTTGGGTCTAAATCGTGGACTGAGGCAATTGCTTCTGGCATTGCTTTTTCAATGTCTGAAAATATAGTTGGGGAGAGGCCAGCGTCAATTACTTCTTGGTCGTTATCTTGTGGCAAAACTGAAGAGTATGACTCATAAAATGAGATAGGCATCCAAGAAATTGCACCGTTGGCTGCTTGAGCATCCAGGGCTTGAATCATTTTTTTGCAGTCTTCTTTGCCTATAAAGTTTTCATAAACAACTAGGTCTTTTGTTATTCTTTTTTTGTTTTTCAAATTCATCGTATTTTTGCTCCGTCTAGTTATTTATAAGTGATTTATCTCCAGCAATAAGCTTTTCTATTTCCTGCTGAACAAGGGCGTACTCTTCTTCAAATACTTCTGGGGTTCTGCCTTCTCCCATAGTAGCGGGAATTCCTTCTTCTAGAAGGGCCTCTTTTAATGTCTTTTCAATATCATAATTTAAAACAGTGCACTGAAACCAGTTTGCTACATACCCATCTTTATCAATAAGGTACTTTTCAAAGTTTCCGCCCTGCTCAGCACCATTAGAAATAGGCTGATTAAGCCAAGGGGATAGGTACCCGTCTCTATCTGGAATGCCAAGTTCTTTTTGTTTTGCAGCATATGCGTGCATTTGGTCTTTAATCTCCCGATACAATTCATGGGTTTCTTGTTTAGGCTGACCTAAGCCGTTTACAGAATTATCCCCTTTATGCTCACTTAATGCATTTGCACTTTCATTTGGGTTTGATGAGACCATTTCTGAAAACTGAAAAGTAGTTCCATAAACATCTTTGCCGTACTCTTGTGAGTCCGCCCCACAGGTAATACCTTGTGACCACTTACCCTTAGTAATCCCTACCCCACAGTAGTCATTAGTAGGGATAGCAATTACCTGGAAATCATCTCCGCCGTACTTATCTTGAAGCCATTGTAGAACTTCCATCTGGTTTGCATTGCCGCAGCCAACTGTGGTGTTTGCCAGTAGCGTTACTTTACCCTTAAACTGGTTTAAGAAGCCCGGAGACCCGTCAGCCGAGTTAAGCGGAATATCATAGATCGATTTCATGTGGTTTATTGTACTCCGTTACTACGGCTTTCTATCCCCTGTATGCGCGGTTATTTCCCAAAAAAATGGGCATGTAAATCTTAGGCCGCTCTTGATCTCAGTAACCCCGTGAATGTAGTTTTTATCCCCTGGGAAGAAGTAAGCGGCGCCCTTTTTAGGTTTAAACTGTACGCCCTGCAGTGGGAAGTAGAGCTCCCCACCTTCATAGTCGTCGTTTAAATAGAACAGACTCGAGAGGTCATAGTTTGGAAAATCATTAGGTGTTCCAGCATCTGGGCCCTCATGAAGCTCTTTATCAGCATGAGGTTTTTGAAACTGCCCAGGGAGCCATTTAACAATAGTCGTACCAGTTGGAATAACCTCTACCTTATAAAACTCTTCAATAATTGGCCTTAGTCTTTGAAATAGCCCTGCAATTATTGGGGATATCTTTGGATCATTTTTATCCAAAGTGGGTTGGGTTGCAACCCTATCTTTCCAGTAATCTGAGTCGTAAGTGACTGTACCATTCTCATTTGTATGGCTTTGAGTTACATCCCAGATTGTTAGAGACTTAGCTGCTTTTTCTAAAAACTCTATCTCTTCTTGAGTCATAAAGTTCTCTAGCTCTACGATCATGTCTTTGCTATCTCCAAACCAGCCAGACGGTGTCATAGACGGCGTTCTTTTTGCTACGGTATATGAATCTTTGTTTTGTTCCATGTTCATAGTATATTCCCTTTCGTTTTATCTACTACCCCTAATTTTAATGCTTTTACTTCATGGGAGCCTTGAGACTCTTCTTTTTCATTTACAGCGTCTCTATACCAGTCTGTCCATTTTCCAGCAGAGTTTATTGCTTGTGCGGCAGTCCCATAGGACATGTTTGCATCTAGTCTTTTTCTGTCTGGATCCCTATACTCAACAATCTCAATATCTGTCCCATTTAAATTTGACAAAGATATGGGGATAATTGTGGCAACTGGGGTTCCCGCCTTAATAACTACACGCTTATTTGCAGTCTTTGCCTTGATAGCTAAAGGCAACGGGTTGTCATAAAACGAAGTGCTAATTAAAGACGCCATTGTCTCAAACTCATCACTAAAATAATTTACTGGGTTAATGGTAAAGATACTAACATCCTGCTCTGTCCTAAAAACTAAGCCTGTATTTAGGCTTATAGAGGACTGACCTCTTCCAGAATAAGATCCTTCTGGACTAAATACTTGAACATGATCTGGAGTTTGGTCGTTTACACCATCCCAAATAAACTCAATATCTTCTAGACAAGACAGGCTCCAGCCAATTACATTTGATTGGGTTACTGGAAAACACCTATAAGCATGGTTCTCTGATGTTGCATCCATCCAGTCTCTTTTAATTGACATAGGTTGGATATCAAACAAAGCCCCCTGTGTTTTTTCAACGGAGATCTTAAACATTAATCTGCGTCTGCGCTATACATTTCTGGAGTATGGAACTTTTTGCTGTAGTCAAGCATTGTTACAATAGAGTACTTAGTTCCAGAGGTTACTGGCATTGCTTGGTGTGGGTACATAAAGTTTGACGGGAAAATAAACAGGTCTCCAGCTTCTGGTTTAACCTTTAAGTTTTGCAGTCTAAAGTAGAGCTCCCCGCCCTCATAGTCATCATTGACGTATGAGACTAGAGAAACAGTGCAGTTATAAGAAAAGCCGTGGTCATGGTGCTCCATGAAGTGCTGGCCTGGACCATACTTAATAAAGTTAAACGCTTCCCAGTACTTTAAATTATTAATATTATACATTCTTGAATAATCTTGTACCGCAGGCAGTTTGGCATCATACAGGTCTTGCCAAAGGGTTTGAAGGTTTTGTGATATTTCGCTTTTGTCTGGTTCTAGATCTGTTTTTTTAAACTTAAAGTCGTTGCAGTCTCTATACTCTGGCATAAGCTGTTTATACCCAACATAGGCGGGTTGCCAAGCGTATCCAGTCGTATCTCCTTCTGGCTTAAGGTTAGCCTCAAGCCTATTTATCACATCAAAACTTTCTTTAATAACTCCCTTGTAACGAAATATGCCGTTTCCAAGGTCTTCTTTTTCTGTCCATGTCTGCATTATGCTCTCCTATTTGTAGTCTCTTTTTGACCAAATTTTGTTTTGATATACCCCACCATCAGGCTGGCGGTAAAATTGCATGTTATTAACTAGTTTATCATACATCGTAGATTGATCTGGAATTTCTATTTTGTGCTCCCAGTTTTCTCGTTTAAACGGAAGAACCTGCATGTATGGGGTTCCTTCTGGCAAGGTACCTTCCCAGCCTTCTGGAAGAAAAAATGGAAAAGTTCCAAGTAAGTGGAGTTTATCCGAGTCTACGACGCCAGTAGTATTTAAAAATGGTAAGTCAAACCTATTCATTGGCGTCATAAACAGGGCACTGTATCCTTCTGGAAGCTCTAGCCCCCAGGGAGAACTCCAAGCAAAATGAGTTTGGTAGTATCCCTTTGGGTGCTCAAACTGTGGCATTGGAGGCCTTTGGGTACAAAAATCCTGATACTTAGGGTTATCAATCTTTACATCTATAATTCCCTGATCGTTTTTATAAAAAACTAAATCGCAGGGTGTCTTAAAAACGTACCCGGTTGTAAAGGCGTCCATAATAGCTGGGCACGCTTTCCACGTAGGAATCTTTCCATAGTCATCAGTTGTGCCTTCTTTAGGAAATGGGCAAACTTCTTTTGGCGCTTTGTAGTATTCCCCGTTTGGCATTTTTGCAAATCTGTCTGCGTCTTTATACCAATCTGGCATTTGTGTTTGTGTTGGTACGGGGACAGAAATATGCTTCTTATCTATCCACGGCCTAAAAGATCTAAATATAGCTACTAAAGACATTACTTGTGCCCCAATTCATTGATATCTGTCATAACAACAACGCAGTATTTTGTCCCTGAAACCATCGGCAGAGAAGCATGTTCATAAATATAGTTTGACGGGAAGACTGCAATGTCCCCTACTTTTGGTTTATAAACTAAATTATCAAGTCTTGGGAACTTTAGATCTCCACCCTCATAATCATCATTAATATAGATAACGGCAGACACAGTACAGTTATATGCGGGACCGTGATCTGCATGAATATTAAAGTGGGTACCGCTTCCCTCATACTTTACAAAGTTAAATGCCTCGTAATACACTACGTTAATGCCCCAATACCTGGCATAATCATCTATGCAGTACTTAAGCTTTTGATAGATTTCTTCATGCAAGTCTATAAGTTCTGCATTTGTTTCGTCTCTTGGGCCAAGGTTTTCCTGCTTGTACTTAAAATCTACGCAGTCTCTTGCCTTCTTAACTGGAACGGCAGACTGAGTAACCTGTGCTTCTGACCACTTATACTTATTTCCTGGAGATAGGTTGGACTCAAGAGTATTGATATATCTGGTGGCATCCTCAATAGAGAAAGTATTTTGGTAAACGTGTAGGCCCAAACCTAAGTTTTTGACGCTTACTTTATTATCTAGCGCCCTCTCAGGAACCCTATTTGAGGCTGTCTCTGACCTATCTTTTGTAAACCAGGCATTTTCATTTTCATCGTGCATTTTTATACCGTCCTATAAATTAATCGAGTGGTTGTTTTTTCCATTTTCCAATAGGGCACTCTGCATCGGCAAGTGTTGTTTTTAGAGGCATAATGCACCCGCATAGCTTACAGCTTTTTGTAACTTTAATGAGGTTTTCACAAGAGAGGCACTCGTCAAGTCTTTTTTTAATAATCTCTGGGTCATTAATTTTTTTGCCAGAATCAATTAGGTGCCAAGGCCTTGAGTCCCCAAGAGCTTCTTTCCACTCGCTCCATTTAGACATGAGCTACTCCGGATCAGTAAAAGTTGCGCCATCCCAGATAGAGCCGCGAACGGCTGTTTGACCTTCTGGTACTTTAATAATGATAACCTCTTGAGCAAACGCAGCGGCGTTCATCAAATCTGTGTGACTATTTTTTGGGGCCACCGTAGTTAAAAAAACGGTGTTGTCTACTAGGAAAGAGTATCTTCCCCAGTCAGGAGTGTCATTGAATCTTTCAGGTCTTTCTCCGCCTACAAACGATTCACCATCCCAAACTGATCCAGGATATACCTCTGGAATATCTGTTGTATTCATTGTGATTATTGGAAGTCCACTATCTAACGCAGCATCAATACGCTGGATTAAAGCGTGTGCTTTAGGGCCATCAAGATGCAGCGTATTAAAAACTTCGTAAGAGTCTTCAGATACTTTTACTGCGTATGCGTATGTGCAAGTCATAGTATTAGTTTACCACAGCTTAGTAAGCACACTGACAGCCGCAACCCGCACCAAAGTCGTAAGCGCAGAAGTAACAGGCTGAACCACAGCCACCAAAGCTTGGGAAAGATGGTGGGAAGAAAGGCGGGAAGAATGGTGGAAAGAACGGGAAGAACGGAGGGAAAAATGGTGGGAAGAACGGAAAGAACGGAAAGAATGGTGGAAAGAATGGTGGAAAGAACGGAAAGAATGGCGGAAAGAAGGGCGGGAAGAATGGGAAGAATGGGAAAAATGGTGGGAAGAATGGAGGAAAGAATGGGAAGAAGGGTGGAAAGAATGGTGGGAAAAATGGTGGAAAGAATGGTGGGAAGAATGGGAAGAATGGAAAGAACGGCGGAAAGAACGGAGGAAAGAATGGGGCTAGGGTAGTAATTGATCCAGATGCAGGCGAAGCAACGCTTGTTCCATTAGCGTTAGTGGCAGTAACTGTGTAAGTCTGCGAGGTATCCGCGGTATCATTAATAGTAATTGGGGAGGTAGCACCTGTGCCAGTAGTAGCATCAGAGCCTGTTACGGTAAAGCCAGTAATGGCGCTACCGCCAGTTGCTGGGGCTGTAAAAGCAATTGAGTTCTGATTAACTCCAGCAGTTGGAGTTGGCGCAGACATTGTTGCAGGAACTGTTGTTGCGGTAATAGAAGCAGAGGCTGTAGATGCCTGAGAGGTTCCGGCAGCGTTTGTTGCGGTTACGGTAAATGTGTAGGATGTGGCAGACTGAAGTCCAGCTACTGTAATTGGAGAAGATGCGCCAGTTCCTGTATATCCGCCAGGAGATGAAGTTACAGTAAATGATGTAGCGGCAGGAGATAGTGCAGGCAAAGAGAAGGTAACTGTCGCTGCGCCATTGTTAAACGCTCTGCCTGTTCCAACATCTGTGGCAGATACGCCTGTGGGTGCTAATGGCTCTAGAAAGTCATTTGATGCAGCAGAACGTCTGCCCGTCTTCTTAGCCATTTATCCCCCCTATTATGCTGTTAGATCGCCGTAAACTACCCAAGTATTTGTTGCTCTCTTGAATAGTGTGCATGAAGACCATGTTGTTCTTAGCTTTAATCCCGGTGTTGCGTTTACTGTTACTCCAGCATCTCCAGCAATTGTTACCTGTCCCGTAGAAGTTTGGAGAATATCAATAGATGTTCCAACCGGAAAAGCCACTGCTGAGTTTAGAGGGATAGTAATTGTTGTAGCGCTTCCACTAGCAACTTCAATTAAACTATCTCTTTCAGTTAATGCTGACAGTGTGTATGACGCTGTCTTTTGAATAATTGGTGTGCGTGAAGGCGCAGCTTCTTTTGTTTGTGTTCCGTCTGAAAACACAATTCCTTCCGCAGGAAGAGTTACTGTTCCAGTAAATGTTGGTGAAGCAAGTGGTGCTTTTAGTGCAAGATTAGTTGTGACTGTGCTAGCAAAGTTTGCGTCATCACCAAGTGCTGCTGCAAGCTCATCAAGAGTATTAAGTGCTGCTGGAGCACCTGATAGTAGTGCGTTAACTTGTGATGTTGCATCTGCGATTGCTTCTGACTTAGCAGTCGCAATTGCTGTAGCCTGTGCTGTAGATACTGGCTTTGCTGTATCTGCTGTATCATCAACATTGCCGAGGCCTACCATAGACTTTGTAATACCAGAGACTGTACCTGTAAATGTAGGGTTTGCAAGGTTGGCTTTTAAATCAAGAGCAGTCTGTTGCGCGGTTGATACCGGCTTGCTTGCATCTGCCGTGTTATCAACATTTCCAAGACCTACGTCTGACTTAACTAATCCCGCTGGGGTAGTAATTGTTTTATTTGTAAGCGTTTGAGATCCAGTTGTTGTTACAAGAATGCTGGTATCCGTAATCCCATGAACAGCGGTAGTATCTGAAGAATGAGTAGAAACTGCACTATCGGCATAGGTCTTTGTAGCAAGCTCTGCTGTATCTGCAATGCCATGTACGGCCGTTGTATCTGCAATGTGTGTTGAGACTACACCATCAGCATAGGTTTTTGTGGCTAGTGCTGAAGTATCCGGTATACCATGAACATCTGTAGTGTCTGAACTATGTGTGCTTACAGCAGTGTCTGCGTATGTTTTTGTGGCAAGTGCTGCTGTATCCGTAATTCCATGCACATCCAAAGTATCTGTAGAGTGTGTAGAAAGTGATGTAGAGACTGCATTATTTGCTGCACTATCGGCATAGGACTTAGTAGCAAGCTCTGCTGTATCTGCAATTCCGTGGACACTTGTTGTATCTGAAGAGTGTGTAGACACAGCGCTGTCTGCATACGTCTTTGTAGCAAGCGCTGAAGTATCCGCAATGCCGTGAACAGAGGTTGTGACTGAAGTGTGTGTGCTTACCGCGCTATTTGCGTAATCTTGTGTAGCAAGTGTTCCTGTTGAGTCTGGAAGAGTCAATGTTCTATCTGCTGTAGGGTCTGCTACTACAAGAGTAGTCTCAAAATCATTTGCAGTTTGGCCTTCAAACACAAGGTTGACACCAGTGCCCAAAGACACTGAGCCGGTAAAAGTAGGGTTATTAATTGTGGCGTAGAGGCTTGCTGCAGCTGATGGAGTTAAGGTTATATAAGGTAGGGAAGCCCAAACTGTAAGTCCGTCTCCAACCTTAAGCTTCTTACTATCAGTTTCTACGCCAACCTCTCCTTCAAGAAGGATTGGGTTTGATGCGGTCCACTCAGCCGCAGTTCCCCTGCGTAGTAGAATACTAACTGCCATTACGAAACTCCTCCGTCATAAGACCCTGTAAATGAGGGGGTATAGGAAAATCCCCCATCTACATCTGGCGTTCCTCCGTAAAAAGAAGCGGGCGTTCCACCATTTATTTGAAGCTGACCCGCACCACCAGTACCAATAATGTCAGCCCAAATTGAGCCGTCATATATTCTTAATTTTAGGGTAGTAGTATCAAAGTATAGATCACCTGCTCGTTGGCCAACAGGCTCGCTGCTTTTAGCCAGTACGTTTAGAGGTACTAATGACTTTGTACTCATTTATGTTATCCGATTACAACTACTCTGTAGGCATTGGATGTTGGTGCAGATGCAAAGCCAAGTGTTACAGTAGATGTTGTGGCGCGAATGTTATCTACAATAACCTCTTCGCCAGTAGCTACTTCGTAAACTTGAACATGAACGTCTAGTGTTCCTAGATTGTGAGTAATTGTGTAAGAAGTAGCTGAGGTAGAAAGTGTCTGTGAGAACTTGCGAGCTACTACAGTGGCATCAACAGAGATAGTGTTGGTTCCAACGACGATACCATTACCAGCACCAATTGCAAAGCCGTTAGCGTCTGTGGCAGCACCAGAGTTAGTAGCAAGCTTGATTGCTCCACCGTTAGAGTCTGTCTTCAAACCACCTGTTGTAGCTGGGGCAAATGTAAAGTTAGTACCTGTAAGAAGAACACCGTTAGAAGATGTGAATGTTCCGGCACCTGAGAACTGTGCAAAAGTAAGGGCAGTAGTTCCTAGTGTAATAGGGTTGTCAGTTGTTAATACCCAGCCGCTATTTCCGTTTACAGTTCCTTGTTCTACGAATGTAAACATTCCCGAAGTAACATCTGCGCCAGAGTTTGCGTCTAAAGCACGGTCTGGAGCTCCAGAAACCTTAACTACGTAGATACCATTTTCAGAACCGTCTGCCTGATGCTTAACAAGAATGCGGTCACCAGTAGCAAGAGTTACTCCATCAAGAGTATCTCCATTTTCAAGATCTGTTGCAAGTGTTACTGCTGCAGTAGTTGCTGCACGAACTGATGCCTTAACATCTAGTCCTTGTGCAACAGAGTCAACGTAGTTCTTAGTTGCAGCATCTTGTGCGCTTACTGGGTCTGCTACGTTGGTGATTAGCTGGCTGTTCATTGAGAACGAGCTGGTTGGTGCTGTTAAATCTGTGACCTTGTTGGTTGTAAGGATTACTGTTCCGCTAGCATCAGGGAGAGTGATTGTGCGGTCAGCGGTTGGGTTAGTGGCGGTAAGTGTAGTCTCACTAGAATCCGCAGAAGAACCTTCAAATACAATTGAAGAGTCTAAAGAAACCGTACCTGTGAATACAGGGTTAGCTAGTGGAGCCTTTAGGTCTAACTGACCTTGAATCCCAGAAGTAACGCCGTCAACATAGTTAAGTTCTGTTGTAGTAAGAGTTGCGCCATCAAGGATGTTGATTTCTGCAGCATCTGCAGTTACGCCGTTAAGCCCAACAGCTTCCCAAATAGTGCCATTATAAACACGCATTTCGTTAGAAGCAGTGTTGTAATAAATCTGACCAGTTACTGGGCTTGCTGGATCAGTGGCTAAATTTTGAATTCGGGCATTTTGTAACTCTAATTTGCCTAAATCAATTGGGGTTAAAAATTTACGTGCCATTTACTATCTCCTTATGATAGGTAAGCTTTTCCGCTAAAGCCAGACCTAAACGTTAGCAGTACTGTAGTAGGGGTTGGATAAGAAATCTCTCCTTCAACAACACTACCCCCAGAGTCTACTACCGTAACATTTGGGTGAAAGGTTAAATTATGAGAAATGGTCCAGGTATCAGATGGCGTAGCTTGGGAGTAGATAAACCCGAGCTGTGGTTCCTCTATACTAGGGTCTGAAAGTACAATAGCGGGAGGATTTATGATGCCAATAATGTCTGGATTTTGTTGCCCATAGATCGGGTTATCTTGCCAAATTGGGGTCAAGTTGTCACCTGTTTTTCTGTGAAGACCTTTCCTTTAGCATAGGTTTTAATTGTTCCGTCAGCAGCGGTCATCTGAATATCATAATAAGCTGTTTTTGGTAGATTAACCGTAGTAGCTGCAGGTAGTGTGATGATCAGCCCGTCTACAACGTTGTTGCTGTTGACGGAGTATTTTGTAATAATAAAGTCTGCAAGTAGTAATGGCCCAATTTGGGCATAGCCTCCTTGGGTATACAGGCGGACCTGTCCTTTAGGAGTAAAGTTAGTAAGATCAAATCCGAACTGGTATCTCATAGAGAAGTCATCTCCAGCGTACATTGAGATGTCTCGGCTAAGAATTGTTGTAGAGGGCGTAATATCTCCGTAGTCTGGCATAGGTAAGTTAACTCTTTGTGGCATAGAGTGATCATCTATCTCTTGTGGTCGATAAATTGGTACGTAATGATTAGTACGTCGGCTAATCTTTCGAAGTGTAAAGACTTCGATGCGGTGCATACCTAAGCCAAGCAAAACGCACAGCTCTCTATATTGTTCTTTACGAGTAGTTACTACCTCCATTAACTGCCTAAAACGCTCAGATCGAGGGATGGATACGCCGTCTGGAGAAATAATGTCAATATCAAACGCTGAATCAGTAGCTAAGGTATATAAAGCCATACTGGAAGCTAATAGTACAAGGGGGTACTCATCAATAACGGGGATGGTAGTTAAAGTAGCACGGCTACCATTTGCATCTGTGGTGCTACGAGCGTGCTCTATAAAGGCAGTATTTACGTAATACTCAATTTCTTTATTTGTAAAGTATTTATACGCAGTTCCCGAAACAGTTAGTACTGCATTATTTGCTGGGGCAGCGGCGAGCTCTATCATCCCAGTAACTTCTTCTATTATTGCGGTAGAAGATACGCTAGTGTTTCCAACCTTTATTACTAGGTTTGTTCCACTTACTGGGGCATAAGTAAGCTGAAAACGCTTCTGAGAACCGTCTCCTGTAAAGGTTTCTACGAAAGAACGACCCATGTCTCCGATTTCGGCACGAAGTCTATCTGAAAGAGCTGAAAGCGTTGCCACTAATCCTCCGACTTATCTGTAAATCTAATCATCCAAGCATTTTGGAGTTTAGTCAGTGTAAACAATAAGAAGCCCACTCTGACAGGAGGGCGTTAGTCAGAGTGGGCAACCTAGTGGAGGCTTAGAGCCTGTCGTAAAGGTAGCCTTTTTCCTGAAGGTGTTGGGCCACTGCCTTAGACACTTTGTACTTCTGACCGGACTTAAAAGAGTAATGATTACCCACGCCGATAGTTACAAAGTCCAAATCTTCCGCTACTCGAATAACTGTTGAGTCGTCAGCTGAGGTAACCCCAACATTTTCAACTTCATCAATAACAGTAGGTTCGCCCGGAACTGTCAAATCGACAACTTCTGTTTCCATGCGTACTGCATCAATTGCAGTTGCGATAGACATTTCTTCTGATCTCTTTGAAAGAGCTTCAGCATTTTGCTTAATTAGCTCTTCACGTTGACGTCCTGTGACGTCTGTTACTTTTGCTTTTGCCACGATTATTATTCTCCTGTAAGTTTGTGTTGGGGGCGGATTTTAAGGCCCGCCCCCTAACGGGGTAAATTAGTTGGTTTCTGCTAGAACTACAGACTGATCTGTGATTAGACCTAGACCGTAGATTGCGTACCAAGCAAGTGCATGCTCACGACCGAAGTCAAGAATACCGCCATCGCGGAGCTCAACTGGTAGAGAGATTGCGTGACCAAATGCATTGTCACCAATAAAGATAGCTGTGTAGCGATCCTTGTTACCGTTACCGGTCTTTGTTACTGGAGAAGTATAGCCTCCACCAGTTGGGTACTGAATGCTGCCAGCAGCAACTGCGGTGTCTGCAGAGTATCCTGAACCTGCACCGTTTGTTACCTTCTGGATCTGTGTGGTCTCGATAAATACTGTGTCGTATAGACGACCAATTTCACCAAGCATGAAGTTACCTGGAGCTGCGTACTTTGTTACTTCGATAAACTCTGGGTTGTCACGAAGCTTGCGGCTCTGGTGTGGGTGAATGAATGCAACATATGTCTCACCTAGGCGAGGGATGTTCTTTGTTGCAAGTGTCTCTACTGCGTCCTTAACAACACCTGTGGTGAGGTCAAATGCGCCAGTTAGAGATGCACGGTTTGTACCAGCGGTACCTGTTCCGTACCAGTCATTTGCAGCTGTAAGACCTGTGCGGTCATAGCCGTAGATAACTGAAGATGCGGCCATGAGTGTGTCACGAGCCTGACCATCAAGGTATAGGGCCATGTTACGGCCGAGTAGACGTGAGGCTGAAGCCATTACGTCATCAAATGATGCGTTAAGTAGGAGTTCAGAAACAGCAATTGCATAACCGTGTTCAGCAACTGTAATTGAGAATTGCTGAGCTGTTAGTGCCTTAGTTTCCATACGAACGCCTTCAACAAGCGTACCGGCAAAGCCGAGGTTGTTGTAACGCATAAAGTTGATCTGAAGACCTGGTGCAACTCCTAGTTCTGTCTTCTTAACAGCGAACTGCTCGAAGCGAAGAATAGGCATTGACTGGAAAAGAATTTCCTTTGACCAGATGGTTTGAATTGCTTGTGTAAGCTGGCTGTTAGCGCCAGAATACGCTGTTGGGGCAGCGGCTAGATTGCCGGTACCAGTTACGGCTGATGCCATGTCGGTGTTACTCCTTAGTTAATTAATTAATTAATTGATAGGTAATGTCTTTAGAACTACCCGAATATTCCCTTGCCACGATCAGTTGCTGCTTGTCCTAACAACTTACCGCGATATTTTGCGTATTCAGTAACCGACATAGCGGCAATTTGATCCGCTGTGAACTGTTGTTGATCCGAATTGGTGTCGAGGGGTCCGGTTGGCGGCGCGGTTACCCGGCTGCCTGTCATTTCTTTACGAGCAGACTGCATAGCCTGCTGTGCAGAGTCAAGGATACGGGATGACCGATCCTTTAGTCCCGCGATGCTTGCTTCAATTTCTTCCTTACTGTTTCCAGTAATTAAGTCGAGAAGTTCCGGGATTATTTCAGTTTCTTCTTGGCGTAGGCGGCTAGTGCGGTACTCAGTGAGTTCCGCGTACTCGCGCTCGCGCTCCAAAAGACTAAAAGCTCTTTCACGCTCATTGCGCTCTTGCTCAAGACTTTTTGCCCATTCTTGTTCTTTTGTTTCCAAAAGTTGACGGACATCCATCTCGGCCTCTGCCTTTTTACGGGTATCGGCTTCCTGTTCTGCACGAAGCTTTTCAGCCTCTGCTTGACGCTCTTCGCGCTCCTTCTTCAGAATATTAAGCTCTTCTTTCAAAGAATCTATCTGAGGATAGAGTTTGGACTTTTCCTGTTCTCTAACCCGACGAAGATCTTCTTCGGAGTATGACTTATCAGGAGTTTGAGATTGCATTGGTGTTACTAGAGCTTCTGTTGCTACTGGCACGTCTTGGAAGAATGCTTCCTGGGCTGCCGGCGTATCAACAATATTTGTTGTTTCTGACATATTTATTCCTTAGGTTTAAGAGGTCGTTGTCCGAATAAGTGCCACGATGACCTGCGGATATCGTTTGTAGTAGGTTGACAAAATTCTTAGGTTTTGTCAGCCTAAACTTTAATTTTCCCCGTATTTCGAGTCTTCTTTACTTCCTCGACGTTGTGGGAGCTTAGTACCATATGCTTTTGTTACTAAGTCTGTTTGCATCTGCTCAATTGTTTGAGCCTCAAATGGAGTCACTATTCCTGGCTGACCAGCAGGTCCAGGCCCAACGCCCGCCCCAGCCTCTTGTCCAGGCGCTAATTCGCCCTGTCCTTCAGGTAGTATTCCCGTGAGTGATGCAATAGCTGAGTTTATCTGTGACTTGATAAGATTCAAGGCTCCATCGGCCTTGGCGTCTTCTATAAGCTCTGAACGTATTTCTTCTAACTTCTCGTCTGGGAAGTCTTCGCCTAGGGTACGTAACGCACCTTCTCGGCTTTCTAAGTTCATGCTCATCTTTGTCTGGATTTCGTTCAAAAGAATTAGCTTGTCTAGTGGGAGAGGCTGTGGAAAGTGCACAGTAGTCTCATACGTTAATGGGTCATTAGGGTCGCATACCTGTAGTTGATCCGATTTAATCGGCCCATTAAAGTCTGGGTTATACATAAACATCTCGGGTTCTTTAACTGCAAGAGTTAAAAGAATAAGTTCATTAATTCTCTTTAAACCTTCACTGTATTGAACAATTTTTTGGTTGTATCGGTTCATAAGTGGCTGGTATTGAATAGCCAAAGCAACACCGGAAGTATTAGAAATTTGTTGTACTTGACCAAGAGCAGATTCAGGAACACCGATCATTTCGTGCATAGATGTTTTAATAATCTTTAGGTACTCCATAGCACCAACAAGACCTTGTCCGCCACCTTCTAAGTTAAATACTTGGGCGTCTTTTGGTAGCCCGCCCCAGACCTTTTTAGGTCCCTTTTCTAGAGACGAGGCCTTAGCACCTGTAATAACAGTAACCGGTGCCGCATGGTAGTTAACAATGTCCGAGATGTCAGTAGCGATTTCGTTATAGCTACGGTTTAGAACAATAATGTCGTGGCCATCTGAAAGGCCCCATGGAGATCCAGAAACACGTACGTTAGGTATATGAATAACCGGAACAGTTCCTAGTGGGTTTGGTCGTGAATCAATAAGCTCGTCGTTAATATACTCTTCAATGCGGTCATCTGTAAGAATTTCAGTATATGTGTATACCTGACGAGTTCCTTCAAGAGAAGTACCCCAAAAACGATACTTAAGCTTAAAACGTATTAAACGTGAACGATCGTGAGGGTGAAACTCTGGGAAACAGAAAGAAGAGTTAAGCGGAAGGATTCGCACACGTCCTGGATGATTGCGGCCTACACTATCCGTAAAAGATTCTTCATAGGCGACTTTTACAAAGCAGTCTCCAGAAACTCCGCCTTGTTGGCCCATTTCCCACATAACGCCATGCTTATCGTTATCTGTTTCCCACACTCTTTGTAGGACATCGGGGATGATTGCCTCTGTTGCGTAAGGGCTACGGAATGATGCTCCGCGACCAAAACTAAAATTTACTATGTAATCTGTAAAAGCTCTGTAATAGTTAAATACCATCTGTGCTTCGCCAATTTCACGGCGATAAGCCCAGTGATGGCCAAGGTACATTGCCCAGTTAAGGGAGTATCTATTTAGGCGTGGACCATGGACTTCGAACTCTTCATCAGCAAGTTCTACAAGTCCTAGTGGAGAAATGGAGATCGTTAAGTCAGATGAGGCTGCCCTATAACTTGGTGGGCTAAAGTCAATACTCACTTGCCTTCACTCTCCATAAATCTATGTCGCCCTCTCATTTGATTACAGTATGTTCCGCTCTTTTTTTTCTTTTTTAATCCTTGAAATTTTTGCTTTTTTCTTATCTTCTAATTCTTTTTTAGGATCCCGTAATTTTGGATCTACTTCTCGTATAGAGCTTACCCAATCGCCGCCTTGTCTAGCGTACTCTTGACTAGCCCATTTATTAGCTGCCCTATTAGTACCAGCCCCTGGACGTTTTGTTGGATACTTAGCTTTCGCTTGTCGCATCAAGCTATTCCATAGCTTTTGATTCGCTGCTACTTTAGCCATTTATCTCCTAAATAATTATAGGTGCCCGACTTCGGAGAAAGAGTACGAAGCCGGGTACCTATAAAGTATATCTTATTTAGTCAGTAACAGCTGCAGGGTTCATACGCTGGTAGCGTGAACCTGAGCGGAATACTTCTTCGATCTTAATTTCTGCATAGTCGCCAAAAGTTCCGCTTGAGAACTCTCCAACATATGTAGGTGCCTCCACCCAAGCAGCAGATCCAACGTGAGCGCGAGCTCGCATGGTCTCTTCTGGGTACTTTTCCATAACATTAACGTTATGGTTTGGGCGACCAGCTGGTGTGTCGTAACCTTGGTTAAGACCTAGCTGGAAGTCATTTGGAACGTCTGTATCAGTAGCTACGCCTTCTTCAAAACGAAGTGGACCACGAAGTCCTGCTTGTGCTGCTGACATTTTACGCTCATAGACTGTTCCCACGCGCTCTGGGAAAGATGGAACTGGCGCAATGTTTTCTGCCATTTATATTTTCTCCTATAGGTTTAAGGATCCTTAAGTAAGAGTTTGGTACTAATACTTAAACTTTTCTGCCTAAACTCAAAAATCTTTACTTAAAGAAGGGGGATGCACTTACCTCTACGGTAGGCATAACCATCTCTTGAGTTAAAGAACAAGCTAGGGCCAATGAGTCCACAAAGTCATCGTGAGCATGCGCCTCTTCAGGGGCCGCCACTAAGAAGTTAGGACCCTTATATTGTACTTCTGCATCGGTCATTTGTTGGTAGAAACGCTTCCACATACGTAATCGTCTAGTTTTGGCGTGAGCTGGCCAAGATATCATCTGGCGTTGAATTAGGGCTTGGAGGTGCTTCCAACGCTTTGACTGCTCGGTAGGGCTAGAAAGGGATGAAATTACCTGCGCCCTAGGTAGCAAAATTTTTAGTCTTTGGGCTACAGCATCGCCTACTCCGTTAGAGTCCACCGCAACAGCCATAACGTCATAATTACCTAAAAAGTTTACTATTTGAAAATACTGCTCTTCCCAGTCATCTCCCTGGATTTCCATCCAATTTAGAATACGATGGTCGTAATAGCCAAACTCATCAGGGCGATCCCAGTCAACCCAGACAACAGTAACAACCGTAGAGTCCATTTTTCTAGCCGGGTCAATACCAACGACGACGGGAGACCTATGCCAATTCTTAACAAGCTCTTGGGAAGTATCCCCGAGATCATCCATAATCGAAGAAGTGACGAACATACCTCTTTCCAAAAGCCACTTACAGTTGTACGAAAGCTGGAACTCATCTGAATCCTCTCCGATGCGGAGCATCTCTTTTCTAATAAACTTTTCATAATTAGGGTTAAATTTAGCTACATCTTTCCAATCCCATTGAAAATGGTTTTGTCTAGAAGATCTACTTGTCTGCCTGCGTTTGTTTAATTGTATAGACCTATAAAAGTTATTCTTATGGGTAGTCGGTGTCCCTGTTTTAACCATAGTCGCGTTGTAGTACGCACCCATAGGAGCGATAGACTTAGAAACAATAAAGTCATCTGCTTCTTGACACTCGTCAATAACCATCAAATGGAAAGACTTAGATTCAATCTTTGCACGTGGGTTAGCGGTCATCATCATAAGAGATGATCCAGAGTTCTTTAGTTTGATATTTCTTGTTACTCCTGGAGTTTTGACGGTCATGTCATCAATTTCAGCGTCCCCTAAAACTTCTAGTGCACGCTCACTTGTTAGGCGAGACACAGTTCTAGAAAACAACGTTTCTGCTTGAGCTTGAATAGGTGCGAACATTCCCACCCATATACCGTCTGCAAACTTACTTAATAACTCTGGATACATTTTTGCTAAGCGGGGCAACAGGACCATCAAGGTAGCAACAGTATCTGCTACAGTTTCTGATTTACCTGACTGACGTGAGGCTAAAGCCGTTACCTCTTCGCCATCGTTGACAATTACGGACTCAATGATGCGTCTAGCTAAAGGCTTTTGATATGGGTGTAGGTCATGACCTACTAATATGACCATGAAATCCATGATCTTATTTACAAGAAGAGTAACGAACTCTTTAGATAGCTCATCTAACTCTTCTTCTTTGTGAAGCTTCTCAAACTCTTCTACGTCGTCATAGTCGTAGTCTTCATTTGCAGCATGATCGACTTCGTCTAGATCTTCGAGTTCGCTCTCTTCTTCGTCATCCTCAAAGTCTTCAAAGTCAAAATCTTCTTTCATTGCGCCCTCTCACGTAAGGTATCAACTATTGCTTTAAGGGCTTCTATACCCACGTTTGCTTCTTCTAGGTAAAAAGTATCCCCACTTTTTTGCCAGGTTGATAAGTTACGGCTAACTGAATAGAGAGCGTTTTCTGACCAACCAACTAGTTCAGCACTAGGTAGGCTAGCAACTCTTTTTTCAAGCTTTGTTTTCTCTCTTTGTTCTTTCTTCTTTTTGAACATTTAGTTCGTTCTCCAAATCCATAGACCTAATAAAATCCCAATCAACCTCATCTTTTTTCAAACCCCTACCATTTATAGCGTAGGTTAGCGCTTGATTTTCTGAGTAACCAGTTTCTTTCCAGTGCCCTATAACTATAGCTTTACAGGTAAAGGGTACCCTAATTGCTAACCCATGACCTCTTCTGAATGGCTCGTCGATTTCTTGTGTATCTGCAGGTTCCCATAAACCCTTAGGCTTATACGGGTAAGTAAGGTTGTGCCAGTAAAAATTACCAAAGTCGCGTGTTCTCATGTGTTCTTCTTTATTTGAAGGGCTCTTGCGCCTCTGTAGGCTAAATACCGTAGTTTAGGGGGTAGGTCTGAAGTACTTGCAGGACCTCTAGGTTTAAAGTTTAAGTGGTCTGATATATACGCCCACTTAGTGGTTAAACCTTTGAAGTCTCTCCATTCGTCAATACTAACATCGTAATAGTTATAAATTGTTGAGTCTCTAAATATAAGTGTTAAAACAGATCTTTCTGGTGAGTAAGACGCCGCAACAGTTCGTGGCCTATCAATTTGGCTAGTTTGTGTTGGGACTTCTGTAAACTCTTCATTATCAAAAGGTGCGGGGTTATAGGCAGGATCGTCGTCTGGATAGATAGCAAGGGCATCATCGCCAACTCTATACGGACCAGTTTGGTCAATATTATACCCGGCGCCTCTAACATCAATGTTTTTGTCTATATCCTCCCCAAAGGTATCTAAAATCTCTGTGAAGTCATATCGACCCTTTTCGTAAGCACTACGAACATTTGCTGGCAAACCTTCTAGATACTTTTGCTGGTCCACTGAATTTCTTACGCTACCAATTGCAGATCTTGCTTTTCTGGCAGCTATTTGCGCGGGAGTTAGTTTTCTTTCTGCCACTTAATCACTCCTCGCAAATATGTGTTTCAGTTTGAGAATCAGGTATTACTAGTTCACAAGAGTTGCAACTGAACCACTTTGACTCTTTAAAGTTATTTTGTGCTGTTCCTTCAACAGGAAGATCTTCTTCCCCACTATCTGACTGACGATCGTATTCGTATACGATCTTTGGCTCAGCTAATAGCTCAGGTGGGAAAGGGCCCCTAGGTTCAGTTACCCTACCGGGTACTGGGTGCCCTTGACGAGTTATGATCCGTTCAATTCTCATTCAGCTGGTTGTGCTTCAGGCTCTGCCTGTGCTTTTTTCTTTACTGGCTTAACTTCTTCTTCTTTTACTTCCTCTTTAATAGCTTCTTCAATTGAAGGTGCTGGAGGTGGTGTAACTACCGGTAGCTCGCTAACGGCATCAGTAATAGATTTTTTATACTCTTCCCAAGATAATTTCATATGTAGCTCCTTTTCACCCCTAGTTTACACGTAGTCTATGTTTTTTATCACACTCAACGGTTGCGTGACCCCTGTATTTACTGCTACGGTATATCCATGGCCCAGGCAACTGAGCCATCACTAACTACGTAACAAAAGGGTTGCAGTACGAACTTAACAGACAGACGTTGAGTTGCCCCATGTGAGTGACACACATAGGGTCAGAACTGGCCTTCTAGCCTAGGAGATAGTGTGCAAAGTAATGCAAAACAAAAAATTGGAATACTCGTACTATGTGCCGCACTTCCGTGGATACCGCCAGCTTTAGCAGCTGAATCAGACGGATCTACTGTAACTGTGGTTACGCCAGTAAAAACTGGCTTAGACCTATATAGAGGAGCTACCGAGCTCTCAGACCAAGACCTTAAAGACCTACTCAGCCAGGTAGGATTTAAAGGACAAACCCTCAGGATTGCCTGGGCGGTTGCCAAGAAAGAATCTAACGGTCGTCCAAAAGCCCATAATGGAGACACAAGCACTGGAGATAATTCCTATGGAATTTTCCAGATAAACATGCTTGGTAGCCTAGGGGAAACTAGGCGGGAGAAATTCAACTTAGTAAGTGACGAAGATCTATTTGATCCAGTTAAGAACGCCCAAATTGCTTACTACATGACAAATGGTGGCAAAGACTGGTCTTCTTGGAAGATATACCCAGGACAGCGTAACGGAGAACGATACGAGGACTTTTTACAAAAGTTCCCTCAGAAGTAATAAAAAACCCCCGGCTAATAACCGGGGGTTTTTTACTCTACCTTACTATTTAAATTATCTATTAAGAGTCCTGCTCTAGGACCATCGCACCAAACCTCATGTGAATTTTCAAGGGGCAGATAAAGCATATCCCCGGGATTTAACGTATGGGTGATGCCGCCGTCTATTTTCCAGAAAGATGTACCTAGTATTTGCCAATAAAATATATCGTGAGGGTCGTGGTGATCTGAAACAAGCCTGTTAGATAAAGAAACCCTTATTCCTTGAAAGTGCCAATCAAGGTCACAGTTATGGGACATAGTTTTATAGTAATTACATGAGGTATCTTCTTGTTCATTGTTTAAACCGTATAGAAGTTCTGATACGCCCTTAAATTCTTTAAATATGCCGGATGTTTGGGGGGCAAGCCAAAACTTGTTCTGTATTTGTACATTGCCGATCGAGGTAAAGTCACCGCTATTCTGTTGCTCTACTCTTTTTGCTAAGTCATGGTTTGTAGTCGTCGACTCTTTGTATAAAAAGGTTAGGACCTCTTCCCAAGTAATATCTGGAGTTTGGTAGTTTTCAAATACAATTCCATGACTATTTTGCTTAGCTTCTTTAATTTTATCTAACATCGCCCACTATTTCTTTTTGTAGTTTGCTCTAATAGAACCGGTTTCGTTTATAGTAATTTCAGCATTCTGTAACATATGTAAATCTAAGTAGTCATTTCCTGCCGCACAGTGGGGGCAATCATCAGTGTGCCCTAAATTTCTAGGGACCTTTCTACCTTCTTTGTGGTCAAACTCTAAAAACTCATGCTGTCTATTAGGGCCATGTTTGCCAGAAACCACATCGCAACGGAGGCAGTCTTCATGATCCATATTAGTTTCAAAACGGTGGCCGTTTTTAAAAGCCTCTATGTGCTCTAATTCATTTTTATCAAACATTGTTTACTACTTACCGCAGGTTGGGCACTTAGCTGCTGCTGGAGCCGCTGCCCCTGCTGCCTTGAACTTAGGGCGACCAAAGCCAACGATTGAAATCAAGACTCCAGCCTTGTTCTTCTTAAATGCACGAAGCTGCTTGCACACTTCTCCGCCATTTCTTTGGCTTCCAGACTTCTTTGAAGATGTGTTGCCTTCTATGCACCAAACGGTTCCGTCTTCATTGTCTTTTACAACAATGCCTACATGGCTAATTCGGTCTACACCATCTGAAGGAAAATCAAAATAAACGATATCTCCTGGTTCTGGGTCTGCAACGTCCCCATCAATCCACTGACCAGCCTTCTTAAATGCTTGCGCTCCGCCGGGTGTGTACACAGTATTAGGTACCTTTACCCCAGCTTCGTTAGCGCACCAGTTAATAAAACTTCCGCACCATGGTTGAAAGTTAGCTTTAGTGTACTTGCCGTACTTTGTCTCATTGTCTTTAGGGCCTTCAATAGTGCCTAGCTCTGCTGTAGCAACTTCAATAAGGCGGGCCGCTGTTCCTTGGTCTGCCATTACTTACCCTTTCTCTTTCTCTTTATTGGAATTTTAGGTGTTGACGGAGACTCGGTGCGTACGCCCTTGCGAACCTTCTCTTCTCGATCATTAAGTTTGGGAATGTTTTCGTTTTTTAACTGGGGAAAACCTTTAACGGCTTCCTTTGTATTAAGACGGAATTCTTTAGTAGTGTTTTTATACTTAACTTTGCCCGAACCTTTTTTACGCGGTAAGTTTTTTTTTGTAGATTCCATTATTTTATTTGTCCCAATCTTCGTCAACGGGTTGTTCTTCTGGCATAGCGCCATTTGGCTTTGCTGCTAAACGAGCAGCGGTGGCATCAATCTCTGCTTCAAGCTTCTTATCAGCCTGTGTGTTCTTAGCGTCCATCTCTTTGTTCTGTAGTTGGGCTGCCATAACGTCTTTAGCGCCAGAAGAACCAATAAGAATGCCCGCGAGTGTTCCCGTAATAAAAGTAGCAATGCTGCCTAGAACATTGAAGAACATCTTGTCATTTTCTGACTGTGCTCCAATTGGCTGCGTTACAAACAAAAGGCCATAAAGAATGCCGAGTGATGTGCATAGCAAGATTGTTCCTAGTGTAATTCCTAGAACAAACTTTAATCTAGCATCTAGATCTTGTGGTGTTAGCTTTTCTTTAGCCATTTGGTGTTCCTTCTGGTTGAGGTGTTTTTACTAAGTCTACAGGACAAGTTTGTGACGCAGTGCAAATAGGGGGCTTACATTCTGCGATTTCCCAGTTTTTTGGGTCCTGGCAAGGATATCGATAGAAACCTTGATAGCCGCAGCCAGTTAAAGATAAGGCTAATATTGCGGCTAGTAAAGACCTTTTAATCATTCTTCATCCTTTGGATTACGTAATCGGTAAGTCACCGCCCACGCAAATATTGTGCCTACAATCGCATAGCCTACAATAGTTTTAGCTGACCCGTCTAGAACAACCCAGGCAATAAACATGCCTAATAGTGTCCATAGCTGGTCGATCATATCTCTTAGTACTCTCACGGTTTTCTCCTATATCCTGATGGGCCAGAAGCGCCTCCGCCTCCAGTACTTCCTCCTGTTGAGCCACTTGCAGCACCTGCAGCAGCACCAACAGCATTTATCGCAGCACCTGCTGCAATAACTGTTGCAACAACAGCTTTTGTTGATTCTTCACGCTCTTCAGTGGACATATCAGCACCGATACTTGCGAATGCTTGTAGTGCTTCACCTGGGTCGCTAAATATTGCGCCGATTAATTCCGATGGGTTTTCTAGTAAAACTAGAGCCGCAGCTACGTCTGCTGTAATTATAACTTCGTTCCCTTCTTCATCCTGCCTAACCTCAACAGGGGTCTCTTCAGGAAGGTCTTTGTACTCAATTCCAGCATCTTGGATCTGCTCTTTAGTAAGAGTCTCGCCAGGGACTACTGATTCAATAAGAGCTTCCGCAACTAATTCCTTTTCGGCGGTAGTCAATTTTCCGTCTTCAGACAAAGCCTCAGATAGAGCAGACACTTCTTCAGCCGTAACTTCACCATCTGCGTTTAAAGCATCCATAACGGCTTCAGAATCAGCAGCAGAAAGAGTGCCGTCAGATAAAACATCCTCTACAGCACTGGCGACTTCTTCAGCTTCTGTGGTAGGATCTGGTTCTGGTTCTGGAGCAGGTTCCGGAGCAATTTCTTCAATAGGAGGTTCTAATGGTTCTGTGGACGGATTTTCTGGCTCTGGCTCTGGTAACACTGGTTCTAGTGGTGGTTCCTCGGGTGTGGCAGGTTCCTCAGGCGCCTCGGGCTCTACGGGTGGCGCTTCGGGCTCTACCGGTTCTGGTAGGGGCTCTGTGGGTGGCTCTGGCTCTTCTGTGGGTGGGTCAATAGGTGTTGGCTCAGGATCAGGTATTGCGACAGGTGGTTCAGTCTCTACGGGAGGCTCAGGAACAGGTTCTGGCGTTGGCTCAGGAACAGGTACGGGCTCTAGGGTTGGCGGCGGCTCAGTTGGAGTCACTGGCACAGGCTCAGAAGGCGGCAATGGAGTGGGATCTACAGGGGGCACGGGCGTTGGTTCGGGCTGAGGAACAGGTTGAGGTTCTGGAACCGTGGGAGAAACCACAGGTGGTTCGGGAGATGGAGTTGGGGTAGGTGTCGGAGTTGATTCTGGTTGTGGTTGTGGTGTTGGTTCCACTGCTGGTGGGATTGTTGGTATGGGTGTTGGCTCAACAGGAACAGGAGTAGGTGATGGAGTTGGTTCTGGTGTTTGTGGGGTTGCTGATGGGCTCGGTTCTGGGCTACTGGTCGGTGTTACTTCGGGTGTGGCGCTTGGAGAAGGAGTTGGCGCAGGCGTTGGCTCAGGTTGAGGAGTTGGCTCCGAAGTCGGAGTGGGTGTGGGTTCAGAAGTCGGAGTGGGAGTCGGTGAAGGTGAGACAGACGGACTTGGAGATGGCTCTGGACTCGGCACGGGGGAAGTTGATGGTTCGGGAGTAGGGGTTGTCGCGGTTGCTGTATCAGAAGGTGTTGGAGTCGGAGTAGGGGTTGTTGCAGTAGATGTATCAGAAGGTGTAGGTGTAGGAGATGGTTCTGGAGTAGGTGTTGGAGTTGGAGTTGGCTCTACTCCACCGTAATAACGAAGTGGTCCTTCAGGAACAGTTGTTGAAACAAAAATTGGAAATCCACCAGAAAATCCGCCTTCACAGTACAGGCGTGCAATATCACCTTTACCTTGGAAAAAGATGTTTGAGTTATCCCAGCCAACGTTAGAAACTTTTTGAGTTCCGTCGTCTTTGGCGCAGGTGATTGTTGTACCCGCTGGGGTCATGGCTGCATAAGCAGGGTTCGGGAATAATAAAGGAAAGAAGGCTCCGGATATTAAAACAAATAGTGCTGCGAATAGGCGCAAGCGCTTCATATGTAAAACTAATATATCATTTTAAAATGCAAAAAGCCCGCCAAACTGGCGGGCCTTTTGTTTGTGTTGGAAAGCTTATGAAGCTGCTGCCCAAGGTGTGATTGTGATCGTAGCTGTTGAAGCAACTGAAGCTGTTCCAGCTGCAACTGACTGAGTCTTGAGTGTTCCAGCAACACCAGAAACAACACCAGCAAGACTTGTTAGAGCCTGTACTGTAGTTGCTGTTCCAGTTACTGTGAACACGTTTGCGCTTGTAACAGCAAGAACTGTCCAAGTACCGTTTACGCCATCTCCACCAGAAACGTCAGAAATCGTTACCTTGTTACCTGCAACAAAGCCGTGGCTTGCTG